TTACTATAAACTTATTACTTGAATTAGCTTCTTCTGTTATAACATCGGTTACAAGGTCTGTAATTCTCGTAGAAATAACATTACTTGTATGTGTAACATAATTACAAGTATCTTGGATTATATCACGGCCATCAATAGTATATATAAAGTTGTTACCACCTGTTTCAATATTAACATTTCCATTAATATCAAGCTTAAAACTGCTAGGATTTGTTACACCGATTCCTACATTTCCATTATTAGCTATTACAAATACTTGATTTTGAAAGTTAGATACATTAAAAATGCTATCTGTATTGTTTAGCTGTTCTAAATTAAAAGCTACACCAGCACCCGAATTAATAACTGATAATTGCTCTGTAGCATATATATCCGTATTAAAAGTTGTAGTATCTCCTAATACTATTAAATTACTATCAATAGTCAAAGAACCTTTAATTTTAAGATTGTTATTATATTCATTATTAATTATAAATTTTTTATTACTATTAGTATATTCATTTATATCGTCTGTTTTTAAATATGTAATGCGAGAATTTATTATCGTAGAACTATTGCTGATACTCGTTAATAAATAATCATAATTATTTTTAATATAATTTGAATTATCGCTATTTTTTTTTGAAAAGTAATTTGATGTTTCTAATACATAATTAGAAGTATCAATAACATAATCTGGGATTTTTATACTTTCAACTAATTGATCTATATATCTAAAAATAATCATACCATCACCACCGAAGGCACCATAATTAAGATATCCGCCACCACCCGATCCATATTTTCCTTTATAACCAATAGATTGATTATATTCAATACTGCCATCTCCACCGCCACCAATACCACCTGTAGCGTTTAAATAATTGCTTGCGCCTCCAGCAGCAAAATATATTTGATTAGAAGTAGAATTATATTCCCCGATAATATTATCATTTGATAAATCAAAGTAATCTTTAAAAATAATTTCCCCTTTTTCTGTTATAATTTTAGAAATACCATCGCCTCCATCTATAACTTTACCTTCAGAACCACTTCCGCCACCGCCTCCACCGCTATTATAATTTTCAGTTATATCAAAATATCCGTTATTACCATATACATATATATTATCAGCATTTAAAAATGAATAGTTTGTTGATATGATGTTTTCTGTATTTAAACCACCGCCGCCAGATCCTGAACCACCAATACCATTATTTATATTATATGAACCACCACCTTTAGCTATAAGTGTGTTGAAAGTACTATCATTACCAATTGAATTACTTTGTGTTTTATAATATCCAGCTCCACCTCTTCCAACTTTAATAGTATAATTATTAGCATATAATATGGCATTCTCAATAAATATTAACTTACCAGCACCACCACCACCTCCGAATGTTCCACCTCCACCGCCACCAATTATTATTAAATCACAATTTGTTCCATTATTATTATCATATAATGTCAAAATATATTTTGAATAATTATTGGCATTATATAATTCATCAACTTGCGAATAAGATAAAACCTTGTTATAAATTCTAAAATCTGCTATTGAAAATTTTAGAGTATTATCTGTATCATATCTTGACCTCCCAATAAATTTATCCTTATATATAGCCTTTTCTCCTATTATCATTTTAACTAAAATGTCAGGCTCTTTTATACCATTAATATATACTCCCCAATTTCCACCACCATCTATTGACCAACAAAAATGTTTCCACGTATCGTCAAATAAATTATCATATTGAGTTATTTTGTATTCGTTTGAGCCAAAATTAAAAATATTTATAGAAATATTATTATCAGATATGCCAACATTAATATAATAAGCTTTATCTTGTGAACCAAAGAAAAGTAAGGATTTATTATTTATTGCCTCACCTATTTTAAACCAAAATGAAATTGTGATTCCTTCAGTATTACCCCCGACATTACTTATTTTAAATAATTCTCTTAGATTGCAAATGTCAGGTATTTGTACATATGTATTCTCTGTTCCGTCTAAGTAAATATATTTATTATTTAAAGGAGTATATTCAAAATATAAATCAATATTATCATTTGGATATATTTTAGCATTACCTCTTAAAATAAGATTTGTCGCGTTAATTTCTGTAATATTATATAATGAGTAGTTGCCTTTATTTAAGATATAAATGTCATCTTGAAGAGAATTAAAATTATACCAAAATGGTAAAATTGTATCTATACTTTTTGTATCTGTATTATTATCAAATGTTGTTCCTAAATTTGGATTGTAAGTAAAAATTAACTTTTTATATATTGATTTTACAACAGTCTGATTTAAACTTTCTATATCTACATTGGGAATAACAGATGGTGTAGGTATAGTAACAACTTCAGGTAATATACTCAAAAATCCATCACTCGACATAAATAACCCTTCGCCAACTTTTATAATACCTGCTTTATTTGTACTCGCCAGAGGAATACCATTTGTATTATCTATACCTAATGTATTTTCAATATGTTTAAAAATATCACTTAAAATAATATTTGATGTAGTTTTTAAATTATTAGATAATATGTTAGAAGTGTTTTTAACATAATTAGAACTATCTAAAATCACATCATTACCATTTATATATAATATATTAGCTTGATTATCCCATCGCAAACGTGAAGATGTTGTTAATTTATTTTCGCTATTTATTGATGAATTATTATTAAAAACAATGCCCTGATGTATATATATATTATTATTAGTGCCTCCATATAATTTACTCAAAGCATTACCTCTATTTATACTATCAACATTTATGTTAGTTATTCTTTCTCCAGACCCTATAAATTTTGATGCGGTAACGTCTCCATTAATTTCTAAATCATTTGTAGCAATAGAGAATGCTGTTCTTGTTGTTCCCGATGGAGTAATACTTTCAGTCATTCTTTACTACTAATAAAAATAAATTAAATATTAATAATAAAACAATTATAATAAATATAAACATGTTAATGAAGTAACTATAAAACATTTAATAGTAAGTGGAAATAAATGATATATATTGCTTATATTATTTTCGGCATTTACTGAATAAATATTAACAATAAAATTATCATCTTCCTTTTCTCTGGTATAGCTCTTTTCTCCCATATCTCCTGTATCTCCTGTATCTCCTGTATCTCCCATATCACATGTATCTACATCATCGAGCATATATTCTACTATCATTATTAATTATATAAATCACTATTATATTTATATAGTTTAGATAATATGAGAAAAAAAACAATAGGTGGATGGTTTATTGATAATGAACTTAAATTTAATGATGATGTTAATAATTTGAAAAATACACGCGATCTTCAGGATGATTTATCATTTAGTAAACCAAATATATTAGTTAATAATTTAATCCATCACTTATCAACTTGCGCTGGAACAAACAAATCTATTACCGATGGATGTAATAGTAATAATGATAATGGAAACGCTATAAATTATTTATATCTTAATAAAAGTATAGGAGGCCGAAAAAATAATATGAATAATAAAATGTCTGGTGGATGTTTTACATGCGCAAAAGGTAAGAAAAAAATAGCAATGTTTACAAAAACTTTTATAATAATAATACCCAGTTTATATAAAAAATATAAAAGAAATGATAAAATAAATTTTGATAAATATATTAAAAAGATAAAGGATGATAATAAATATAATAAAAGTATAAAAAAAGGAGGTGCTGATAGTGAAAGTAAATTAGTAACCAATGAAAATATAGATTACACGAATGTTAGCTTTTTAAATTTAAATAAGCATAAAGAATATGAATTCCCAGATTTTGATAATCAACTTCAAGATTTAAGATCATCAATTATATAAATATGTTATAGATGACTTAATATTTATGGTAAATATAATTCTTTATTTTTTTCATAAGGTATATATTTATTATAATTTATAATAGGTAATTTTTTATCTATATTTCCGTAATTAATTAATACTATTGTCATTTTATCACACTTATTTTTAAACATATCTATCGATTTATTTATTTCGTCATAAGGCACAAACCCATAAATATGTTTAAATTTATCAGGTATAACGAAAAATACAGAATAAAGAGATTCCAATATATTATTTTTTGTGTCTTCAAAAACAGGAAAATATGTGTTTAAATCATATCTATCACTAAGTATATAAATATATATTTTCATAATTTTATCCATATTCATAATTATGCTATTATATTTCCCTTTATCAAACTTTTTAACAAATCTTATGTTTTTTAATATATCTACAAACTCTTTATTTTCTAACAAAAACTTTAAATTCTTATTTTTGTTATATACCACATAATAATTATCTGTATTTGTTTGTTCTACATTATTTATATCATTTTTAAGTTTAGCAGCATTATCAATATTTATTTTTTCATTTTCTATATTATATGATATATATAATATAATAATTATACCTATTAATATTTTTACATCTAATTTAGATAATATAAAAAATACAAATGCTAAAAAAATATAAATATAATAATAATTATTATTTATATTAGAAATTAAGTTCATATTATAACTAATATCTATCTTAATAATAATTAACTTTATTTATTATTTATACCGAAGCTCCATCTATAAAATATATTATAAATGAAAATAATATTAATATGATACCTACATATATTTTTCTATCATTTTTCATAAGAATATCAATAAGTTCCTTAATATAACTATTTCTATCATAATCTTTACTATAAAACTTATTGCTATATAATTCACTAATATCATTAATTATATCTATAGCAGTTTGTAAAGTATTTTTATAAATATCTTTAATTGACATATTATAAAATTGTTTATCAATATTTTGATTAGCAATGTTATCTGGTAAAGTCTCTAATAATTTATTTAATTTTTTTTCTATTTGACTTTCAATATATTTATCAATATTATTTTTATCAATATTATTATCATTCATATTATTTAATATCTACTTTATTCGTATAAAAGATATTTTATATAATATCCATCATATCTATGTTTGCTATTAGATTTCTTCTACAACAATATCTTTTTAATCCTAATTTATTTAATATTTCAGCTGTTTGAATTTTATCAAAATTTTTATATAGAGGGTCTATATTTTTGTTTTCTTCCATATTCGCTTTTTCCTTTTCATAGTAATCTACAATATCTGCCATCACTCTTCCACACGTAAAGCATCTAATTGGAATAATCATTTATATTATTATCTATCTATTATTAATAATATATAATCATTTTTTATATATACATTTAATTTTAATTAATTATTATATTATAATTATAATAGAAGATAAAATGTCTATTTCCGGATTAAATATGCGACTTTCAAAATTAGAAAATGCCTTTTCGTCATTAAATGTTAATACAACAGAGCAAACATCTATGACTTCTGTAGATTTATCAGATGAATTATTAGCAATAAATAATAGCATTAAACTATTGGAAGAAAAATTAGATGGCGTTATTAAAAGAGTATCTGAAAATGCCGAATCTATAAAATCCGATAAAACTTCTTATGAAGACATATTACAAAAATCTCAAAAATTAGAGAAAAGTATTGAAAAATTAGAAAAAAAAGTAGAAACTCTATCTAAAAAGGGTTCGCAAGATTCTCAATAATTATAAGATTATAATATTATATATATTTAGGAATTGTTTTTTTACATTCTTTTAACATGTCTTGGTCATATTTCCAGACATTAATAGAATTATTTAATATTTCACTATTTTTCTGTAAATAGCCATTATTAGAAACTAATGATTTAATAGCATATTCAGAATATTTTTTAGCATTATTATAGTCTTTGCTTTTTAAAAATATACAGCTCATAATATCTAAAATATCAGGTGAATCAAAATTATTTTTTTGAAAAAGTTCAGTGGCTTTCTCTATGTCTTCGCTCGTAATATCATCTTTTATATAGATTTTAATTAATTCAATATATAAATTATTAAAATATAAATAGTTTGTAGGGTTAATAGTAGATGGATATAATCCTATTTTAGAACCTTCTATAAATGTATTTCTATTATATACTAATATCTTGTATTTATCGCTATTATCAGCTACAAACTTACATAAAAAATTTCTATATTTCAATTTAAACTCATTCATATCATTATATAGAACTTTACATATTCTGGGCTTAACAAAATAGCATGCTTTTGAAATTAGTTTTTTATATATAGACTTATAATCTATATATATTCTTTCGTCAATTATTGAATTTAATGATGTAAATAATATATCCCAATCTTTATTATAAATGTTATTTAACATATTCTCAATATTTTCAACATAATTTTTTCCAATAATAACATCATCTTCCATAATCAAATATAATTTTTCTTTATCATTATCATTATCATTATCATTATCATTATCATTATCATTATCATTATCATTATCATTATCATTATCATTATCATTATCATTATCATTATCATTATCAATAATATTTTTAAATGCCATTCTATGTTTCTCAAAATTAGAAATTTGATTGGTATTGAGTTGTATTATAAGATCGTTATATTCGTTATCATCTGAGTATTTTGAATAATCAACTCTTTTATTATAATCATTAATATTTTCTTCAATATCTTCCTTATCCGGTTTATCAATAATATTTACCCTAATATTAATATTTAGTTTTTTACATATTATTTTTATAGTTTCTATAGTTAAATTAACATTTTTAACTCTTGCTTCCAAATTTTTAGTGCTTAATAAATAAATAATTAAAATCATATATATATGTTTTTGTAATAATTTTATATATTAATTATATCTTTAAACCATTCTTCAATAGTAGGTTCTTGATATTTTTTTCTGAATACATAATATGTAATTTTAGGTATTATTTTGTTTCTTTTATTATTCCTAAACATAGATTCTACTATATCAGTTTTAACATTGATACATCTACTTTCAATATTATTTTTAACAGCAAAATCTATATATTCTTTACGTTTTTCAATATTAGCGTTCGTGGCGTCAAATATAATTGATTTACCATCAATTATATATTTATCGGCTTCCTTAATCATACGCTTGCTTGTTTTAAACTCATCACCGCTAATAGTAACATATTTTGATTTATCAAAAGTATTACTTATAGTGCTTTTTCCACTACCAGGATATCCAACAAGTACTATTATTTCCTGATTTATATTTTCTGGTATAATTATTTTTTTATCGCTTTTTATTGAAAATAATTCATCTGGTGAATAATATTTTATTCCTATATTTTCCGCAAACTTTTTGTCAACATCCGACCAATCACCTTCGCGTCCTAAAGCATCACCTACATAAAATGTGTTTTCCTTATCATATTTTTTATTTTGAATTAATTTTTCAAATATTGATATATTAGGTTTAGCTATAATTTTATCAATACCTACAATAAATATTATAGGTATATTTAATGAACTTAGAGAATTATGTAATTCTCTAATTTTTGATGCTGTATTTTTTCTTTGATTTGTAATAATATTTATTGAATACCCCTTATTATAGAACTCTTTTAATTTTATGGGAACATTTTCTGTTAACCACATCCAATCATCTTCATTTTTGGCAAAAACGCCATTTGTTCTAGGTTTAACGAGAGTCCAATCATAGTCAAATATAGCCATTTTTTTCCTATGTCTATAATTATTTATTTTATATATTATAGATATATCATTATTTTCTACCTTACCTATTTTAGGTTTAATGCTTCTTCCTGATATCTCGTTACATATTTTGTCTTTTTCTTTACAAATTTTATTTTTTTCATTAGAACATTTTCTCATTCTATAATATTATTATTTTATAATACAATCAAATTTTATATAAGTTATATAATAGTTAAATATTTATTAATATGATTGGGGACGATATTATATATGAATATCCTAAATGTGATAGACTTGTAATAATTGGAGATATTCATGGTGATATTAAAAGGTTGAAAAATATTTTGATTCAAGCAAAAATAATAAATAATAATATAGAATGGATCGCAGAACCACCTAATACCGTAATAGTACAAATGGGTGACCAAGTTGATAGTTTAAATAGAGATGGTGGATATACGGAAAATATTATAAATGACTGGGAAATTTTAGAAGACGTCGAAGTAATATATTTTACAAATTTAATAGATAAAATAGCGCAAACTAAAGGTGGGCGCTTTATTTCTATTATAGGAAATCACGAGTTTATGAATGTTATAGGAAATTATAGCTATGTATCATCTAAAAGTATGAATAATGATGAAAATAGACGCGGTGATTTATTTAAACCTCGCGGGACATTATCACCTATATTATCAAAAAGACCTATCGTATTAAAAATAGATGATTTATTATTTTGTCACGCAGGATTAACATCCGGGCACGTAGATATACTTAAAAAATATAATAAGGATATTCCATATATCAATAAAATTTGGAAAAACTTTGTATTATATGGCAAAGTTTTATTAGAGGACAAGGAAATATTTGATAGTATATTATTAGATAATGAAGGCATTTTATGGACACGCAATTTAGATGATTCTGATAAAGCAAAAAAAATGTTATTAGATATTAATTGTACTTTTATGTTTGTGGGACATACAGTAATGGATAAAATAAGAATACATGACAAAACGATATGGTATACAGATACAGGTATTTCAAGAGCATTTGGAAAAAAAGAATATCAATATATGGAGATTATAAATCACAACATATATGTAAGAGATGTTATTGGATAATTTTTTCACTATCAATATTTTATAAAAAATTGATTGATGTATAGAATGATATTTTAATACAAAATATGAACATTTACGATAGTTTACCTAAAGACATTCAAGAACATATTAGAGATAAACATTTCTTATATCCTCAGAATCCCGAATTAAGAAAAGATATTGAAAACTTTAAAATCATAAAGGATAAAATAATGAAAAAATACGAAGATAAAGGTCTCGAATATACGGATGATGTGACAGACGATTTCAATATATATGCGTGGATAGAAAATGATTTATTAAGCTATTGGAATGATAACATCCCTTTAGATATCAAGATATCTAAAAATAATATGACAAGAATGGAAAGATTCACAGCATATAATATTAAGAAAGACAAAAAAATATTATCAGATGTTGTTAATAATTTTCACAATAATAACACAAATATAAAAATCATAAAATATATAGCTGGTCTAAACATTTCTGAAAGAGAGGAGTTTATTAATATTAAATAATCAAGTATATTAGATTAATGAAAAGTAATATTTTGCTTAAAAAATATTTTAATGAATATTTAAAATTAGATCCATTATATTCAATTATTGTTAGAAATAAAGGAGATAAAAATATATATACAGATTATTATTCAAATGAATACATTGATAAATATACTAATATTTTAAAAAAATATAAAAATTTGTCAAGAAATAGTAATGCTCTTTATGATAAATATTTATTTACTATTTGTAATAATAATCTTGAACTCATTAAGTTAAAAAAATATCTAATTCCTTTAAACTCTTATGACAATATTTTAATTAATTTTAAATATAATAATGAATTATATTACACTATTAATAATGATAAGGATTTTTATTTTTTAATTAATAGAATAAAATCGTTAGATAAAATTGTATCTTCTATAATTCAAAGATTAAATGAAGGCATTCGATATAAAATAACTATATCAAGATTTGCTTGTGGATTAATTATAAAAAAATTAAAGGAATATATTAAAAATAAAGATATATGTATAATTAAAGTGCCTTCTAAATATAATAATAAATTTTATCATGATATTATAAATAAACATTATATAGATAACATAAAAAGTGTTATTAATTTTTTAGAATCTAAATATATCAAACATTGCTATAAAGGAATAGGAATCTGTAATATGAAGAATAATAAAGGCAAACTATTATATAAAAAATTAATAATTTCGGAAATATCTTTAAATAAATCTCCTGAAAATATATTTAATATAGGGCTTAGTGAAGTAAAAAGGATACGCGAATTGATAAGTGGAATTATGCGGCAAAAATCAAAATATAAAAGATTGACTGATTTTTTTAAACATATGAACGATAAAAATTTTATATATAAAAATGATAAGGAACTTTACAAGGATTTTGAAAATAAAAGGTCTTTTATTAACAACGTGATTATGAAAGAAAACTTTTATAAAAATGTTGAAAATTATAATATTAAATTTGTTGATAGAAAAATGGAGAATATGTCTCCTGCCGCATATTATTATGCTATGCCGAAAGAAAAAAATGCTTATATCTATATAAATAGAAGTCTAACAAAATATAAATATGAAACTTTTGCTCTAAGTATTCACGAGGGAATACCCGGGCATCATTACCAATACCGATATTTTTCTAAATATAAATTTCCTGATTATAAAATATATTCCAATAATGATTCTGGATTTAGCGAGGGATGGGCGCTATATTCTGAAAATATTGGCAATAAATACTATAATGATGATGAGTATTATGGAAAACTATCATATGAATTATTGAGGTCTATTAGACTTGTTGTAGATGTAGGAATTAACTATTATAATTGGAGCTATAAAAAAGCTTATAACTATATGAAGAAATATTCAACATTAGATAATGATAATATTAAAAATGAGATAGAGAGATATATAAATATGCCTTGTCAAGCAATAACATATAAAATAGGTGAAATGGAGATTTTGAGATTGCGTGATAAATATGTTAATAAAAAAGGTATGGATATTAAAGAGTTTCACAAGAGACTATTTAGTAAAGGTATAATTACATTAAACTTATTAGAAAATACAATATATCCACGTGGGTGATAAAAAAGGAGTACATAATTTTATTTTTTGATAGATTTTATAACTTTTTATTTTTTTAATAGATTTTATAAATTATGTACTCTTTTTTTAGAAACATAGAAAATTATAAAATGAAAACATTTCAAGATTATCCCGATTTTAAACCTAACATTAGTCCCAGAGAAATGTTTGAAATCGGAATCATGGGAGGTTCATATTTTAGAAAAATTAAATCACCTAAAACAGGTAAAATATACAAGAATCATCATAAGAAATTTAAGTTTTTAAAAGATATTCCAAAAAATAAAATAATTAATCAAGAGTATGATAAAAGTATAAATAGATATAATGTTGTTGTAGGAACATCTTATGAATATTGGATGAGTAAAAATTGGATAAATGAAGATATTGATCCTTATGGATGGATAGAATGGTATTGTAATTTTTATAATGGCCGAAGAAGCGAAGATGATAAAAGGCAAATAAATAGATGGAAAAAATCAGCTGGTCCGAAAGGGAGATTTAGAAATCAATTACAGCGTAAAATAAATGAGATGGGAAGCAATAAAGAAACAATATATCCCCGATTAAGACAAACATTATTACACTGGGGGTGGGATTCTCGTAAAATGTCTGTTAAATGATATATTATATTATATATAAAAAATTGATTTATTATATATCTTAATAAGGATTGATGGATACCGAAAACTTAGATAAACTTATTGAGTTAAAGAATAATGAAATAATGACAATGTATGAAAATAAAATAAGTAAAAATAAAAAAATGATTAATAATCATTGTGATATTGATTATAATAGCAAAAAGTTATTCAACAAAATCAATGCTGGATTTGAACAAAAGTTTAAATCATCTAAAGCTTATCAAAGAATGCTTGAACACGAACAAAATAAAACACCTATATAAATATATGTCAATATATAATAATAATACAATGTCAGAATATAATGACAATGTCTCGTGTCAGCCCGACATTAATGATATTAAAAAAATTAACAATATTATAGATAATGATATTTATAAGTTTATTAAAAAAAATAGCAAAATCAACCTATTAAATAAATGTGATGCCATACATTCTAATAATGGAATTGATAAGAACTTAATAATAAACAGAATTAATATTATTAAAAATAATAGAAAAATATTAAAAAAACTATTAAAAATTCCAATGATTGAACAACGAACTAAAGAATGGCATGAAGCAAGAGATTCGCGATTAACAGCAAGTGATTTATACGATGCTATAAAAAAAAACAACAATAGTGATAAAATTGCTAAAAAAAAAGCAAAAATATTAGTTGATAACATTAATTATAATGCTGTACCTGCTTTAAAATGGGGTACTATGTTTGAACCTATGGCTACACGCTGCTATTCACAATTAAATAATAATATTAAAGTTTATGATTTTGGATTAATACTTGATAATAGCAACCCTCATTTTGGAGCATCTCCAGATGGTATTAATGAATTGGGTATAATGATTGAAATAAAGTGTCCTTATTCAAGAAAAATAGTTGATGGTTATATTCCAGAAAAATATAAAATGCAGATTCAAGGACAATTGGCAGTATGTAATCTAACGGAATGTGATTATATTGAATGCGAATTTGCTTGTATTGAAAATGAAGAATATATGACAAAATACAAGGATATTACTACAAATCATGGAATTATTGCGGAATATCAAGTATCTGGATCATATAAATATTTATATAGCGATGAATATTTAAATGCCGAAGAAGCTTATAATAATATTTGTAAAAAAAATATTGATTATAATCATGCTAATACTCTTGACAATACTTCTAAGTTCAATAAATTAATATTCTGGGAACTTAAAATTATTAATATACAAAGAGAATTTTTTAACAAAGATGAATGGGAAAAAATAATTCCTAAAATAAATGAATTTTGGAAAAGTGTAGAAAATTTTAAATTAATGCCTATTGAAGATAATATTAAAAAATTTACATTCATTAATGATGATAGTGATTGATAATTATTTACCAATTCCACGGATTTATACGTATATTACTATTATGAGGATTTACAAAATAAACCATCGAAAAACTACTATGTTCAACACCATTTTCATTAATTACTATACATTTGGGATTTATATTTTTACCATCAATAGTATAGCTATCCGTTTCTAAACAACCACATAATGAATTTTCATTTGGATGATTATGACATACAATATTACATAAAGAGTTATCTTTTGAAGTATTTTGAGTAATATAGCTAATTAATTTATTTATTTTATTTTTTTCACCATTTGTATTTACAATTAGTATTTGACATTTTGCATTATTACTATTACAAAATTGAGAATCATAAGTACAACCTTCATAATGGTTAGTATTTAAACCTTTTGTCATAAATTCTTTTTGAGCGGAAATATTTCTTAAAAGATTAGCTTGAGCAACAAATACATATATTGGTCCATTTATTTCATTGGTTAAGACTCCTAATTTACTTATCACAATATTATCTAATGAATTTTCACCAACTCCTATATTACAATTGTTTATATCTAAAAATATTAGATTTTCAGATTTATATATTCCTTCACCATCCTTACCAGTTAAATAATCATATACTTCCTTTGGAGATTTTTTAATACATTTATAATGTAAAAGTAATTTATTATTACTTATTTCGCTCGTATAATTATCATTACCATCATTAGCTACATTATATTTATTATCTGTAGTTGGTCCAATTATATTATCGCAAGTATATTCAGTATGATACTTATAATCATACTCATTATATTTTAAACTTAAACTATTTAAAGTAGTGTTAGCTGCTGGTGTGGGTGGAAAAGGTTTGTTTACTTGATTTATACACTTTTTTCCACCTACTTCGTAAGTGTCAACGTTGAAAGGCTCTTTTATTGATAAATCGCAAATATTTATAAAAAAATGAAATATTAATAATATAAATGTAATTATTAACAATATTATTAATAACATTTCATTGTAATTCATTTTTTAACTCTATATAATTTAATTATTTTTATTTTATAATTATAAAAAAAATATGTATTGTAATATTATTATTAGATATATTATTTTCATGAATAATATTATTTAGTTATTAGTTATACACCTCCAGTGCCTGTACCAGTAGTACCAGTAGTGCCAGTAGTGCCAGTAGTGCCAGTTGTGCCAGTTGTGCCTGTAGTACCAGTTGTGCCAGTAGTGCCAGTAGTGCCAGTTGTGCCAGTTGTGCCTGTAGTACCAGTTGTGTCTGTAGTACCTGTAGTACCAGTAGTGCCAGTTGTGCCAGTTGTGCCAGTTGTGCCTGTAGTACCTGTAGTACCTGTAGTACCTGTAGTACCTGTAGTACCTGTAGTACCTGTAGTACCTGTAGTACCTGTAGTACCTGTAGTACCTGTAGTACCTGTAGTACTAACCGCACTTGGTAATATTGGTTTCTTGTTAAATTCCAAAGTATTATCTGTAGAATTTATTATTAATCCATTATTGATATCTCCTATTATAATTTTTCCCTTTTTATCATTTGTATTAATAATTAAATCAGCACCATTATTATATATATTAAAACAATTCTGCTTTTCAGTATCACATATTTTCATATTTTTATTTGAATCAGTTTTCATATATAAATTATTATTCATTGTTAATTCTGAATCTAATAAAATTTTATAATCATCGGTGTTGTTAGTACTATTCCAAGTATAATAATCGTATATTTTATTTTCATTAATACCTTTTTCAGGTGTACCAAATTGAAAGTATTTATTTAAATTATTATGAAAATTCAATAAATTATTTGAATTATTAGTTTGATTTGTAATAATTAAATTAGAATTCATAATAAAATTAGATGTCAAAATATTTGATGTATCCAAAAGTTTTTTTTCTAATTCATTATTTGACGTAATTATTTTGTCTAATAAAATATTTGACGTGTCTTTCATATTTGAAATAATTGTATTATCCTTATTTTTATGACTTGAAAATGTAGTATCAATCGTATTTAAATTAGTATCTATATCTTCTTTAAGTTTATTATGATCATAAAGCAACCATCCTAAAACACCTATTAGTGATATTAATATTATTATTAATATTATATATATTAATAATTCAGATAATTCCATAATAATAATAAAATCGCCTCTTTATACTAATATATTATTTTATTTTTAAAATTTATACTATTTGTATTACTTTTATATCATTAACTTCATTAACCTCACTTTTTGTATCTTGTTCTCCTTTGTTTTTAATATAATCTATGCTATAGCCAGAACCACCTATTACATCACTTATCACATCACTTCCTACGTCACTTTCTGCGTCATTTACATCACTTCCTGCTCCACCTACGGCACTTTCTGTGTCATTTACATCACTTTCTGCGGCACTTTCTGTGTCACTTTCTGCGGCACTTTCTGCGTCATTTACATCACTTTCTGCGTCACTTTCTGCTCCACCTACGGCACTTTCTGCGTCACTTTCTGCTCCACCTACGGCACTTTCTGCGTCACTTTCTGCTCCACCTACGGCACTTTCTGCGTCACCTACAGAACTTTCTGCGTCACCTACGGAACTTTCAGCTTCACCTACGGCACTTTCTGCGTCACTTTCTGCGTCACTTTCTGCGTCACTTCCTGTGTCACCTACGGAACTTTCAGCTTCACCTACGGAACTTTCCGCGTCGCTTTCATCACTTTCAGATTCACTTCCTGTATAATCGCCACCTTTTATAATAATATCATCTTCTTTAAAATCATAAACTTCTGCCCATTCTTTTTCATCTTTTATAAATTCATCATCATTATCGTCAAATAATTCTATATTATCTAAGCTAATATCGCCTTCTTCATTGTCGCTATCATCGTCGTTTTTGTCAATATATAATTGTTCTACTGGTAACTGAATATACTCTGTATTTATTCTCATTTGTACCCCCATAGCTTCAAGTTCTTGAGTAAATAATTTAAAAGCATAAGGTGTTTGGATAACACATACATCATCGTTATTACAATTTTTACAAGTATTAAGATTGTGAGTTATGTTAAATGCTATTATTGTTCCACATCTTTTACACGCAGACCATGTATATTTATCTGAACGCTCCATCATACTTTCTTTTAAAAATAGAGATAATCCGTGACTTAAAACAGTATCGCGTTCCATTTCACCAATACGAAGACCACCACCCTTTCTTCTTCCTTCTGTAGGTTGCCTTGTTAAACCTGCTAATTTACCTATACCTCTTGCATTTAATTTTTCAGCAACCATATGTTTTAATCTAAAATAATATGTCGGACCTATAAATATCTCGGTTTCTATTTGTTTTCCAGAAAACCCGTTATATAATATTTCATTACCATATTTATCAAAACCATTGTCTTCTAATCTTTTATAAATTTTTTCATTATCTATAGGAATAAATACGGTAGCATCACCCAAAATACCATCTAAACAGCACATTTTAGCAAATATACATTCAACTAAATGACCTATTGTCATTCTAGAAGGTATCGCATGTGGATTAATTATTATATCTGGTCTAATACCATCTTTCGTAAATGGCATATTTTCCTCTGGTATTATCATTCCTAATACACCTTTTTGCCCGTGTCTTGATGCGTGCTTATCACCATATTCGGGTTTCTTAATTTTTAAAAACCTAACTTTACAAATTATAGAATCTTCACCGGCTAGTTTATTTGATATATATATTTTATCAATAGTTCCATATAATGAATTGTCTGTACTTATAGATATATCTGTATATATTGTCTCTTTAATTTGCTCTATAAATACCCCCTTTTTAACCTCCTTATATACTTCTTTAACATTTAACATCCCTATTATAATTACCTCTTGTCCTTGTGGTATATATGTACCTTCTTTAATAAACCCATCGCTATTTATATGAGAATAATCTTTCTTTTTAATTCCTTGAACGTTTATCCCTTCTTCCATCAATTTAATAGGATTGCCGAATATTGTTCTTTCATTTTGTGAAATAATTTTAGAAGTTGCCGTGATTGATTTATAATATGATAATGTATTTAGCCCTCTATTAATAGTAGCCTTATTTATCATAATACTATCTTCTTGATTAAATCCTGAATAAGTCATTATTGCTACTATTGTATTAAACCCATTTCCCATAATATCACTCGAGGTATATTGTGCTATTCGTGTATTTATAATTGCTCTTTGAGGATAATGTAAAACATAACTCATAGTATCAAATCTATTATTAAAATTTGTAGCATATATACTAATTGCTTGTTTAGATTGTGCTGCGTGGAATACATTTCTTACAGATTGATTATGGTTACACATTGGTATATTTCCGGTTACTACACTTAAAATAGTAGAAGGATGTATCTCCAAATGTGTATGATATGGAGTTATTTCATCTTTATTCATAGCAATCAATGAAGTATCTGTTTCCTCGTTATCAAGATATTCAATACATGCTGAATTATTTTCTAATATAGCTAACACTTTCGCATATTTACTTCTATAATAATTGCTTTTATCTTCATTTTCATCATCTTCGCTATCATCTTCGCCTATTTTTCCACCATACATATTTTTAGATATTAAATTCATAAACTCATTTAAAATAGTATTATTATAATCATTTTCTCCTTCCATAATATCATTATTTCCTCCTTTCATAATATCATTATTTCCTCCTTTCATAATATCATTATTTCCTCCTTCCATAAAAACCTTTTCACTATCAATTCCACCACCTTTACTTGATGATTTCTTATATTTATATTTCTCTATATCTATACTTAGAGGGTCTATATATATGTCTCTATAATAATAATCATCAGTTTTCTCATCATCTTTTAATTTTAATGATAATCCATTTAACATATCAAACCAATTTGAATAACTATTTTTATTAACTAATATTTCATTCTTATTACTTTTATTATTATATTTCAATATTAATAATGGTCTACATGGGCGTCCAGCTTCTGTAAATATCCTTATTTCATTAGTTTTAATATTCCATGATATTGATATTAATATATTAATTAAACCATTTCTTCGGTAGGCTTTTAATATTCTTGTTACAAATATTGGGTCACCTGTTATTCCAAACAAAGTACCATTCAAAAAAACTGTAGTTATATTTTTATTAATATATAAATTATAATTTTCAAGAGGTATAATACCAATATCTATTAAACATTTTATAATATTTTCATTGTTTAATCCTGCTGTAATTTTTGCCAATAATGATAAATTTTTAAGATACCCAATAGAACCACCATCTGGACTTTCAAAAGGACACATCATTCCCCATTGCTGCGAATGTAATCTATGAGGTCCAGTTATTTTAATACTTCTATCTATGGGTATGTTTACGCGTCTCAAATGAGATAAATAACCAATATAACTAATGCGCGATAAATCTTGAACTTTTCCCAATTCGGGATCTTCATCACTCGCCAAGCCCCATCTACCTTTAAGAGATTTGCCAAATGTATCTGTTACTATCATTGGTGATACAAGCTTATAAATATTATTATCATTTATAAAATTATCATAATTATCTTGTTGTTTCCACGATCCGTAATAATACATGCTGTCCATAGTGTTGCGAATACTATCCCTTAATTTTTCATATGCTTCTTGAAATAATTCTGAAAGCATAAAACCACTTATATCAACGCGTTTATAAATATAGCTATCTCTATCACTTATAGGATTAACGTTTATAACAGATTTAATAAATTGTAATATTAAGTATCCTAAATATTTACCTTTACTATAAAAATCATTAATATTCGGAAACACATCCATCGTTAATGTTGATTTTACATGTTCAAATGTTCCGTATCTTACCTTATTTTTTAAATATTTTAAAGCATCTTCTTGAGTATATATATAATATTCATTGCTATCATTATCTGTATACGAATTGCTTAAAATAGAAGGTCTAATAAAATCTTCAAAAAAATGTAAATCATTTTTGTCTAATTTATTTCCAAATATAGTATTAAATATTTCCTTATCACTTTCAATACCAAATGCTCTAAATAATATGAATAATGGTATTTTTCCATTGAAAGATGGTAATGATACGTGTATTGAACCATATAGATTTTTTTTAGAATTAATATAATTAATTTTAACTTCGTCATTACCATACGCATCTATACGCGGTGTTTCAACATAATAAAACTCAACAGAACGCGGAGCTAATGCTCCTCTATCTGCTACACATCTTATAACTCCCTTGTAACTGAAACCATCATCATCATCCGTTAATTTAGAAACAAATAACTTATTGGTCACTATTTTTTCTTGTGCGATAATTACTTTTTCTTTACCATCAATTATAAAATATCCACCAGTATCATAAGGACATTCTCCAAGTTGCCTCAATATATTAGAACCTTGATTTTTAAGAACGCAAATATCACTATGTAACATGATAGGTATGCTACCGATAGCTACATTATTAAATGTTTTATTATATGTCCGCCCTTTATCATCTGTAGTTATTCTAATAAAAACTTTAGCGAACAAATGTGTTTCATATGTTAAATTTCTCATTCGCGCGTCATTTGGAGTTATTAATTTTGGAGTTCCGTTTTCATAAGTTATCGGTCTATCTACAAATATTTCGTCTCCATTTTCACCACCAACATAAACATCAACTTTCATAATAACATTTTGGTTATCATCATATTTAATCATAGTAATTGGATTATAAGATTTTATTATATAAGGTATCTGGGACTTAACAAAATCCCTATAGCTATCTAAATGATGTCCCGTAAATGGATATTTATGGTCTTTAAAATATAAATCTAATATATCCCATTCGCTATTAATCATACTTTTCCTATTATATTGTATTATTATCTATAAATAAATTATTTCTATAATTATTAATTTACAAGATTATACCCTAAATCATAAACTAATATTTTTCCACTAACTGGGTCTATTATTAAGCTGTTGGGAATTTTAGCTTTTTTGTCTAATATTTTTATAGGTATAGTATCGCGCAATTGGTTATTTCCTTGCTCTGTAGCATATATATTTATATTATTTAATTCTCCTTTAATATATCTATTTTTGTAATCCTTCATGTTTTTATATTCGGCACCATCTACTATTTTAATAAAATTGTCATTATTATATAGTGATAAAAATCCGGCATCACTAAATTTTATATTGAACTTTTCATTGAAAGATTTAAAAGGGACATAATTAACACCAAATTGAGATACATCATCGCTTCTTATAATATCACCTTCATTTAAAACATATTCATTTGTTAATAAAATATCACCCCAAGGCATATAATGAAATATATCTTTATTTTGTTTAAATAAATCGTCATTTAAGTTGAGTTTATACATAACAAAAGTATATTCTGGAATACCTGGAATATTTCCATTTCTTTTAGCTAAATCTTTTAAAATATTATTATTAAAAACTTTAGAATATTCATGCGCGGCTTTACCAGGTTCATTATATATTTTAGAACGTGCTTCAGAAACAGATGTTTTAATTAATGATTCAAGAGAACCACTAAAAGCATCATCGTCGGGTTCTTTGCCAGCGTCTATTTTTTTGTTATTTTTAATCTCAGATTTATATTTCTTTTCCATTAATTCTATAGCTTTTTTTTCATAATCATCCTTCTTTTTTATTGCTTTATCCCCGTCTTCACCTTCTCCAGAACCACTATCATCAAACATATATTTGCTATAATTTTTTGTTTGTAAACATTTAGATGGATAATATGGTGATTTACTTTCCGAATTTTTATCCATTTCAGCAGAATCATTAGAGTATTTTGGAACTATTTCATCAAAATCTTCTCTACCCGTAGATACACAACCCATATTAGCACAGCTTTTTTCCAATTCTAAAAACAAAAAATCATCGACTAAATTATCTTTATTTTTTTTTGCGGCCTGTCCTTCCCTTTTAACTCTTTTTTTTTCGGATTGCATATAATAAGCTTTTTTTCCTATTTTATCAATATAATCAGAAATATAATCCTTATTATTTTGAATTATTCTAAAATATTTAGATTTATTATTAACTAAATAATTCATCCATCTATTATGTCTAGAACAAGAATCCAGTGACGGAAAATATGAATACATATCCTTAAATTTACCTCGTGTAATTTTCATTAAATTAGGTATATATATTACTACCTTATAATTTCCTTGAAATGTATATTTAATTAATGATGTATCTTTGAAATTTGCTTGACTTTCTCTTAATTTATTAGAAAGCTCTTTGTTTTTAATAAGTTTTAAAAATGTTTTTATACTATTCGCATTTTCATCATTTAAATCTTCTTCTATTATCTTTGCTATCATTACATATATAGGTAATGGTATTTTGTCTCCATAAGTAAATTTTAGTTTTTTTTGTAATCCTTTTAAATTATTTAAAATACCAGTTTTAATACCATCTATTTTAGAAGTAAATTCATCACAATATATATTATCATTTATATAATCTTTATTATTATATTCATTATATGTCATATGTATACATCTTTGAAATAGTAAAAATTTTTTTTTATTATATTCATTAGGATCTAATGCTTTGTTACATTCTTGATAAGTATTATCTCCGCTACATTTATTCCCTTTTACATTTTTATAAATAAGCATTATACTATTTATTTTATATATATATAATATATTTGATGGATAAACTCATAGACTCGGCGGCTTTTAATAATAGTGATTATGAAATAGCTTCAATTTTATACGAGTTATTTAAAGATGATTTTAGATATGTTGATAATAACTGGGAATATTATGAAAATAATATTTGGATTATTGATAATAAAAATAATAAACTTAAAGATGTATTAAAGAATAAAGCCTGCTCTTGTTTTATAAATCGCTCAATATTTTGGGCAGAAAAAACACAGCAAATTAATAGTATAGAAGATATTATGTCCACAAAATTATTATTTATAGGTACAAATTTTAAAAATGAGAAATATATATCTAACATTATTAAAGAGTGTAAGCAATTTTTTATTAATGATTAAAATATTAAATGATACAGATATTTTGTATAAAACTATTTCAAAAGCTTATAAAAAAGAATACATTTTTAATAAAATACATGAATCAGATATATCACTTATTAAAAATAAGGTATACAATATATTAAACGAATCAAAATCTTCATTTAAATGGGGTTTTTGCTTAAATTATTTAAATACATGTGATAAGTTATATAAAATATTTTATAAAAATATTACTTTTAATATATTACATCGTGGCAATTTAAGTAATGTTATTAAAAAAGATGCTTTTAAAAATATTTATCGTATCCATCTAACTACAAAAATATTAAACATGAATGAAAAGTATGAATATTATATTATTACATATTCTGGAAAAAGGAAATTGCCCGCGAAAAATAATATAATAAGTGCTAATAATATTAATGGTGGTTTTACATATAATGATATTAATATTGTGTATATAGTTAGATACGAAGATTATGAAAAGGTAATAATACACGAATTACTACATCATAATAAATATATAGATAATCTTTCGTGGAATAGTAGCGATATTAATAAGCTTAAAAAATATTTCAACATTCATGAAAATACAATATTATTGCCTAATGAAGCAGTTGTAGAAGTATTCGCGTGTTTATTGAATATTATATTTAAATCTTTAGAAGATGGCAGAAATTATAAAGAATTGTTAAAGATAGATCAGCGTCATAGTTTAATTTTAACAAGAAAACTTTTACGATTTCAAGGCGATAAAAAATGGTGTGAAAAAAGCAGTAGTTTCTGCTATATAGTTTTTAAAACAGTTTTTTATGTATATATTAAAGAGTTTTTAAAAGAGTTCTCTCGCGACAATAGCATTACTAATATTATTAATTTTTTATTTAAATATTTTCCAAAAACTATTAAAAAAGCCGAAAAATATGATAGTTTAATTAAAAATAAATCATTAAAACTCACAGCATTTTAAATACAAATATTAAAATAGCCTATTTCAATAAAAAGGATTATATGACTTAAAACTAAGATAATGATTTCCTAAGATTATTAATCATATGCGTTTTAATATTACTTTTTTTAAAAATAAGTTTATCTTTTTCGTTAAAATGTATATGTCTTATATTTTTATTATATGTATTACCATTTAGCATTTTAAATTTAGATTTAGTTAAATCAAAGAAATCTTCGTATAAAGCAAGATATATTAATACTAAATCATAAGGGTTTGATATTTTATCTATAGTTTTTAAAAACGCCGATGTATATTTATTATATATATTATTTTCATCAACAAAATATTCTATAAATATTTTATATGTGCTATCAATATAGTCAGTATTATTAACATTATTAATATTATTAAGATTATTAATATCATTGCTTTTGTTAAGAAATTCTTTTTTTAAATATTCGTATTTTGCTACATTATTTTGGTTTAATATAATACGTTTTTTTAACTTTTCTATATCAATATTTATTTTGGATTTTTTATTATTGATAAACTTTAATATATGCTTAATATATTTATTAACTAATTGCTTTTTTCTTGTTTTTATTATATTATTTTTAAAAACAATATTAAATACGTTAGGTAAATTTTTAGCAAATAATATAGTTTTTTTTATTGCTAATTTACCGAGTTTTTTATTAATTTTACTTACAAAATCTTCATAATTAAATTCAATAAGATATGCGGCATTTTTTCCTAAAAAATAGATTTTTTTATCTTTGTATTTATTTAATAAATCAATTACATATTGTGTTTCCTCTTGAATAATATTACTATTCGGGAAACCATTACCAAAATTATAAGCACCCAACCCATTAGGTCTAATGTCTGCTATAACTTTTCCATTATCTATATATGCGTTACCTTGAAAGTAAATATTCTTAATATGTTTTATCAATTCTGGGTTTTTCCTCAAACATCTTTCTAATGGTCTTACGGGTGATATACATAATATATCTATGTTATATATATTCTCGTTATTTTTAAAGAATTCTTCTAAATTATTATAAGTAGTAATATTTTTTTTCATATCATTTATTTTTTCATTTTTTTTATAAGGCAATATACAAATATTACTATCAATCTCTTTAATTATTTTTTTAGTTTTTTCATCAACATCAATAGGTTGAAAAATAAATTCCTCGCCTTTTCCTGTAATAACAGATATATCCGTAATATTATAATAATTTAGCCAGTAATAAACACTATTGGCTCTTTCATTAAGTTTAGCACCTGATACACATATCGCTAACAATTTTATTATATTATTTTTATGTTTTTTTAATAATATTAAAAGAGCCAATGTATCATCCGTGTCTCTACCTATATCAGTTATTAATATATATTTATTCATTTATTATCTATTATTTAAAACATAGAATATTATTAAATAGTAGATATAACTATTCATGTCAATTGAAGATATTAGTTATTTAAAAAAAAATAGTATTAAGCAAAGTTATACATTTTTAATAGATAGCAAAGAAAGAGATAGATACATATATCCAAATCCTAATAATTACGTGGTTGAATTTAGCACACCTTTTAAAAATATAATTGGTATGGAAATTATAGACGCAAGCATACCGCGTACTATGTATAATATAGATATTGAAAACAATTCTATATATTACTATATAGGAACGGATGATAATGACCTTTTCATCAAAAACGGGGTTTCCGATACTATTGATTGCGATTTAGTTAAAATTAATTCCACATATGTTAATAATTCATTAGAATTAATTGATAGAAGTTATGCGTTTATTAAAAATTTTGTTAATTTATATAATATTTATAATAAAGGTGGTATTGGTGGTAATAAAATAGGTATAACATTTTGCTTTACTATCAAAGCAAGTGCCATTTATAAATCTGGAGGAGAAGATAATTCTTATACAATAATAGATTTTAGATATGAACATTTAATAAATCCCAGTATATCAACATATTCTCCAATAGTTGTAAAAGTAATTAGGCAGCAATTTGGAACTAACAGCTTCAATATTGTTTTTAGTATAGGTAATGAAACAAATGAAAAAATTATAAATAATATAAATCTCAGTGACTACGTTCATATAGCATGGACTATTTCAGAAGATAATATATGGAATATATATTTAAATGCTATAACAGATAATTCAAAGATACATAATTCTACATATTCAATTAAAAATGTATTTTACACAGATAAATATATTGGAAAAAGATATGGGTTAAATTATGGTGACTGGGATACAGCAAAACTTAATATTAAGGATTTTAAAATTTATAATAATGTCTTGAATATCCAAGAAGTATTTAATTGTATGAATAATAATATTTTAGATTTGCCTATTATTTGGTATAAAATGGATAAGGATAATTATAATTATGGTGTTAATAAGGATATTGGGTATGAAGATGTTTTCGCTAAAATTGAAATAATGCCAGGTGATTATACATTAAAAACTTTTTTTACTAATTATGATGAATTAAATGATTTTGAAATAGGTTTTAAAAAACATTCCGAGCCATCTGAATTAACCAATTTAATAGATATTTATTCTAAAAAACCTTTCATATTAGATATGAAAAGGTCTACATTATCGGAAAATATAGGTTTTGATTTATATAATAATAATAATACAAATGGGCGTTACATTTACAAAGACATTTATAATGGTGATGAAAAAAAAAATAAAATTTTTCATAGTATATTTAATGATGACAAAGTAAAAGAGTTTAATAATAGTTTTGTTGATATATACAAGATTACTTCTCCTGGAATAGTATATTTTATTGGCAATAAATATATTATATTGAGATGTCCGGAAATAGAGGAGCATTTATATCGTTCATTGTCTTATTCTAAATACACATTAGGTTTAGCAAAATTTCGAGTAGATAATGTTGGTATTAATAGTGAAAGACTTGAAATTACAAAATTGCCTATTAGAGAGTTTCACCCAATAGGTAAGTTATCAAAAATAACATTAAAATTTGAAACAAATACGGGTAGTTTATATGATTTCAAGGGCGTAAATCATAATATAGTATTTGCTATTTATTATTATGAACCTACACAAATGATGACTATAGAAAAATCAATATTAAACCCCGAATATAAAATGAACTATATAGAATACAAATATATGATAGAGGATATTGAAGGTGATAGCGACGACGAAGAAGAAGACTATTCAAGAGATAATATAAATGAATATAAAAATAAGGAAAATATATATAGCACAGAAGGTGTAAAATTACAACAATATAATAAATATTTTGTTGATAGCAATATAAATGATAGCACAAATAAAAATGAACCTATAGATGATAATAGCGATGATAATAGCGATGATAATAGCGATGATAATTAATTATTTATTTAAGATTGATATCATTTCCTCAACTTCTAATTTTTTTAATTTATCTTCATTTATAGAACTAATAATATGCTTTTTTTTTTCTTCATTAACTTTATCACATTGATTTAATAATTCTAATATTTCCTTCTTTTTATCAGCATCTATTTTAATAATAGGGTTGAGTGTTTCTTCGGCTTCTTGGGGAGTTTGAAATGTTATTATAAAATCTTCTTTATAACCTGCACCGCCTGTTTCTATTATAGTTTCTTTTACTTCACCGGTTGTAGCATCTATTACTGCTTTCGCAGAAGCAATAATGCTATTTTCTCCAGAAGGCTTGGATCCAAAATTAATAGTCGGTGTTGCCGTATATCCTTTTCCTGGATTTGTTATATTTATTTCCGAAACAGCACCAACAACTGCTAAAACTTCTTCATCTTTTCCAGAACCAACTATTTTAACTATAGGAGGATTTTTTGGATCATATCCTTTGCCATTTTTAGTGATAGATATTTTATCAATTTCACCATCATCATTAATAGTAATATCTGCTTCTGCTTTTGTACCTCCAGATGAAGGAGCGGCTATTTCTACAGATGTTTCACCTTTTTTATATCCAGTTCCTTTTTTAATTATTGTAATTTCTGATATGGCGCTAACTATTGCTTTACCCTCTGCCTTAACTTTTTCGGTTTCAAAATTTTCTATTTGCGAATTAAAGAAATATCTATATAATATAATAATTAATATTACTAATGCCAGTATTAAAGAAATATAATTTAATATTTCTTCGTAATCCATATCTTTCATTATTATAATCTGTTATACTAAAAGATTATTTATTTATAAAATAATAAATTTATTTACATTTAAATAGATATATTATGACAGATTTAAGTTTACTTTATGGAGCTGAAGATAATATGAGTTCTAATCATAATGATAATTCAGATAATATGTATTCTTCGCAAATATCAGGGCAACAATTACACAAATTAGCTCTACAAAATGATATGAACAATGACAATTATTCACATAACAATCAACATCCTCAACAGCATCCCCAACATCCGCATCAGCATTCACAACAGCAGCAAATGCCTCCGCAAATGCCACCACAAATGCCACCACAAATGCCTCAGCAACAGAGTTCCATGCAACTTCAACAGCAACAAAATATAATAAGACAACAAATGATGGACGACCAAAAAAATAAATTAATGGAACAACAAAATAATATTAACTATCAAAGTTATCAACCTCAACAAAATTTACAATATCAAAATAATAAAAATCTCCGAACAACAGGGGATTATAATTTTATAGATAGAATGAATCTTAAAAAAGCCGAGGTTGCTAAATTAGCTTTATTCTCATTTGTAATAGTTTTAGGTATATCAATAGATAGAATAATAACTTTTTATATCTCAAAATACATTGGTGATAATGTATTAACAGATATACAAGAATTTTTATTAAGATTAAGCTATCCAATTGCCATATTTTTACTCTTGTGGATTTTTAAAGCTATCTAATAAATTAATATAATAATATATTAAGATATAATATGTTTGGTTTTGTAAATAGTATATATACTTCTATAAAAAATTTTATCAGCAATACTTATAATACAGATATAATTTTCTTATGTTTATTAACCATAGCAATATTAATAGTATTTTTTATTAATATTCTTAAGGTCTATAATTTTACACAAAGTAGGTACAACAAAGTAATGGAACCAGTATCTACAAAAATGAATATTAATGAAAGTTTAAATATTGAATATTGTAATGTGAGTTTTGAAAATAATATAGCTATTAATAATAACAACTTTGGATTATTAACAATATATTTAATAATAACTATATTATTGTGGGCAAATTATATAGCAGAATTGTTTTCAAATGTAAAAATTAACAATGAAATAAAAATTATAGGGTTTAGTAAATATTTCAATAAGGATCTAACAAGTGAATTAGAGTATAACTATTTAATAATTTTCTCATATATAATATTATTTTTATACTCAATTTATTTAATTATTTATTTAATATCTATTAATGGGTATAATGAATCAGAAATATATACTTTAAATAATATAAAATTATACAACGATACGCTAATAAATTATATTGATTACGATCTATATAATCGCATCGTAACTTCTGAAAATTATGAATTTAATAACAAAGTACCTGAATTAAATGATAATAATAAGGCAATATATGGATTAAGTATTGATACAGGTACAAATGATAATTTGACGGACGAAGATATTCATAATAGGGTTAAAACATTAATTACATATTTATTGCTTAGGGATGATGAATTTCAGTATATTTATAATAAATGTAGAAGAGAGTTAAAAGGTACCGGTAATATTATAGGTAAACAATGTTCTTATTTACCTCCAAAATGTATGTATCCTTATATAGCAAATGTTAATAAAGAGCCTGCTATAAGAAGTTACGATGAAATATCAAGTAATGTAAAAGATTATTTAAGACGTGATATGACAACTATTAAAAAAGAGTTATTTGAAAATACATATACTAATATTAGAAATAATCTTATAAAATATTCTGAAAATATAAATTCTAAATATGATGATAATATATTTTATTATAAATTAGAGTTGATATTTTTAAATATACCCGCAATAGTTATTAGCATATTATTACTTATAGTAATATTTCGTTATTTATGGAGTTATAGTTTAATTATGGCTAATAATTATAATATTATTGAAGAAATGTTTAATGATGTTGAATATGTAAAGAACTTGGTATTAGCAGTATATATATTTGTATGTGCTTTTATTATTAATTTGTAAATATTTATTAAGTAGAGATTAAAATATACATGGATAATAAAATCGTAATTAATTTTATAAATGGTTTGTTATTCTTTAGCACTTTCATAGTAGCATTAATTATATTTATAGCAATTATAAATTATATTTTGTATACAATTTATAGCATCAATGCTAATGTCAAAGAATATACATATAATAGTTTTCCATTTTTTAAATTAAACCAAATATATAATTATATGCTTATAAATTATGTTTATTTATTAAATAATAATAAAAATATTAAATATATAAAAAGCGATGAAGGATATTATTATTATTTAATTAAAAAGAGTGAAAATTGTAAAGACAAAAATAAATTATGTGTTGATAAATATGTTCCAATTCCAGAAAAATTAAATAATATATCGACAATAGAGGATGAATCTTTAAAAAAGGAAATTACCGATGAATCAGATAGTTATTTTACAAAATATGTATATTATAATGACATTTCTTATATTAAAAAACAAATCATTAAAAATGGAATAGATAAATATGTATATATATTATACGATCATAATGATGAATATTATATTTATTGTAAATATTATAAAATAGATGAAGAAGTATCATTAATTGATAATATTTTTAAAATACCATATAATTTATTTAATTTTACTAAATCACATGATCGTAAAACATCAGATTTATATATATTGTTCAATAATAAATTATATGAACTATTGTTTTTAATAATATTTATAATATTTTTTGTGATTATTTTAATAATTATTATAAATATATTAACAGATTTATTTAATATAATAATTACAAATCAAGATTATACTTCAAGTACTAACATTATTAAAATTTTATATAAAGAGAACCATTATATATTTATTGCGATAGTTGTAATAGTCATTTATTGTATATTCCATAGTATTCTTTATTATTATTTATTTATTAACAATGTTTATAATAATGTTTACAATAAATATTTAGAACTAATTAAGATAGATGAATATATTAAATCAATTATTGGAGAAAATATTCTTAAATATGAAAACAATAATTATTCAAAGATTTTAGATCATTTTAAATTATTATCTAAGGGCGGAGATACTACCATTAAAAGAAATACGATAATAGATTTTAAATCTAATATTCCTATAAATATACAATTGGAAAATTATAATAAAAAAATTTTACGGCTATTAAATTTATTTAATTTAGATAACGATTCTTATTACATTAATTATATAGTAGATATTATTGATAAATTAGCACTCGAGATATATAATAAAGATGCTATTAATATTCAAAATAATGAACATCAAATCATAGCAATATCATTTTTACTAATTATATATATATATTTTGTAAATAATAACAAGGATGATCCATATATAATAATTAAATTAAATAAATTATTATTTGGCGAAAATATAAGGGTTGGCGACGACGATATAGATATAGATATAGAATATACATTAACATTAAGGTCTTTATTATACAATAATATTAATATAGACTCAATAGAAAAAGATTTAGAGAATATTAAAGAAGCTCTAAAAAAAAAATCCAAAGAGCTAAAAAATAAATTATTTAATAATTCCCATGCCGTATACGATACGTTATTGACAAAAAATATTAAAAGTTTTGTTGAAAAAATAAAGGAGGGTGAAAAATCTTTGGATTTTTTTCTACCAGTATATTTTATAAATTTGTATATGGCGTTGGAAATGTTAATTGGTTGTATTTCTTTAATAATATTACTCACATATTTTGTTAAACCACAATATGAGAGCGAAGAAATGAAAAAATTTATAGAAAAGGTAAATATAATAATACTTGTTATAATATCCGAAGTAGAAGGCGCAGTACAAGGTATAATTTAATATTAAATATAATAATAGATAATAGAAAAAGTATTATTAATGAGTATAAAACTACGCCAAAATATATATGATAGTTTTCAATTTACTTATATTATATTATGTTTAATTATATTAATATTACTATTTATTAATAGTATCTATAATACAAATGTTGTTTTTTCAAAATCATATGATAAAATATTAAAAGATATTAAAAAAAATATAAGTGTCAGCTCACTGAAAGATTACAAAATATTATGTAATTATTATATTGATGATAATTTTAAATATAATGACATTTTATTATCAATGAATGTTTATAATGATATTTTTACATCATATTCATATTTTACTATTGCTTATGTAATCTTTATAATTGTTATTTTAGCTGTTAATTTCACATCTAATGATAAAATTAAAGACGAAAATGATTTTTTATTTTTTAATATAAATTATTATAATTTTTCAATTGAAGATACAAATACAAATACAAATTATATGAAATTATTATTAATATTAATACCAATTATATGCTTCATTTTATTTATTGTTTATATGGGATTATATGGTGCGATTATTAATGAAAAAAAAATATATGATTATCGGCTTGCATATAACACAACTGAATCTATAGAACAATTAATATTTAATGATTATATAACAATAAACTTTGAAGGTGATAATAAAGCTTATTATACTTTATTAAATCATATATTAAATAATAACAATAAGTATAATTTTATTGATTTATGCCCCACCGCAGATATTAAACGTGATATTAATGGAACTGTTAAATATTTTATTGATAAAATGGCTAATGCCAATGGTATCACAATTAATAAGGATGACGTGCCAAAATATAATTTTTTACAAAATATATTACATATGTGTGCTATTTTATGTAAAATTAACGAAAATACAAATGTTGATGTAGTAAAAACATTTAGAGATTTTTTTAAAAAATGTGAATATTATAATACACATAGTAATTTACCAGAACAATGGCAGACGTATGGTAATAAAATAAATTCTGATATACATTTGACATTTTATGAATTAATATCTAAAAATATTAATTCATTCATAAAAATCTTTGTAGATATAAAAGATAATACATATGCTGAAGAAAAAGATATTTATGCTTCCAAAGTTATATTTTTACATTCATTATTAACAAAATACTATTTAGATAATTATGACGATGATAATATTAACAATCTAATATCTAGTGATGATAATAATTCATATGCTCGCAAACTTTTGGGTAAGAAAGATGATGGTGATAAAAATGCCAGCAAAGAAAAAGATTTTTTTAAAAATAAAATTAAATTTTTTAAAGGAATAACATTGGGGATGATAATGACAAATCTAGTAATAACATCTATATTATTTTTAATTATATTTGGTTTTTACCAAGATGAATTTAAAAAAATATTAGATATATTTAAATATACTGATACTATTAACTATTTATTAACACTATTAATCAAGAATTCTCACAAATATACTATAATAATTCCCATTTTAATTAGTATTTTAAATTTTATAAATGATTATTTTCATATAGTAATACCCGTTATAATATTAATGTTGATAATACTCTTTATAATATTAATATCAACATTAACCTAATATTTTGTATTTAAAAATTATATATTTTTAATTATATAATGAAAAATAAATATATATATATAAGTTCGGATTATGCGTATGAATTTAAGAAAATTGTGAAACCTTTCAAAGGATTAATAAATATTCTAAAATTATCATTTAATGATTCATGTGTAATTGTTAATAGTGATGGAGTAATAAATAATATAGAATTATATTCTACATATTTTAATGAATATTTTTGTAATAAGCAGATAAATATAGAGATTAATAAAATTACACTAAAAAATTTATTTAAAAACATTAAAAGCAGAGATGTTATATATATAGAGGTTAGAGAGGATGACCCATGTAACATATATTTAATTGTTAAAAATAAATTAAAAAATAAAAACGTTTCTATAAAATTATTAATAAATGACGCATTATTATTATAAATAACATTTAAGGAATTAATATTATAGATTAATTATTAATATGGATAGTAATAGCGAATATATATTAAATATTAAAACTATTCAGGCTTCAACATTTAAACAGGTAATAGATGCTTTAAAAGAGATTTTAATGGATGTTAATTTAGAAATTGATGAAACAGGTATTAAAATTGTTGCGATGGATAATACACATATAGTACTAATTCATTTAAAATTAGAAGCTGATAAATTTGAAATCTACGAATGTAAAAAAAAAACTTATGTTGGTATCAATATGTTAAGATTACACGCGTTGATTAAAACGATAACAAATAATGATATATTATCATTATATATATTAAAAGATGATCCCAATCATTTAGGGATAACTATTGATAATAATGATAAAAATTATAAGACAAATTATAAACTATCTGTTTTAGATATAGATGTATTAAATATACAAATACCACCTGTTGATTTTCACACTATTATTAATATGCCTTCAAATTATTTACAAAAAATAATAAGAGATATGCATAATCTGGCAGAATTTATAGAGTTCAGAAACATTGGAGATAAGTTAATATTAAGTTGTAAAGGTGATTTTTGCTATCAGGAAACTATATTAGGTTCGGAAAAATCACAAGCTATCACTATTAAAAAGAATTGTGAAAATGACGAGCAAGAAATAATACAAGGTATATTTAGTCTCAAATATTTATCTATTTTTACTAAATGTACTAACCTTTCAAATAATGTTGAAATATATCTTAAAAATAATTATCCTATTATTTTGAGATATACTATTGCTTCGCTTGGAGAAATTAAATTGTGCTTATCACAACAAGATACAAATTAGAAATTAAAAAATTATAAATTCTTTATAAGATAAAAAAATAATGCTAAAGTTTTGTTATTTTTGTTATTTTCATTAATTTTGGATATAATATATATTTATAGTATATGTCTTGTATCTTCCATAATGTTTTTTTAAGAACACCTAATATTTCATTTAAACATAAAAAATAATTATTTGAAAATATTAATTCGCTATCATTTATTATATATATAATATGTTTTTTTATTTCATTAAAAATATTGAAATATTTATTCATTTTTTTATATATTAAATAATATTTGATTGTCTTTAAGTACATCATATTAAAAATCGGCTTCTAAATCAAATTTGCGTATTTGTGAATGTTCCTGTTTACCTCCCACGTTTGCTTTACTATATTGTGAAACGCGGCTTTCAAAGAAATTAGATTTACTTTCAATTGATATTCTTTCCATAAAAGGAAATGGGTTCGCCGAGTTCCATATTTTTTCATAATTAAGTTGTGTCAATAATCTATCTGCGACAAATTCAATATATAAACACATTAAATCAGCGTTCATACCGAGCATAGAACACGGAATACTATCATTAATAAATACCTTTTCAACTTCCACGGCTTCCTTAAATATTCTATGTACCGTTGCTTGCGATAATTTGTTTTCTAATTTAGAATATAATAATACGGCAAATTCAACGTGCATTCCTTCATCGCGACTAATCAATTCATTTGAAAATGATAAGCCCTGCATCAATCCTCTTTCTTTAAGCCAAAAAATGCTACAAAAAGCACCACTAAAAAATACACCTTCGACAAGAGCAAATGCCAATAATCTTTGGGAAAATGGAGCATTTTCGTCTTCAATCCATTTAAAACACCAATCTGCTTTTTTTTTGATACAAGGCATATGATTTACCGCATTAAATGCTTGCGATTTTTCGACAGGGTCTTTAAAATACGTGTCAATTAATAGAGAGTATGTTTCAGAATGAATATTTTCTATAGCCATTTGAAATGCGTAAAAAAATTTTGCTTCCAATACCTGAACATCATTTAAAAATCTCTCGCCTAAATTTATATTTACTATGGTATCACTTGAACTAAAAAAAGCTAAGATATGTTTAATAAATGTTTTTTCGTTTTCCGTAAGTTTATTAAAATCATCAATATCTTTGCTTAAATCTAATTCTTCAGGTGTCCAAAAAGCACTTACAGATTTTTTATACATATCCCACATATCATCATGTTGAATGGGAAAAATCGCTAAACGATCATTTTGTTTCAATAACATTTCTTCATTATTTTCTTTAGCCATTTATATATATATATATATATATATATATATTATTTATTTATATATATATTAAAAAATAAATAATTTATATAATTACATAACAATATCAGATATTACATTTGCCCCTGATGCCGCAGCAAGTGGTTTGAAATATATTGTGAATATAAGCCATGCTATTGATAAAATTATAACAATCACACTTCCTATAATCATTATTAATCCAATAATATAACTATTATTTCCAATTACATAATTATCTGGATTTTTTGGTTCATAATAAACTACGACCTTATCATTTTCATTTACAAGTGCTGCTTCAGAATGTTTTTTAACATATTCCTTATCTTTAACTTTGTATACAATATTATAGTCGCATTTATTAACAATCTTATCATTTTCTTCTCCTTTAGAATTTACTTCTTTTATCGTTTCTTTTATACACTTTACATCTTTCAATAATCCAGACGCATTTTCTGTCTTATCCTTATTTATATTTAATATATATACACCTGCTATAATAATAATTATAAATATTATACATATTATAATAGTAGTACCTATATTATAAATATTTCCTATAGTAGCTGTGGTGTCATATATTGGATTTAATATATCTTTATTATTATTAATATCATTAATGGCAGTTCCAATAAATCCTTGCTGTACTGGCTGTACTGGCTGTACTGGCTGTACTGGCTGATTAATATAATTGTTACCACCTTTTCTCATTGTAGCTATCTTCTAATAAAGTGACTATATAATTATTATGAAGAACACAATACGCATGTATCGCCATTGTCCTCAATACATTTTAATTTTTTTTTAGCAAACTCGGGATCAATTGTAAATTGTTGTGTTTTAGCCTTTGGTTTTGTTCTTAAATAATAAGAACCTGTTTTGAGTCCCTTAGAATGTCCATAAAAATGCATTGATGATAACTTTTGAAAATCAGGATCTTCCATAAAAATATTTAAACTTTGAGTTTGACATATATATTTTCCTCTGTCCGCCGACATATCAATAATTACTCTTTGCTTAATTTCCCATGATGTTTTATATAATTCTTTTAAATCTTTGCTAATTTCTGGAATATTTTGAATACTACCTTCATTTAAAATTATAGTATCTTTCATATTTTTATTCCACAATCCTTTACTAATTAGATCTCTAATTAAATATTTATTTATTATGATAAACTCGCCACTTAAAGTTTTTCTTTGAAAAATATTGTTTGTAATAGGTTCAAAACTTTCATTGAAACCCATTATTTGCGACGTAGATGCGGTTGGCATAGGCGATATAAGAAGGCTATTTCTCACACCATATTCTTTAATGTCTTCTCTTAATTTATCCCAATCATATCTATCCGTTGGTTTTTCGCCCCATAAATCAAATTGAAATTTACCTTGTGAAATAGGACTACCTTCATATGAACTATAAGCTCCTTTATAATTTTTATCAATTATTTCTCTTTCATATTCGTTAATATATTTATTAATATCATCGTTATTATCATTTGATGGATTATTGATAATATTATCAATAATTCCTCTTCTTTTTTTAGATAATTCCATTGATGCTTCCACCGCAGCATGATATATTGTTTCAAATATTTCATTATTTAATTTAGCGGCTTCTTTACTTTCAAAAGGGTATTTCATAATCATAAATACATCAGCCAGACCTTGTACTCCTATTCCAATTGGACGATGTTTTAAATTGGATACTCTTGCCTTTTCTACGGGATAAAAATTAATATCAATCACTTTATTCAAATTTTTAGTAATAGTTTTTACGATATCATGTAGTTTTTGAAAATTAAATACATTATCTTCGATATATGAAGGAAGACATATTGATGCCAAATTACAAACACCAATTTCTTCTGGAGATGAATATATTAAAACCTCCGCGCACAAATTACTTGATTTAATAGTTCCTAAATTTTGTTGATTACTTTTTTTATTTGCAGCGTCTTTATATAATATATATGGTACTCCTTGCTCTATTTGCGCTTCAAGGATTTTAAACCATAAGTCCTGAGCGTTTATTTGTTTAATATATTTACCTTCATTTTCGTATTTTTCATATAAACTATTAAAATCATCACCATATAAATCGCTCAATCCCCTACATTGATCCGGACACATTAAAGACCATTTTTTATTATTTTTAACTCTTTCCATAAAAAGGTCAGACACCCATAAAGCCAAAAATAAATCCCTACATCTTTCTTCTTCACTTCCATGATTTTTCTTTAATTCCAAAAATGCTTCTATGTCACTATGCCATGTTTCAAGATATACTGCGATACTACCCAATCTTTTTCCTGCTTGGTCGATGTATCGCGCTGTATTATTAAAAACTCTCAACATAGGAATTATTCCATTTGATGTTCCGTTCGTGCCTCTAATATGAGAACCTTTCGATCTAATTTGATGAATATGTATACCAATCCCACCAGCATATTTAGAAATTAACGCCATCTCTTTTAAAGACTCGTAAATACCAATAACACTATCGTCATTTATACTACATAGAAAACAACTGCTCAATTGTGGACGCTTTGTTCCAGCATTAAACAATGTGGGTGTGGCGTGTGTAAAATATTTTTTGCTCATCAAATCATATGTTTCAAGAACATCTTTAATATCATTTCCATGAATACCAATTGATACCCTCATCCATAAATGCTGAGGACGTTCTATAACCTTTTTATCTATTTTAATTAAATAAGCTCTTTCTAATGTTTTAAAACCAAAATAATCAAATAAATAATCTCTTTGATAATCAATATAATTATTAAGCTTCTCTTTATTTTTATTTACTATTTCGTATAATTCTTCTGAAATTAAAGGAGAGTGACATCCATTAATATCTTTATTATCATATAAGATTTTGATAGTTTCGCTAAATGATGGGGAAGTATTTTTATGATGATTCGAAACTATAATTCTTGATGCCAAAATACTATAATCTGGATTATCAATAGACATACTACTACATAAATAAGCAGCCAATTCATCTAACTCGCAAGTCTTGACACCATCATAAATACGTGAACATACTTTTTGAGCTAATTCGGAAACATTAATATTTAAATCATTTGATAATTTTTTTAATCTTCTTAAAACCTTATCAAAACTAACATCCTCGTATACTTCGTTTCTTTTTAAAACTCGCATTTATTGTTCCGTTATACTTATATATATATTTTTTGTTTATATAAAAATTAAAAAAAATAAATTGATATTTTAGGAACATAAAATGAATTTATTACAAGAAAATAAGGTAATAAGTCTTAAAAAAAAATACCCTGAAATTAAATTAGAAGATGCTATATTGAGAACAACTCATCTTACAAAACATTATTATAATAATGATGAAATAAAACGTTTATTTAACTTACCAAATTATTCATTATTAGAATCATCCAAATCATCCAAATCATCCAAATCATCCAAATCATCCAAATCATCCAAATCATCCAAATCATCCAAATCATCCAAATCATCCAAATCATCCAAATCATCCAAATCATCGCGCTTATCGCCAATATCGGATATGTCATCGGTGTCATTTAATTATTCATCTTCATCTGATAAAAATAAAAAGAAGCCCAGAAAAATATTCACTATAACAGATGTTAAACCTAAAAAGAATTTTATTATAACGGACGTTAAACCTAAAAAGAATTTTATTATAACAGATGTAGAAAAACCTAAAAATACGGGGTATATTACGAGAGTTGAAGGTAGCCTACGTCCTAAAACAAGAAGGACAAGAAAATTTTTTTTAATAGATCCTTAATTAATAATATAGTCTAAAACAATACCATCGCTTGTATTTATATATCCTTTTATTTTAATTTTTCCACTATGCTCTTTTTTATGACAATCTTTACACAATGGAACTAAATTATGTTTACTATTTTTATGAAAGTTATTTATATATCCATCTTTGTCAGCATTTTCTTGATATACTATATGATGTGTTTCTTCAGCATTACTATTACATATTTTACATTTATCAATAATAACCTTTTTATTATATCGCGATTTCTTTTTTTTCAATATATCTGCGTTAATATTTTCAACTTCTTTTCTGATACTTTCTGCTAATTTCATAAATTCAATAGGCATATCAAGAGCTTTACATACTTCAATGCCATATATTTTAGATCCTTGCCCATCTTTTATAATTCTGTCATATATAATTCTGTTGTTTTCTATAGTTATATGTATATGTTTAACATATAATTTTTTAGATTCTATATGTTTCTTAATACATTTTATATCCGTCAACTCATGAAGATGAGAAGCAAATATAAATGATGCCTCTTTTTTAACTAGAGTATCTATACCGCTCGCAACTATTGATATACCTGATACAGACTCTGTTCCACAACATATTTCATCTCCAATAATAAGACTATACTTATTACATCGCTGAAGTATATTTCGCAATTCTGTCATTTCAACAGTGAAGCTCGACATACCTTTATAAATGTTATCAGACCCTGATATTCTTGTAAATATACTATAATATGGATAATATATCATATCTTCTGCTGATACATACATCCCTGCTTGAGCCATTATAATATTCAAACCTACCGCCTTCATATAAGATGATTTACCCGAAGCATTTATACCATATAACAAAATACCATCCTTACATAATTCAATATCATTTCCGATATATTGTGTTTCGTCATTTATTCTTTCAATAATAGGATGTCTCATTTTTTTTATAATAGCGAATGAAGCAGAAGCATTTGTTTTTTCTGTATCTATTTTAGGCCGTATATATCTGTATTCGTAAGCATTCATTGCACAACAAGCAGAAATATCTATGCGCGTAAGATATTTTACTAAATTATCTATATTATCATTGTTATCACTTAAAAAATTATTTACAAATGTATTATATTTTTTTAAAACAATATTAGATACCTTTTCATTTAAATCTAGAATATTATTAGATTCTTTTATAATATAATCATTTGTCAATTTATAATTTTGTGATGTAGCCAACGTTTTAGTTGTAAAACCTTTCATAAATGTTTTATTGATTTTTAGCGCTGTTTCATATCTTTTTTTTGTTATTAAAATAAAGTACCCTTCTCTGTCATTATTATCTATTTTACAAAAAGTAGTATCATTATTTCCTATTTCAATAATTGTTTTTGCTATATTTTCAATATTTTTATAAGAAGTTTCTGATTTATATACAAGTTCATCTAATTCATCATAAATACCCTTCTTAAAAATATTACTCATATTATTTTTATCACATAGATTATAGCAAGAAGCCTTTTCTAAATCAAGTATATTAATATAAGAATCTCTAATATTATTTATATTATCCTTTTTAATATTTACACAATTCATATCAACAATATCATATATTTTAATAGACGCTTCTATAGCATCGTTAATTTTAACCCAATCCTGTGGTGCTATTTTATTTAATATCATCTTTCGCTTCATGCGCTCTAAATCAATAATATTTGATAAATGTTTTCTAATTTTAATGAAAAGTTTGCTATTTAACATTATATCTATATCGTCATACGATTTATTGATTTTCTCTATATTTGTCATTGGTAATAATAATTTATCTTTGAATGCTCTTGAACCAAATGCTGTTACGCATTTATTTAGTATATCTAATAATGGTTTATCTTCATTATTAATTCGCAATATGTTTAATTGTACTGCTGAATTATATTCTATTACTAAATTATTATTATTTTCAAATATTTCGGGCTCTTGTAAATCCTTTATAATATCTGAATTATGTTCGTAAGCAAATTGTAATAAACAACAAAATGCGGTTCTTGCTATAGTAAATCTTTCTAAATTTAATATTTCTATTATTGATATCAAGCCTTTTTTTAAGAAAAAGGCTTTGTCCAATATCTCTTTTTGATTAATTATATTATTGAAAAATGATATATATTCACAATTATCCCATTTATAATGGACTAAAATTTTATTAATATTCAATGTATTTAAAATTTTCTTTTTATATTCATTATTTAAAGGATAACTTAAAATAATTAATTCAATTGGGTTATATGTGCTTATAAGGCGAAATACTTCGTCGCACGCAAATTCAGGATCATTTTTAGTAGAACCCGCTTCATAAACAAAGGTTTTTCCTGTAGATAAATCTATACCGCATATACCAGCTATTATATAGCCATTTATAATTTCATACATTATAACCATCATATAATTACTTTTATTATTTAATATATTTATGTTTAATCCAGGTGATAAAATTTCTGTAACTGCCCTTTTAGGATTTGGGGGTTCCGTTATTTGTTCTACTATCACTATTGTATAATTTTCATTTAATAATATTTGCGTAAATTTTGATATAGAATGAATCGGGAATCCCGCCATAATTGGATTTGCCATTGATACTTCCATAATAGTTTTATTTTTTCGCGATGTTTGTATACCGCATAAATCTGCTATCTTAAATAAATCATTATCAATTATATTATCTGTAATAGTGTAAATTTCAAAAAAAGAACCTACCTGCATAAAGACTATACATTTATCTCCATATTTCTCTTTGTACGTCTTTGAATATTCTAAATATTCATCGATAATCATTTTTATAATCATATATATATACGACTTTAAGTCTTAAATAATTATATAAAGATTTAATTATATTTAAAAATAATTATGGCTACTAAAACTAGATATACTTTCAATGAATTATTAAAAGTATTAGAAAAATTAAATCTTGATGATTATAATTTATCTGATAGTATTAAATTAGAATTTTATAAATATTATAAGCAAGCGACGATTGGTGATTGTAATATTGACCGACCTTGGAGCGTATATATTAAAGATTGTTCTAAATGGGATGCGTGGAATAGTATAAAAGGTATGGAAAAACAAGATGCGGAGAATAATTATATAGATTGTTTTTATAGTTATGTAGATAAATCTTGATTTTTAATATTTTTATTATTATTTAATATTTTTTTATTCAAATCATTTAAATAATCAATATAATTACCAATATTATTTTCTAAATATTTATATATATATATATCCTTATAAACTTCCAATAATAGCATAAAATCACTTGTATCTAAATTTGGATCACCATATATTAATATTTCATCTTTAATATAATATATTATAGTATATATAATTAATATTGCGGGCACAATAGATTCTTTTTTTAGTAATTCCTTTAAAGTGTCTAAAATTAAATTTAAAAATTTAAATAAAAACATCGCAGCATAACCATACATTATTTTTCCAAATTTATTAATTGTACCTGTTCTGTCAATCAATGATATTATAAACCCTATTGCTATTATAGATAAAATAAGTGGTATTTTTAGAATAATTAGATATAATGGATATATTATAAATTTCCCTGCTATAAATATTAGAAATATTGATAAATAATATGGCAAATGTATTCCAACTATTAAAGAAAATAAAATTATAATGTAATTCGCCATTTTTATTATTGTATGTAACCAGTTCTTCCAAAAAGAAATATAATAAAGAAAAAAAGGTATTAAAAATAAAACTAACAAAAAGGGCGCTAACATTATTAATGACTGAAAATGTTTATTAACATTTTTATATTCACCAAATATATGAATATTTTCTTTTTCTATTTTAATATCATTAATATTGTATTCACTTATTATATATTCACCCGTATTATTTTTTAATTCTACGGGTTCTATAGGTAAAGGAGGAACATTCGCAATAATTTTATCTATATCAGCTATATCAGCAGATATATCACGTTTAATTATATCACTATCAATTAACCTCTGACAAAAAATATATTTGGAAGAGAAGCATAAATTTATAGAATTAATAAATAATGTCTTAATATGTTCTATATTAATATTTCCATTATCAAAGTTTATAAATTTTTTATCTTCATCATATTTATTTGCTATATAATAAGCGTAATAATAATGAGGTTTAATAGCAACAGGGATATCATTATTTTTACTATTACTCGCAATTTCACCAATTTTTTTTAAATACATATATTTATAATATTCATCATTTTTGTCAAATAATTCATAAAATTTAATTAAATTGTTTAAAAGAACATCATCAACCTTTGTTTTCCCATGAGTTATTTTATTATTATTAATATAATCATTTAAAATTTTATAAGCATTGTCTACTTGTGCTATCAAATTAACATTTTTTTTACCCCAAATAATATCATGTGTAACATTATTAATTTTAATATATTCTTGTATTTCTATATCATTTTTATCTTTTATAGTTAATCGATTATCATATATATACTTATCATAAGATTTTAATGATGTTGGATCATTATAGTTCATTATCTTAGAACCTATTATACATATTATAGCAAATGGATCAAAAGGAATAAAATCATTATATTTTCCTTTATTAAATGTTTTAATGTCTTCACATAAAGATTTGTTGTTTTTATTTATAACAAAATTATTTTTACATTTACTATAACATTCTGTTATTGTATATGTATCCTGTGTTTCTTTATTTTTACTTCCTTGTTGATAATTGTTATTAATATAATAATAAGGAATTGTAAACCAATCCGTCCAATCTTCAACACCCATGTTATAACATGTTCCTTTTAATGGAAAAGACTTGTAATAATTATTTTTATATTTTAATTTTTTTCCTTCATGATATTCTAAGTTATTATTAGGATTATCTATTTTTATATCGTTTTTGAATTTTTTTTTTTCCTCATCTATATATATATGTTCGTCTTTCTTAAAAAAATAAATATTAGACGTTGACGTTATAGACATATTAAATAAATATATATATCTTACTTAAAAATATAATAGATAATTAAGTTTATTCTTTAATTTTAATTTTGTCATAGTCTGTATTAATTTCTTCTTTTTCAGGTAGTTCACTATGGATTTTTATTTCGCAATTATTATTAAAAATGTTTTTATCAACAATATCACTACATTTTAATACAAACTTTTGAGCTTCTTTTACATTTTCTGTTGTATGTTTAATAGTATATTCTTTAGTATTTATTTTAAATTTTAATTCTCGGGGTTCAAATGTAGATGTGCTATTATTCTCATCTTTATAATAGTATATATTATCGAATCTCCCATCATTATATATTTCACGCGGAATAGTATTAGTTATTTGGGGTGTGAAAGTATTTGCTAAATCTTCTGATAAACGTTCTCCTTGTTCAAACATATCAAGCATCATATTATATGTATCATAAATAGTATTAAGTGCGTTACTTAAATTATTAGGAATATTAGTTAATGATGCGAAAATATCTCCATCACCTTCATTTCGCGAATCTTCTGCTCCTTCAGCCGCAACTCCTTGCTGAGAATTATTAGCTTTTTTATTTTGCGATTTTTTAGATTTTATTCCAAAAATCATAACTACTATAAATATAATAATAATGAAACCAGTTATTACATCGTTAAATCTTGTTTTAAAAATAGTTTTGATAGATGATAAAATAGTGTTTGAAGTGTAAGCTGTTAATTCCGATGTTAATTTAGTAGCAAATGATGTCAAATTAAATGTCAAATTTCCCAATGCTTTTAGATCCTCTTTTTCTTCTTCTTCTTTTCTTCTTTTATTTATTTCGCTTTTTTTTGCCAATGTTTCTCTTATTTGTTTTAAAGAATCTTTCAATTTTTCACCATAATTATTATAATCATTATAATTTTTTTTATAGTTCTCAATGTCTTGAGTTAAAATATTAACATCTTTTTCAATTAATAGATTATATTTATATTTTAATTCGTTATCATCTTTCTCATATAATTTAGAAATATATGGAAATATTTCCCAATATACGAATGGCATTTTATACGCATTTGAAATAGAAGTATCGACATTAGTATTACTAAAATTATTTTTTGACCTTTCCAATTCATATTTAAGGTTAGTTAATTCATTATTTTTATCATCAAGTTCGCGTTCATTTTCATTTAAATTTTTCTTATCTTCAATCGTCTTTCTTCTATATTCATCAATAATTTTTTCACTCACGTAATAGTCGTTACCAACTCTAAGATAATATTTATCTTCATTATATTTTTCATTTAATCTTGTTTCATATTCCTCGTTGTAAGGTATTACGTATACAATATTATCTGTTTTTTTTTTCAAAACGTTGTATCCCTTATCAAGAAGGTCTTTGCCTTTGTTAATAATAACATTATTATTAGTATTTTTCCTTCTATATACATATTTTTTTGTAATTAAATTTTTGGCAATAAATTTAAAAGCTTCCTTATCTTCCTCATCAATTGTAATTTTTTCAAGTTTATTTTCATTTACTTTAAAAAGTGTAGGTGTATCATCTTGAGTTTCATCTTGAGTTTCATCTTGAGTTTCATCTTTAATTCCAATATATTTCTTAACAATTTCTTCTTTGTCGGCGTTCATCCAACCAGCAAATATATAGTCATCCATCTGTTGTGGCGTTTTAAGTTCTTCGGGTTCTTGATTATTTATGAAATTATCTCCGTATGTTGAAAATTTATCAACTACGTTGGATTGTAATTTTGACATATTATTTAATAATCTTTTTCCATAATTAGTCTTAATTTTCATATTATATAAATTAATATTCTTAATTATTTGATATATATTATTTTGTATGTTCAATATCTAAAAATATTATTATATTAATATAATAAATATGTTCTATTATATTTTATTATTTGTAATATTATTAATTTATGCTTCTTTATATTATATATTCAATAATGAAGTTTCTATATATCAAACAAATATACAAAATTTTAATTTTGAATTGCTATTCAAAAAACAGCCTATTATTATAGATGATAATATAGATATTAAAAAAATTATAAATGATTGGTTTTCATATAATTTAATTTATGAAAACATTACTTTTTCAGATAATTGGAATAAAAATAACTATAAATATTTATTGATATATTCAAATGATGATGCTGAGATATTATTATGTAATCCTAAATGCTCTACTACAAATAATTTTCCAAATGAGAACTCAGAACCTTCTTTAATTAAATTAAATAATAAATTATTAATAGTTCCTTTTAATTGGTATTATCACATTAATAATACCAATATTATTATATATGGTATTCACGATTATATTACTTATTTTTTAAGTAAAATATAAATATAGCAATGTAAAACATTATGTCATCGGTGGGGTTCGAACCCACGCGTGCTTAAGCACAACAGATCTTAAGTCTGTCCCCTTAGACCACTCGGGCACGATGACAAAAACGCCATAAAGGCTATATTTATTAAAAAAATAATAGTTATAAAGATATATTCTTAAAACATTCCTTTTTATTTATTAATAACGCCTATTCCTTATATGTTTTTACTTTTAGTATTTATAAAAAGTAATATGAAAGGATACTAAACACAAAAACGTATATATGTTAAAAATTGATTAATATATTTTCATATATATAAATAAATATGGACGAAATAATAGACAAGTTAAACTCAACTACATTAACCAGTAATGAATCCAGAGAACTTATAGAATATATCAATACTATAGATATTAATATAGATGTGAGAAAATGTTTAGCCCATTTAATTGAAAATGATAATCATTGTGATTATCTTACAATTTATAATATATGCGTTGAAAATGATATTGAATTACCACCTATTTAAAAAAGAGTACATAATTATATTTTTAATAGATTTTTATAAGTTTTTATATTTTTAATAGATTTTATAAATTATGTACTCTTTTTAGAGGGAGGTATAATATTTCAATATAAATTCTAAATTAATTGGTAGCACAGACCCATAGACCATGATAATAAAATTGTAAATATAAATATAAATATAAATATAAAATTTGATAACGTTGGCTTAATTATTAAACTTACTCAATCCCAATAAGCAAAATAATAAATATACTATGTCTAAAAACCCCAAGATGCATTTAAAAGAAGTAAAAGAATTATTAGAAAAACTTGATATTTCTAAATTAGAAAAACCTAGAAAAGATAAGGGTAAAAGAGGAAAAGAACTTGAAAATATTCTTGGTATCCCAAATGGAACCAATTTGACTGATTTAGAAGATGGAGAACTTAAAACATATACTATAGGTGAAACAATATCAGTAACACAATTAGGTCATTGTTTATCAGATATAATTGATAATAATATTGATTTTGAAGACACAAGAGTATACAAGAAAATGGAAAGAATTTTATATATAGCCTATTACAAAGATGGTACTTATAAAAATTGGAAAGTAGTTGATTTAAAAGAAAATGATGAATTTTGTAAAAAATTAAAGGAAGATTATGATTATATTAGCGAAAAAATAAAAATAGCATATGAAAATAAAAAGGCGTTAGCTACAATTACGGGGCCAAATAATATTCTACAAATTAGAACAAAGGCTTCCAAAAATATAAAAACTAATTCTTATCCAAAATTAATATATAATGGATGTGAATTAAAAAATAAATATATGGCTTTTTATATATGTTCTTCCTATGGTAAGACACTTATGGATTAATTATAAATAATCACCTCTGTTGTTTTTGAACCTGGATTCTTTGAGTTTATCGCCCTTCTTGCTACAATCTCTTGACAATTATAATCTTTAAAACTATTTGTAACAATATCAACATTTGAATTACTCATTATAAATTTAATATTTTTTATTTTTTTTATTTCTTCAAATAGCAATTCATGTGTTTTTAAATTAAACCCTTCTTCAACATATCCAACAAAAGATTTAGAATTTTCAGGAGCATATGGTGGATCTAAATATACAAAGTCCAATTCTTTAATATCCTTTAACGATTCAATAAAACATTTATGTTTGAATTCTACATCTTTAATTAAACTACTTATATTATCAAGTTCATTCTTAGATATCAATGATGGTGTTTTTTTATAATGTCCATAAGGCACGTTATATCCATTTGGCCCTTCGCGATACATTCCTCTAAAACATATTTTATTAATTAATATAAATAGTGCTGAACATTCAATCGTATTTTTATCTATATTATTATATTTGTATCTAATCCAATAATAATAACTTTCTTTGGAAGTTTGTGCTTCTTCAATCGTTTTTGGCTTTCTATTAATTATAGTACCTGTAATACTATCATATTTGTCATAATATGATTTGAGTATTTTATATAATTCATCTTTGTTATTTTGAACATTTTTATACATATTAATTAGATTAATATTGATATCGTAAGCATAAATTTTATCTTTTATTATAATTTTATCATTCTTTTGTAATGATAATATGGCAAATAAAACACTACCGCCCCCTACAAATAGTTCATGATAATTATTAATTTCTTTTGGTAATTTTGAAATAATACTATCAATAATTTGTGTTTTTCCACCAACCCATTTTAAAAAAGGTCTTTGTATTTTATAATCTGTCATTTATATTAAATAATATAAATTTAATAATCATTTTTTCTTTTTCTTAATTGCTTTAGTCTCAACTATCCCTTTTAAATCATTGTCATATTCTACGAGTATTCCGTCTCTATGCGCTTCCCATGCTTTTTCTAATTCAACAAGATCATTCATCCAGATATCTTCTATATTTGTATTTTTGAGGGCATTTAATTTATCTTCTAACTCTTTATGCTCTTTTTCTAAAATTATTTTTCTATCATATGTCAGCTGTGAAATAGGCATCTTAAGAAGATAATTATATCGCGATACTTTTTTATTATCAGTATCTTCATCATCATCGTCTTCATCTTTGTCGTTTTTGTCAGTATCAATAGGGGGGTATTTTAATTCAACGAGTCGCGCCATAATATCTACGAGTTTCTTATTCATTATCTGAATTTTACCAGCAATTACATCTAAAATAAATCTCATTTTATTACTAATAACTTTAGCTTCCTTCTCCAAGTTTTTAATTTGATACATTTTTCTTTCATAATATTTAAGTATACGTGTTTCAGCCCATTCTTTAATTATTTCTGTTGTATTTTCATATTTTTGTATTGAACCCTCATTATTAAACAGGTGAATATTATTGATGCTTAAATTTTTACTTGATTGAAGTTTAAACATAGTTTCAACCTTATCACCTATTTTTTCTTTAACATTTGCATTAAAGTGTAATATGAATCTAATGTTTTTTGATGTATAATGATTTTCAATATATTTTAAATTATTTAATCCAGATGTTATCATATTTTCTAAGAACTCTTTATAATCCTCCGTCCATGTCCCGATAGGTAATTCGGTAATTTCTAATGTTTCATCATCTATCCATTTATAGACACCTCTGCTAATGTATGAATTTTTCTCAGCTTTCTCAATAGTGCCCTTAAATCCCAAATAATAAGGGGTTATATTATCTATTTCTAATACATCGAGAACACTATATACCATTTCTAAATCATCTTCATTTTTAACTTCTATTTTTGATTTTTTAATTATTTCACATATTAATTTACAGATATTAATAATATCACTCGGATTAAACTGAGGGATATTTGTTGAATATCCAGTACCGATACCAATCCCGCCATTTACCAATATCATTGGAATAATTGGGATATAATATTCGGGTTCTATTTGCTGTCCGTCATCATCTTGATAATTTAAAATTATATTATCTTCTTCCTTAAAAATTAATTTAGTTAATTTTGATAATAGTGTAAAGATGTATCTCGCAGATGACGCATCTTGTCCCCCCTGACATCTACTACCAAACTGACCATTAGGATTTAGCAAATTAATGTTATTTGTTCCAACATATATTTGTGCCATGCCTACAATAGCCTGTTGTAGAGAACTTTCTCCATGATGATATGCCGATACTTCACTTACATATCCAGATAATTGAGCTACTTTTATTTCGTTCGTATATAATTTTCTTTTAAAGCAGGCATATAAAATTTTACGCGTGCTCTCTTTAAGACCATCGCAAATATGATTAATTGATCTTTGTAAATCACGATTAGAAAAGTGTATTAAATCATCATCTACAAAAGATTTATAATTTATAAATTTCTTTGAATAATCCAATACTCTATCTTTATTATAATTTTGTAACCATATTTTTCTATCATCGGCACGCTTTTTATTAAATGCCAAATCAATAACTTCGTCGGCATGTTCGTCATAAACATATGTTACCTTATTCATTTGCTTGAAATATTCTTTAGCCTCTTGATCACTTGACGTACCTAACCCTTTATAATATTTGATTTTCCAATTTCCATTTTTTGCTATATCTGTTTCAGACCATTTTTCATAATCAGAAATATTATAAAACTCTATTACATCTTTTTTAGCATTCGTGGCTTTAATAATAGGTGTAAGCATTGATGTTAAGAAACCCGGTATTTCGTATAATTCATGCCACATGCTTTGAAATATATTAAATACCAAGCCTTTAATATGGCTCCCGTCATGATCTTGATCTGTCATAATCATAATCGAACCATATCTCAATTGAGAAATATCTGTATATTTTTTATTTTGCTCTAACCCAAGAATTTTCTTAATTGCCGTTATCTCATTATTATCCGATATTTTTTGTAATGTAGCATCCTTTACGTTTAAGATTTTACCCCTCAAAGGAAATACACCATATCTATCTCTACCAATAACACTCAATCCGGCAATTGCCATAGTTTTTGCCGAATCTCCCTCTGTCAAAATCAAAGTACATTCTTGACTCTGCTTTGTACCAGCCAAATTAGCATCATCAAGTTTTGGTACTATGATGCGAGATAATTTTTTCCCATCAGTTTTAACAAGCTTCTTTTTATCATAAAATTCAGTGATACTTAATGCTTTATCAATTATCCCTGATTTATATAATTTATCATAAAATTTATCACTTAAATCACATTTTGATCCAAACTTAGCAACAGGTGTTGTTAATGTTTCTTTACTTTGCGAATCAAAACTGGGATTTACTATTAATGCTTTTACAAATACAAATAAATTATCCTTAATATGTTGCGTTTTTATAGTTTTCTTTTTTTTAGCCAATGTCATATCAACAAGGGTTTTAGTTATCATATTTGTAACATATTCTATATGTTTGCCACCCTTGATAGTATTAATACCATTTACAAAAGACAATTGTTCGTACGAGCCCGTTTTAGATATAGATGCTACTACTTCCCATCTTTCGCCACATGCCTCATATATATTGGGTTGCTCTTTTTTATCTAAAAACAAATCACAATATTTTTCAAAATCTTTAATAGTTAATTTTATACCATTAAATGTAACGGCGACATCTTTATTTGTTGTAGCGCAAGCATCAATAACTCTGCGATGAAATAATTTATATATATCATCTGTAATATTGTCTATTCCAAATTTTTTATAATCAGGTACAAAAGTAATCTGAGTATAAGGTAATTTAGAATATGCTTTTACAATAGGTTCATCGCGCTGCGTCATATTATTACGGAATGTTTGCGTGTATATTTTTTTGCTATAATGATCTACGGTTTCAATAGTAAATTCGGTTGAAAATATATTCGCCAACTTACTGCCATAGCCATTCTTGCCTCCCCAAATCTTTTCTTCCCCTTTATCATAATTTGTGGAAGTCAATAATTCGCCGAATATCAATTCTGGAACCCATTTATTGCCATAATCACTATGTTTTTTAATATCAATACCATTACCATCATTAAATACACTTATTTTCCCAGTTTCTTTATCAATAGTAACCTTGATATTTTTAACATGCTTAATATCTTCTTTGCCTTTTTGCTCTTCAGCTTTTAGACGCATAGAATGATCAATTGCGTTTACAATAACCTCGTCAAAAATCTTAAGAAGTCCCGGTATATATACCAGCTCTTCAATATTCATTTTTGCGCCATCGTAAATATAGCTATTGATTTTCTGTGGTTCTATAGAGCCGATATATGTATCTGGTAATGCCAAAATATGCTCTAAAAGTTCATATTTTTTATACTTTTCATTAACAGATTTAACTTCAGCAAAATTAACAACTTTCTTAGACATTCCTAATTTTCAATTATAATTTTAATTATAAATATTATCAATTTTTTATATATGCGATAATTTACAATAAATAAATAATTTATAATTATATAGATAAGAATGTCTGTTTTATTTGTCAATAATTTACAAGAATTTAATAATATAATTCAAAACGATCAATATGTAGCAGTTATGTTTTCGGCAGGATTTTGTAATCCTTGTAAAGATATTTTCCCTTTTATTTGTGAGCAAGCTGAAAAAAACACCGACATTAAATTTATAAAGGTAGATATTGAAGATGGTTGTGATATATCAGATATATACAACATCCAATCAATTCCGCATTTTAAATTTTTTAAAAATAATAGCGAACTTGTTTCTTTTTCAGGAGCAAATAAGCAATTTATAAGGGATTCTATTGAAAAAATAAAATGCGAAGAACCACTATTAAATAATTAATATTTAATTAGCTAAGTGCGAATAATAACAAATAATTATTTATTTTTAATATTTTAGAACTATGAAAAATATTATAGGGATTCCTAAAGAATTAAAGTTAAACGAAAAACGCGTTTCATTAATACCACAAGATGTATTATTATTAACTAATAATAATTTAAATGTATATATTCAATCGGGTGCTGGCAAGGAAGCATTATTTAGCGATGAAGAATATATTAAATCAGGTGCTATTATATGTGATACTATAGAAGATTTATATGATAAATCTAATATTATAGTAAAGGTTAAAGAGCCCCAGAAAGAAGAATATAAATTTATTAAAAATAATCACAAAATTATGACGTTTTTTCATTTTGCCAGCAACAATGATTTAACGGAAGCAATGATAAATAGTGGTGCCAAATGTTATGCTTATGAAAATATCAAAATAACAGATAATAAAGGAAATTACAACTATCCTATATTATCTCAAATGTCAAAAATAGCAGGTGAAAAATCTATGCTCGAAGCTGTTAATTTTATATTTAGAAACGAAATATATGACTATGCCATACGTATATCTATATTTGGTGCTGGAAACGCAGGATTAGCTTCAATGATGATAGCTATTAATTCTGGATTTACTAATATATGTTTATTAGATAAAAATTATGATAAATTACTCGAGTTAAAGAAAAAATATAATGTAAATATATATGAGTATAATAATGAAAATATTGATTTTTTGGCAAAAAATTCACGAATTATAATTGGTTCAATATATAATACAGGGCTTAAATCCGACAAATTGATATCAAAAGATATGTTAGATTGTATTATTAAGGAAACTATTATTATGGATATAGCAATAGATCAAGGAGGTATAACTGATTTATCAGAACCGACTACACTGGAAAACCCCATAATAAAATATAAAAACGTTAATATATATTGTATTCCAAATATTCCTTCGTGTATACCAGAACATTCTTCAAAATTACTATCTAATTCTATTATAAATTATGTGTTTGCTGTCGCAAATGATAATACCAATATTTATCCCGAATTAGAATGTGGGAAAGGTTTAGTTATATCTGAAGGAGTTTATTATTAAAAATTGATTATATTATATTCATATTTAATTAAATAATAATGAAACATAAGAATATGAAATCTCTTCTACTATTTGCTATAAATGTATTGGCATTTTCTAATTGCTATCATTGCTATCATATATCTTTTCCAACTTTTAAAAAAAACTTGGCTGTTATTAAACATATCAATATTAATAAATTAACAGATAATGATAAAAATGATTTAAAAATATTATTTAATTCAGTACCAATGTTATTATTTAAAAATCAAAATATAGAACCTAATGTTTTCTATGATTTTTGTAAGTCGTTTGATGATAAATCAAATGACAAAGTAATACACCCTTTTAAATATTCGCAAATTGATTCTGTTCCTCAAGTATCTTTAAGAGGAGAGGCGCATATTAAAGATATGTATGGAATTAAAGATGTTACTTTAAAGTACAGCGACCCATTTAAAAATACTCTTGTATGGCATCAAGATATAGTAGGGCACGGAACTGAACTTCCACCCGTTGTTGCCTCAATCTATATGATTAAAACGCCAAAAACAGGAGGTAACACACTATTTGCTAGCATGGAAGACGCTTATGATAGCATGGAATTTTATATGAAGAAAAAATTAAGTAAATATAATGTTATTTATACTAATACTCGTAATGATATGATGAATTCTTATTTTGATTATACTGGTATAAATCGCGTATTAAATAATGATTTTGATTATAAAGGTACTACAACTTTGACGAGAACACCTTTAATAGTATATTCAAATCGCGAAAAAAGAAGGAAAGCTCTTATGCTATCACCATTTAGATTTAATAAGTTTGATAAATTAACATGTGATGATAGTTTTGATTTATATAGAGAAATAATGACAAAATATGTATTTACTCCGCAAAATATAGTTGATATTAAATGGGATAAAAATGATTTATTATTATTTAATAATCGCAAATTAATTCACACATCTACACCAACTATAGAATATAAAAATCAAGAAAGACTATATTATAGTTGCTTTGTAGGAACATCTCAACCAATTATAAAAGGTATTTCTCAATAGTTATATAATTGCGTTACTATCTCCGTATATATATTATTTGATATAATTTCGCTACAAATATCCGATATTGTTTTATTTTCAATATCAATTACTATTATATTTTTATTTTCTTCAAGGGCTTTTTTATAATTTATCTCATGTAATTCGTGTATACGCTGGATATGCTCTAATTTAATATTTTTTTCAGATTCCCTACCTCTCCTTTTAATTCTATTAAAACACATATTAGGACACGACCGCAAATATATATAGGCATTTGGGTTCCACAAATCATCAGTTGTTTTATGAAGTTTATGTAAATTATTATATTCGTCGGTACTAATACTTTTATCTTCGTGAGCCTTTTCAACAAATACGTTTTTAATAAAATACGGGCTTCTCTCCATTAATACTATTACATTTGATTTTTCTTGTATCCAACATCTATCCATCCAAACTTTTATTTGAAAATTATAAGTACTATTATCGGTATCATACATATTTTTAAGATATTCCGTCCAATTATCTACAGGTTCTATATCAATTGCTGTTTTATAATTTTTATGAAAATAATTTAATATACTTGTTTTACAGCAACCAATATTACCATCTATCGTTATTATAGGCATTTAATACTTTGTATCTAAATTATTTTTATATATCATCATTTTTTTAATATTTTAGTATTGGAAATTATTTTTTTAAAATTATGAATATTTATTTCACTATCCTTTATTTTTATAATTTTTATTATTATTTTATCCAATATTAATTCTAATTTTTCAGACATTATTGCTGGCACATTTTTATCAATATTAATTTTAAAATATTTAAAAACCGATATAATTTTATTTTTCAATTGTTTAGTTACTTTTTTACAGCTATTTAATTTTATCATTCCACCTCTACCACCACCAGTTAATTTTACAGATATATTTAATGCCGGTCTCGCAATATTATTTACAAAATCAACATTCATAACATCATTTGTTAAGTTAGTTTCTGAGTAATTAGGTTCATTAACACCAAAGAAAGCAGCCGTATTGAATGCACCACCCTTCATTGATATTTTACCTTTTTTATTGCTTTTACTATTAATAGATACATTACATAATTTATTAATATATTTATCTATATACATCATATGCTCTTGTAATATTTTTTTAACACCTGCTTTAAGTGATATTAACGCAGCTATAGCCACGATATTAAATAATATCTTATCTATATAATTAGATAATTCTTCAATTATTTTATCTTTATCTTTTATATTCACCTTTTTATTTTTTTCTATATGTTTTAATATTTCTACCGCACAAAACTTTACTTTTATACAACTTTTCTCTTTATACATAATTACTACTATATAAAATGAAAATAATTATATATAATTAGTAGAATGGAATATTATAATTTAGATAGCAGTTGTTACAATCAGCCTATAAATGCTTTTAATGCGAATGGTCGCATAGACGCGATTAATAATAATGGTAATAATTATAATATTAAAAAAGCTATAGAAAATGCCACAGAATATCAAACTAACATAATATCTCGCAATATTAATTGTACTGAAGTATCCAAGGTCTTCTTTTCTATTGAAAATATAAATTTATTACAAAAAGGGATTCGCAATAAAATATTAAACGAAACAAACGGGCAATTTAATATTGGAAGACAAAAAGATGATGAGTTGAAAATAGTAATGCGTTCTATTTATTTTCAATATTCAAAGAATTTACCAAATAATATCAAAGAACAGGTATTGGATTTAAATACAAGAGTAATTGATTGGTGTGTCCCAGAAATAATATCTAATATTAAACAAACGCAAAGATATATAAGAGACATCAGCACTATGCCAGTGCCTCTTGAAAGATCTGTGCTACCTTCTGGAAAAGGATTAAAAAATCTTGATGTAACAAAAATTTAATTAAATAATATAATATTATAGAAGAATAGATAATAAAAATTAATAAATGGGTAGTTATTCAGATACTGCTTGGGGATATGACGAAGAAAGCTTAGGTCTTGACCCTGAAACAAAATTAAAATTTGTACCTACAGATAAAGAGTTAAAATTATTCAAAGAGGAGAAAACAAATTTATACAAAGGGACATGGATGGTATGTTTTATATATGGGTTATCAGCATTAGCATTATTATCGGTAGTTTTTTTTACTGATTGGGGGAAAACTTATATATATGAGAAGTTTTTACCCGCCGTTGTAACATACGTATTAGGAGCAATATTAATAATACTTTATCTTGTATTCTCTATATTTGCTTTAAAACCTCGTAAAATACTTTCTAAATTAGAGCCGATACCAATATGTCCGGATTACTGGAAATTAGAACAAGTAACCCCAGCTGAAAAAAAACATATTTATAAAAACATTAAAGAATATAATAATATTAATAGTACCGGTTGTACGGCAGGTACCGCGGGCTTATCAACTAATAATAGTATTTCTTATATTATTAATAATGATGAAGCTACTAAAATCACTGAAGATTCACAAGCCTTAGAATATAAATGTAAACCTGACAAATTTGTTTTTGGTGAACCAAATGATATTCTAAAAATGAATAATTATTTATATAAAAATAGTGATAAAGCTGAAAGTGAATTTAAATATATCAAAAACAACGAAAATAATAATGAATATTTATATAAAGTAGGAGATAATAAAGATAATACTAAGTATATCACATATGATGGTGAAGTAAAACCAGCGAGCGATCAGTTAAAAAAATACGCACAAATAGCTGGGATGTATAAAAATAGCTGGAAAGAGCCAGATGAAGCAAATAAGAATATAGCTTTCAATCAAGGTCTATATAGTAATATAGATATTAATAGCACAGGTAGAGAATGGGAAAAATATCCTTTAATATGTAATCAAATATATCCGGGAATATTAGATGAATTAGAACAAGATAAAGGCGATAAGTTGAAATGTGAATTATCTAAAGTATGTGGTATTTCATGGAGTAAATTAGATTGCTATGAAAAAAATGATGAATATAAAAGTTTATTGTAAAATAGATAATAGCTACTTTTTCTTAAAAACTTTTACAAATCCCAAATGTTTTTCTATGATATTTAGTCAATCCATATTTATATATGGCTTCATGGTGTGATTTTGTACCATATCCTTTATTTTTATTAATATCATATAATAATAAGATTTCGTCTCTCTTTACGAGTTCGTTAATATATTTTGTATGATAGTCTTTTGCCAATATTGAAGCAGCGGCTATAGCAAGATATTTAGAATCTCCTTTGGGAACACATTCATATTCAATAAATTCACTATCTTCTCCGGGAGGTGTATATGGTTTAAAATTAGGTCCGTCAATATATAAATAATCAAATGGACTTTTTTTATATGCTTCGCCAATAGCTCGGTGCATTGCTTTAATAGTAGCATTTAATATGTTAATATTATCTATTTCGCCATTCGACACTTCACCGATCCCATAAGTAATACAATTCTCTTTAATATATTTTGCTAATATATCTCTCTTTTTTTCCGATAGTTTCTTTGAATCTTTTATCATTTTATATGTTTCGTCTGGAAATGTTTTAGGCAAAACAACACATGCTGCTACAACAGGTCCAATAAAAGTTCCCCTCGCAACTTCATCTACACCCGCAATTATTCTATTATTATCTGGAATGATATATTCGGTCATCTTTAATTTCTTTCAATGCGTTTAATAGTTAAAAACTATTTTCTTTTATATAATTGAAGAAACTAAAATCATATTATCATTTTTTTATATTTTTGTACCCTCGTGGCGTAATTGGATAACGCGTTCGACTTCTAATCGAAAGATTGTGGGTTCGAGTCCCATCGGGGGTACAAGAATTACATATTTTATTTATTTTTTCTTTATAGAAAAAAAGAGTACATAATCAATATTTTTTTATAATTTTAACAATTTTATATTTTTTCTATTATTTTCGCAATTATGTACTCTTTTTTATTTCATATATATTAAATATGAAGTGTTTATCTTTCTTTGATGATATTTATAATTATATACTTAATATCTTTCACTCTAAAAAAGAGAGTAATTATGAAGAACTTAAAATATTATTAAACCCTAAAGAAGATATTAGCGATAACTATGGAAATCATAAATATTACTATTTAGAATAAAAATTGATTTTAAAATATTTTATATGAGAAATTATGGAGCAATACATTATGATGCGTCGTGCCGAAAATGAGTTTATAGCTTTGTTGGATTCTTTCATTATAAATGCTCTCAAAATATTATTATTGATATACATATTTATGACATTTATAATTATAAATGCCTTTGTGAGGATTTACTATTATGGTGGGAATATCTACATCAACCAATAAAGGGTGTAATATTTTTATATAATAATGTTTTTTTATTTATATTTAAAAAAAATAATATATTAAACCATTAGCATAATATTAGTTATGAAAATGAATGCGAGTAATACTACGAAAATATATTGAATTATTATATTTCCTTCTGTATACATATTATAAACGCTGCTTTCTGAAACATTAAATCTGTCTATGAAATTCTTATAATCCGTAACATTGAAAACGCTGTATATAATTACTAATAATAATATTGCCAAAGCAATCATTTTAATAAATTGTTTATAACTTTCATTAGTATATAAATTAGTATTTGTGCTTGCTAATAATGCTAACACTACTCCTACGGCGGTGAAAATAGTACGATTAACCGATTCGTATATTGATGTTTTAGATAGTAAAATATTGTTTTCAATTTTATTCATTTTTTTTCTATATATATATAAGCAACATTTTTTATAATAATAAGAATAATCCTATAAAAACAATTATTATCCCTATAAATTGTTTTAAAGTTATTATCTCATTGAATAATAAATAAGACAATATTAGAGTTATTATTGGATAACATGATATAATTACAACACTTATTGCCGTTTTATATTCGCTACTATTTAAAGAAGCTATGTAATTATATTGGCAAATTAAATAAAATAATGTAACAAATATAAATAATAATGTGATTATTGAAAAATCATTGTTTTTTTTGATATTATTAATATCATTTATAATTATCTCATAATTATTGTTATATAATAAATATGGTATGCTAATAAAAAAACTTAATAATATTATAATAAATATAATACTGATATTATTAATTTTGTAATTTTGTAATATTTTGTAATATTTTGTATATTATAGGATTTAATCCAAAAATAAAAGCGGTTATTATATGTGATATCATTTAATATTATCACACATTTTTTATACATGATAAATAAGGATATTTGTCATATAATTTGAATATTGCTTTTTCCTTCATTTTAGCTTCTATCATAATATCAATATGTATATTATATTTATCTGGTATTTCTAATAAATATTCTGGTATTTTTTCTATATAGTCACTATGATGCCCGCATTTACCTTTACCTTGTTCGCTAACATGGAATTTAGGTTTAATGTTTCTTTTTTTCCAGGTTTCTAATATTTTAGGAATATAGTTAGAAGGTATATCAAATATTTCATATGGATGTATTATATTATAACAATCATAATGATGAGTATCAAATACAACAGGAATATTGACTTTTTCCGAAACTTTTAGACAATCTTCTATTGAAAAATTTATTTCGCAATTTTCTAATACCAGACGTTTTTTAATATGTATCGGTAATTTATTATAATTATCACACCACCTCTCAATAGTTTTTTCTTTATCACCATATATTCCACCACCATGTATTACCATAACAGAATCTTCACCCAATTCCATGAGTTCTAAAACATTAGCATGATAATCTAAATCATTTATAGTATTATCAATTACATTTTTATTTGGACTTCCTAGACAATTAAAGTGTCCTGGGTGAAATGTCAGGCGCTGATTATATAACTTAGATTTTTCACCTATTTTTTTTAATAAATCTTTCGCAAAATCTAAGTTATATTTTGGAGCTTTAGGATTAGATATATGTGGGAACAATTCACTTGATAATCTAAATACTTTGATACCATTTGCTTCGTTCCAATCCATCATTATTAAAACATCTTGGAGGTTTTCTATTATTTTAGCTTGTAAATGCTCTACTCCTTTTGTTAATAGTGTTTTTAATATAACACTACGCGATGAAAACACCGTCGGGCAACATTCGCGAAGTTCAATATTTAAGCAGCAAAGACCTAACTGAATAGGTTTATTTTCACTATAAATTTTGTTGTATTCCATTTTATACTATGTGTGATAATATACCTCACCATATTATCATATCATTTTTTAGAAATTATAGAATGTTAAATATTAAATACTAAAAAAAAGAGTACATAATTTTATTTTTAATAGAGTTTTATAATTTTTTAGATTTTCAAAAGTTTTTAGAGATTATGTACTCTTTTTTATGGCTATTATAATTAATACTTTTAGAGATACTTAATATATATACCATATCCATATGGCTATATGTTATATGCTATAAGGTAATATAGATTTTAAAAAGAGTACATAATTTTATTTTTAATAGAGTTTTATAATTTTTTAGATTTTCAAAAGTTTTAAGAGATTATGTACTCTTTTTTATGGCTATTATAATTAATACTTTTAGAGATACTTAATATATATACCATAATATCTTAGTATATTTGATAATACTATATGGTGGATACAAGGTGCTAAAAAGAGTACATAATTTTATTTTTAATGGAGTTTTATAATTTTTTAGATTTTCAAAAGTTTTTTAGAGATTATGTACTCTTTTTATGGCTATTGACAAAAGAATATATAGTTTTATTTATGGTAGTTTCTACACCAAATAAATAATGAAAAATTATACCTGCTATAAATAATGTTAATGTTATTAATACAAAATCTAAAACATTTAGGTTAAATATATATGACATTAATCCAGCACCTATAATAGTAAAAGCCACGTCTATTATTGCGATGTCAAATAATCTATAAGAATGAACCCCTTCGCCTTCTTTTCCAAACATATATCTATATTCTTTAAATATACACATACTAATATTATCTATATTCAATACATATATAAAATTGACCTTATAAATATTAAAATTGATATAATATATCGTATTAAAAATATATACACGAACATAGAATGAATTACGACATGATATTTGAAATTGTATTTTCCAACGATACAATTTTTAAAAACATTAATGTTAAAGAAGCAGAACTTATATTGTGTACTTATAAAAAAGCATCTTATAATGCTGATATTATAAGACCAATAGAAATAGATAAGGGCGAACGTTTATGCGATGAAGTTTATAATGCTATTTCGCAAATCATAATAAGAAATAAGTTTGATATATTTCAAAATAGAAAAAATAGCATATATAAAGATGAAGATTTTGAAGTTGATTTTAGTGATATGATTTGTGAATATATGTCTTTGGGAGATATAGCTAAAAAAAGATTTGATTATTTAATAATAGCAGATTATATCGAGTTTTTGAAAAATTGTACTTATTATATTAGCCAGCATGAAGAAATTATTATTACTAAAAACTATAAAAAATTAATTAGTGAGATAGGTATATGTTTTGATATTAATATCATAAATAATTATCCAGATATCACAAATGGTATAGACGAAGATGAAGAATATTTCAAAGAAAAGTTAATAGATACACATTTATATATATAAAAAATTGATACTTATATATTATATATTTTTTATATAATGATGTATCAATGTATTATGAAAAATAACATTCATGAAAGTATATATGATATTTCAGAATATATATTCTTTTTATTGGAAGGTAATATGTATTCTGATAAAAAAAAACTGATATATGATTTAAATAATTATATCGATAATTATATTAATAATATGACATTATATGAGTTAAATAATGTCATAATACATTATGGTATTAATAATGCTGTAGCAAAATATAGAGAAGATAACGAAATATCTAATATAGATAGCAATAATTTTATTAGAATAATTATTAAAAACCTTGTTAAAGAAACATATAAAATTGACAGAGTGTAAATTATACAAATACATATTCGCTTTCATAATTTTTATCCATCAATAACTGATTTTTTACATTTGTTATTGATTTTGTATCATAAATATTATAAAACACATTATTTATTTTAATCATTTTTAGACCACTTCTCGTTTTATATATATTGAAAAATGTATCATTTATTTTAATTTTTTCTGTTGTCTGTATCTTACCTCCATTCTTTCCCATATATCTATATTTTTGAAATTTTTTAATTTTTATAGATAAAAAAATAAAAATTGATTAGATATAAAGATATAATATATATTATATATAACAATGAACGTGCTCCTCCCCAAGAACTTTAACGTAGACAAGATTAAGTATTCGGAACTCAAAATTATGAAATCTGGTGCTAAATCTGTTTATCTTAATTATTCTGGTAGTAAAATTAATATCCAAACCCCTGTTATGAATATTCCTTACGGAGTTAATGACAATCAAAAATTTATTAAGGATGATCCCAAGAGAAAAGATGAAGCACCTAAGTATGACATTACAGTTTCATTCAAAGGTTTAGATGAAAATCCTAAGATGAAAGTATTTCACGATAAAATGAAAGAATTGGAGCAAAAAATTATTGATGATGCTTTTGCGAATCGTCTTGCGTGGTTTAAGAATAATTATAATAATAATAAGGATACTGTTTCCACTATGTTTTCAAGAATTGTAAGGCATGATAAAGATAAAGAAACAGGAGAAGTAGCAAATAAATATCCGGCTACCTTTAAAGCTAAAATCCCTTACAATTCTCTTGATGGAAAATTTGAATTTGACGCATATGATATGGATAATAATGAAATTAATTTCGCGGATTATGTAAATAATCTAAAAGGTGGTAAGGCCCAATTTATTATTCAACTAAATGGTATCTGGTTCTCGGCTGGAATGTTTGGTTGTAGTTGGAAAATTGTATCTGGAAAGTTTATGCAAACTAATACTGCTAAACCAACCTTTATTGCTGAAAGCGATGACGAAGTAATTGAAGATGAAGAAGATGAGGAAGATATTGAAGTTGACACTGAAGCAATTCAAAAAAAAATGAAAGTAGCCGATAAAGTAACCGATAAAGTAACCGATAAAGTAGCTGACAAAAATAAAGACGAAGATGACGAAGATGACGAAGATGACGATGATGACGACGATGAAGAAGAAGATGATGAAGACGACGAAGATGACGAAGACGAAGGAAAATCTAATACACATGAAGATTCGGAAGATGAAGAAGTAAGTCGTCCTGTTACACCTCCGCCAGCTCCTATCGTAGAACCATCTGCGCCAGTTAAAAAAGCGGTTAAAAAGGCTGTTAAAAAATAAAAGAACTTTCTATATCAGTTATTCATATATATTATATATTTTTTATTTATTATAAAACAAATATTATAATAAAAACAAATATTGACATTATAAATCTACCAAGTGGATATGGTTCATTATATTCTTCATCAAAAATATCTATATTATTTGAAAATAATTTAGATATCATTTCTAATATTTTATATGATATTGGTAATGATAATACGGCAAATATTATACTAGCATAAATAGCCGTTTTAAACTTTAAAATATATTTATCTATAAAACTATCTGGTTCTTTTTTTAATTGATTTATATTATCAATCGTCGCAAATTGTGAGACTGGCGTATATACAAAATTAGGTACATTTTTACTATATATATCCATTCTATTTATATATATTCTACATAATAATATAGTAAAAAATTATTAGACGGATTCGCATATACATTTATCCCGTCTGTTTCTCCAGTTAATATTTCCTCTCTTCTTCGCAAATCTTCTAATCTATTTAAATCATTAAATAATTCTAAATTATAATTATTAAATATTGAGAAAATATTACCTAATCTCGAAGGAGTATTTACATTTGATAGCCACGTTGGTACATTTTCATAAAAATCATCAGAACACAAAGCTAATGCTTTGACAAAATTACATATTAATACATACATTAAATCATTATTTTCCTTAATCATTTTAATCGCATCTTTACAAAATTTAAATACAAATTCTTCATCATCCACATCTTCTACGCTTGTTGCGTTTTCCAAATCTAAAAAATATAATTTACTTTCACTATATTGATATGATAAATCCTTAAAATACTTTATTGATTGTAATATTTTTTCTCGCGACATTTTATTAAACCATTCAGGGCTATTATAGAAGCCCTTGCTTTCTAATTCTATTGATAAATCGGTATACGCATTTAATTTCGTTATCCATTTATTCTTATCTTGCTTGGGTTTTATATTATTATATTCCATGAATTTATTTAATTTCCATATCATGTTTTTAGTTATTTTTTCTCTAGTATATGGATTATATGGCTCTTGTTTATCCTCGTAACATTTTTTAATAAAATAATCTAATTCAACAGCATCAAATCCATATACTCCTTTAATATCATTTAAAATAAATAATTTATTTTTCGGTATATCGCTAATAGGCTCGCAAGTAAATAGGTCATCGCTATTAATTATATAATTATAATCGGTGTTTTTAGATAATAAATAGTATTTATACTTATTTTGAAATTTTTTTATAACATATTTATCTCGAATATTATAAGTTTTTGAATTTAAATTATATAATAAATCATATAGTTCATTTTTTGAATAATTATTGTGATATTTAATATATTTTTCCGATAATGATAATAAAATATTAAATGGTATGTTATTCAATATTGATTTAAATAGATTTCCTGCCTTCTCTTCTTTATATTTATATTCATTAATATTATCAGTAATATATTTATACAAATTAAATATATCAATCATTTGTATTACTTCTTTTTTCCCGAATATTAATTTAAATATTTTATTTATAAATAAATCATTATTACTATGATAACCGCAAAAATTACTATTGGTTTTAGCTATTCTACTACATAATTTAAAAGTTTTTTTATCTCTATTAATACATTTCATATTGTCTCCCATATAATTAATTATTATTTTTAAATAATGCGTTTTCTATTTATATATTCGCCCTATATAATAACCCCGCATTTACATAACTATTATAATCATATAATTTATCTCCTAATAAAACGTATTTAATGCCATTTTTACTAACTACCTTTCCCTTATTTTTAATTAATTTTTGATATTTTTGATGCTGCTGTATCTTACCATCAGAACCTATATTTTCAGTATATGATAATTTATTATCATTAACATTTATAGGCCAATTATAACATTTATAACCATTCGCGAGAGGTTTATTTTTATTTGAATGAATAACACAATCTATTGAAGATGATTTTAACATATTCAAGAACCCATTAATTAACCCTTCTTTTTTCTGCGCCAAAAGTAATATATGCTCGTCCGTCGTTAATTCATTATCTTTTTTTCTCAATGTAGGATTATTTGCCAATTGCTCTTTTGTTAATTTCATTATATACATATAAACACCAACATTTTGATGCTCCTTTGGTAGAGACATATGGCTACATGTTCTAACTGCTCTGCCAATAACCTGATTGATTCTAACAGAATTCCAGAAATATTCAGTTATTAAAACGCGTCTTACATTTTTTAATGATATTCCCTCGGCACCCGATTGTGTAATCATCATAGTTTTCACTAATTTACCATATCGCTGATCTATGTTTTCTAAACCATCAATTTGTATTTTAATATTATCTGGTAATAATGAAAAATCACCATTAAATAAATTCATTAATATATTTGTTTTCGTTCTATCAGAATTAAATACCACATATCTTTTATTATCATATTTTTCATCAAAAACATCAACATCCTCAATAATATATCCAAACTCTTCGCTTTTTGTAACATTTATTTCAACATACCCATTTCTATTCATCACTTCTTTCAATATACCTAAACCTTCAACCATGCGAAATTGCGAATATACTAATACTGAACCAGGTGATTCATTCATATCTTTTAACATTTCGGCAAATTTAGGGCTATATAATTCTTTTAATTTATCAACATTAATAGCATCGCTTTTACTTAATTCGTTCATAGCGGTCTCTAATTGTTTTTCATATTGTGTAGCGACAGCTTTATTAATATCCTTTTTATCTACACTTTCCTCACTACTATCATCGTCTTCTACATTTTTCGCTAATTCTTTTTTCATTATAAGGCGAATATCTTGTGGAAAAGCTCTCTTAATATTATCTGGAAATACAAAATTACATACCATTCTACTGAAAGCTCTATATACAGAATTAACATCGGCGTTTCCTTTATTTCCAAATTTCTTTTTTCTATCATCCATATCCATCTCTTTGCGTCGCACCTCTACATATTTATTTAGTTGATGATTTGTCATATTTAAATATTTATAATTTGTGGGTAAAACATTTGGAAAAAATTCGGATCCCGTTGTTTTGTAATAGCTTAATGTTCCTAATATTCTCCTTTTAAACAAGTCTTCATTTTTAATTTTAATATTTTCAGGCTCACTATCATTTATAAATAACCTGTCAAAATCTTCTTTTTTATTAGGTAGTGCGTAATTTTTTTCAACCTGATATTTTGTATTTAAAGTTATACCATTTATATTATCCGCAACTTTTTCATTTATAATATTATCAATTAATGCTTCAAAGTCGCTATCACTTATATCATTATTATTATCGTATACTAAGTTAAAATTAAAGTTATTATCAGGATTATATATTAAAAGCTTATCTATTTTTTTATTACCACAATTTGAAATCATAATTTCGTCTTCATTCATACAATTACTACGCAACTCTTTTAATACATTAATTATTTGCTTGATATTTTTAGTAATCTCTTTTTTATCTATTGATGGAAAGCGTGGAGCATCCATTTTCTGATTATTTTGAAACTTAAATATGCGCGCCTTCGCCCTTTTTTTAATAATACTTATTATATTATCTACATTTAAAAAAGAATACCCATATATAACATTATATCGGTCTGTCAAATATTTATGCGATAATAACCATTTAGGAGGCTGTAACCCTTGTGTCTCAAATATAATATTTTTATTTTCCTTTAAAGCATTCTCAAGATTACTTTCTAATAATAAATCGCATGATTTTTTAAATTCAGGAGTACATTGTATATTTTTCTTACCATTTCTAACATCATAATAAGCATTTTTAAAATCTTCTAATAATTTTTCGCTTGGATTTTCATATTTTTCTAAAATACAATCTTTATCATTATTACATTCCTTATTTACTCTATTAATTATATCTAATACCATCTTTTTATATTCATCATTATGTACGACTAAATCGTCAATGTTTATTTTAACATTATCAGTATTTAGTTTTAAGTCACTAATTATTTTGTCCGCCAATTTCAATTTCATAGAACCAGCAATACCATTTGTAACAATTAAATAAGGTTTCTTATTATTCACTAATTTAATACTTTTTATCGACGAAGATAATACATCTTGATTATTAATTTTACTTATAATCTCACGTATTATCTTAGTATCGTCAATTCCCCAATCCTTTTTTATTATTACCGATGAATCTTTATCTTTTCTAACAAAATTTTTAGGAAATAATATAATATTAACATTTTTATCATCGTGATATATTTCGTCAATATAGTTATAATGTTTTGAAGATTCCAATGTATTAATTAAATTCATTTTGTTTGCTTGTCCGTTTGCTATAGGAATTTTATATGTAATCATGGGACCTCTTATTAAATTTATTAATGTAGCTATTTCATAAGGTTGGTTTATAATTGGTGTTCCAGATAAAAGAACTATTTTAATATTATTAGCATTCATCATATGATTATAAATAGTTCGCGCTAAACGGGAACCATTGACTATTCTACTTATAAAATTATGTATCTCATCAATTATAACAAATGTGTCATCAAATGGAGAATCCCCTAATTCTTTTATCATTTTAGCTGTTAAACCATTGTAATTTATAAAAGTATAGCGATTTCTAATAATATGTACTATCGTCTGGTCTACTATATCCTTATAGTTGCTAGGAATTTTAGAATATTTTGTCCCTTCGACTATTATTTCTGCTCCATTTATATCTTTATTATAAAGCGGTACCCATACCAAACCATCTTTTTTAATAATTTTATCAGTTATAGCATATTTATTTAAGGTTTTCATCATTTCCTTATTCGCTTTTTCTACTTTTAGCAATGTCCATGACTTCTTGAGATTTAAACCAGTTTTTGATATTTTCATTAATTCATTTTCATAATTTTGTGATAATGACGCGGGTGTCATTATTACTATTTTTTTTCTATTTATATAACCTTCGGCAGCAGCAATAGATGCCGCCGATTTACCCGAACCTAATTCGTGATATAATAATATCCCGCGATATGGACTATCAAACTGCATGTAATCTTTAATAATCCTCTGTTGTGGAAATAAAGATACCGATTTGATATGTAAATCACAAGTTCCTTTATCACATTCACAACCCGATTTTTTACTTACATCATTATTAATACTATTATTCTCATAATTTTTAGGGTGAAATGTATTATATATATATTTGTTATATCCAATGCGATTAGTTAACATCCAATTATCGGGTTTTACTTCAATATCCATTGTCTTTCTATTATTATAATTTAATTTATATTATAAAAAAATATATTAATATTATAAAGTATAAAAATGATTAATGTAGAAAAATTATTAGATAAATGTGAAGCCATGACTTTATTATGTACTAAATCAGCTACTCACTGGAGTTTTGTTAAATTTTGTTTCAATATCCCGCTTGTATTAACATCTTCGGCAATGTGTATTATAAATAGTATTAGCGATAATGCTAATGATATTAAAATACCTAACATAGTCGTAAATGCTGTAAGTGTTTTAATAATGTCTTTATCAAATAGCATTAAATCCAGTGAAAAATTTGAGATATTCAAAAAATTATCGCAACAATTTATGTCATTATCACAAGAATTAGAATCCTTAGAAGAAAATGACGAAAAATATAAGGAAAAAATAAGTATTATTAATCTTAAATATGAAAATTTAATACAAGATTGTGCTTTTGAAGAGATACCATATAGACATAAAATGAATGTAGCAAAATTATTCAATGATGCTAACAGATATGTACCTATACAATTAAATGGAATTATTGGCAATAATTCAATTAAAAGAAGAAGTAATCCTAAATTAATAACTAATGATGTTTCTCTCGTCAATATTAGCAATATAAGTGAAGAAAATATCAAGAAAGCCAAAGAATTATTATTAAAAACCAATAATATGGATTTCCATAATAGTGAAAACGTCTAACTATATATAAAACCCATATCTTCATATAACATATCTTCATCGTCATTATCCTCATCTATCGCAGATAAAGGCTTATCATTCTTTTCATTATTATTATACAAATCATTAATATCAAAGTTTTCTTTTAATTCTTCATCGTCATTATCCATAAGATTATTCTTTATCCCAGCTTTCTTTAAATTAGTAATCAATTGATTATCATCTACCGTTTTATTATTTAATATGCTTAATTTTTTCTGTTTATTTTCCTCGCGTTTTTTATTTAAAAAATCAATATTTTCTTCCATAGTTGGAAATGTAGCTACGTTAAATATATTTATTAAATATTTTAGAATATCTTTAGAATTTTTTTCTATAAAATCTCCGGGCAAATCAACGAGTGATTTTAATATATTATTTTCAATATTATCTGGTGTAAAAGGCAAGCATATTACTCTACTTAAAATATATAAATTAATCTTATTTATTTCATTAGATATATCGTCATTTAAAACCTTATTAAGTTTATATAAATCCTTCATTATATATTTAATATAATTTATAGCATTTTCTATTAGCAAATTAATATTATCATCTTCATAAATGTTTTTATATGTAAATAGCATTTTAGATACATGTAACATAACATTTTTATAATTAATTTTCTTAGTAATAAAATTATTATATATATCTTTGTTGCTTATTCTTGCTGTTTTTGCTGCTATATTTATATTATTTTCTATATATTTATTAATATTTTTTGAGTTATTTTTGAGCTCATCTATTACATTATTTGGTAATAATGGTGATTTATCATACATCTCATCTAACCATTCCGTAACTATATTTTCATTATTTTTAACATTATAAGTATATTCATCGATGTGAATAATATCTATGTTTTTATCTATCATAATCTCGTCTTTTATTCCCTTGAATTCTGGGATATATCTTAATAATCTTGGACTATTAGTTACTCTATTGCTACCATATAATTTTTTAATAGCAATTAAATCTTTTCTACCCGCCTTTATCATATCCCCATCAGTATCAAAAGTATCATCTATTTTCTTTAAACAGCACCCTATCAAAAATTTATGTATTTTTTTATAATTAACGCCGGGCATATAAACTAATGCGTTAATATAGTCTTTTTCAAGCTTTTCTTTGTTTCCTTCCTTGAAACTTTTTAATAAGTTAGCTTGTTCTTTGAGACCTCGCTCTATCTTTTTTTTCTCATTATTTATTGTTAATTTACTTCGCAATTTTTCTAATATATCTAAATATTTTTCTGATATTATTTTTATAACATCGTCTGTGAGTTTATTATATTCACAATAATTATCTACGTTTTCTTTTAAATATTCATTGCTTATTTCTAATATATATGGCAATACGCCATTCTTAGCATTTTTATCTAAATTAGATATAGGCGATCCATAAAGATACCACTTATCAACATACACGTTATTCATGTAATTTTCATTAATTAATATAGTATTATTTATTATTTTTTCTTGTACCGATATTATCCAAAATGACACAGCATTCGCTAATAATTCATTTAAAGAATTTAAATATTCATCATTTACTCTATTTATAATAACATTAATATCATCATCTACGTCTTTATATATGCCTTTTTTAATATTTATGGGTTTTATTTTTAAAAAATCTATTATCATTTTATTATCAATTTCCAAGTTTTCCTCACTAAATGCAATTTTGTATCTATTAAACTTTGAAGGAAGACTTCTGTAATATTTGAATAATTCGTTACATAATAATTCATAATCTATCTCTAAATTTGATATTTTGCTTATATTACTTAAATCCTTTAAAATTATACCACAATATTCAAGAAATCCTTCCTCATTTTTATAGTTAAGATTTCTTAAATATTTATCATATTCATTATAATTTTTATTTATATAAATATTCTCATCTATCTCTGTAGCAATATTTTCCATATCTTCTAAATCTAAATTATTATTAACGTAAATATCATTAATACCTCCTTCGTAATTCTCTCTATCTTCGCCTTCTTTTATCTCTTTCTGCTCTCGGTAAGATATTAAATATTTTTTACCATCCTTATCGTAGTCAAAAATATGATCGCGCGAATATTCAAACAGAGTTTTCATATATTCTTGTTCATCAATAATATTATCTAAATTATCATTTGTATTTAAAATATTATTTATGCTTTCTATCCCTTCAATAATATTTATATTTTTTATAGATGCCTTAATTTTTTTTAATATATTTTCAATTTCATTTTCATCATTATTTACAGCATTTATAATATCATATATATGTAGCTTATTTATAGCTATTATATCATCTAAATTTTGCGCCTGATATTCTTCAAGCATTTGCTTTAAATTATTTAAAAAATCAATGGTTTTATCATTTAATTTTATTAGTTTTAAAGATGATGCCAATTTATCAAAAAAAGTTAATTTTTTATTTATTAAATCGCATTTTTTTATTTTGAAACCTTTTATTACATCTTTTCTTTCTTTTTCATAATCTGTAAGTGATATCATGTGTTCGCATAATATTTTAAAATCGTTTTCATTAATAAAATCCAGAGACATGTCAAATCTTTTAAATATATTATCTATATTTGAATAATCAAGAGCAAAACTATCTGTTAAATATTTAACAACATCATTTATATCCGGTTTAACCCTTTTAATCAATACATTTATTTCATTAATATCATCGGATTTTATATAGTTAATATTTTTACTATTAAATAAATGTGAAGCTATCTTGTTATATATATAATCATTGATAGTACAAGTAGGTATTTTATAGTAAGCCGCTAATATAGGGAGATTGACGTTATCAACGGGATATACAGGGTAATATACAGGATACTCTTTATTTTCGGGCTGTATTAATGCGTTGATTTTTGCGGTAGGCTTAAATTTTAAATTTTTAGACGACGCATCATATTTAATTGAAAAAAAATATTTGTTCTTTGCCTCCTCGCTTTGTAATGTGTTTAATTTTGATAATTTATTGAATTTCAAAGCATCATCCTTTTTCTCGTCATATAGCAACATATTCTCTTTTTTTTCAGCATCAGTATTAAAAATATAATTATCATAATTTGACAATTTACCTTCTTTATTATTAGAGTATTCTAATATATCATAAAATAGTTGCGTTACTGATTGTGATCTCTTTTTATTTTGAAACATTTCAAATAGATTTTCATAAATATCATTCCTTGATAAAGCAATAAAATATGGGTTATCTTTAATTATTTCATCTAGTGTCAATATCTCTAAGTATTCTATATCATCTAACTCTTCATTTTCTATTTCAAATATATTATTCTCAATCTCTATCGGCATTTAAGATATATCCTTTCTCTTTAATACAAAGAGATATATAAAATATTTATATTATTTACATTATATTATTTTCTATTGAAAATTTATTCCAATTTATCTTAATTACTGATATTGTATCAATAATGTCTTTACAAATAGCATCAAGGAATGAAATAGCTACTTTATTATCATTTAGCTCTTCAATAGTGATTCTAATAATCATTATCTTTTTTAAAGGATGGGGGCAAATATAGCCTGCGTAAATACAATCATAATTATTAAATTTATTTTTTTCCCGAATATATTTATTATGTATATAAGATTGTATAATATTTCCTAATGTATCATCTTCATCCTCAATTATAAATTCGTAACATCCTTCAATATCTTGAAATTGTTGAATTTTAATTTTATTTGATTTTTCCAAATTAACTAATTCTTTTCTGATATTATTTAATTTATCCATAATAATATCCAAGGATTTCGGTATTAAATATTTGGGTCCTACGTTAATATTTATATATTCAATATTAAACATAAATCTAATAGGGTCTCCATATTTATTTTTATAATAAGCCCTTTCTTTATCCAAAATGCTATCATATTTAGAAGCTTCTAATGGGTCTTGAATATATGTAAAGTTAGATAGTGAGACGGGATTAAAAGACGCGTTATCCCTACCAGTTTTTTTAACAACATTCGCAGTAAAATGTAAATGTTCTCCTGGTCTTAATCTTGTTATTAAAATATTATCATTAGAAACTTTGTTTGGCGGAAATATATCCCTTAATTTTTTTTCTGTCAATTCTACACCATTCATAGTACCTGTTATATCTTTCGTTGTTACATTCATAATCTTATTATTATTATTTTTAACATTTAATTCAATAATTAACGAATTATCCTCATATGATTCAATTTCATCTTCTGTTAAACATATTGGAATTAATCCAATGCGATGAATGATAAACTCGTTATGTAAAGCACCATTATTAGCTATAATATTAACAGATGGTTCATCTTTGTCTAATTTTTCTCCAATAATACCCGGTATAGGAATGTCCGTTAATATTATACGCCGAATACCATTTACTATAGACAAATCAATGTCGTTTATCTCAAAACTATGATTATTTGAAGGGTCTTTAATATCAAAGGTGTAGTTTTTAAACATTCTATACTTACTTATATATTAATAAAAATGTATATTCTATATATCAATTTTTCAACGATTTAATTTATTTACATTATTTTTTAATTTTTCTAATAAATTAAGCATATATTCATTTTGGTTTTCATCTTTAGTTAAATGGGTACCGGTAATAGTAACTATAGGTTTTGCTGTTATTATTTTCACCATTATTTTTTTTCCTAAATTATTAATAATTCTATGTAATTTTTTAGTATCACTTAATATAACATTATATTCCCTTACTAATTCTTTTAATTTATTTAATTTATTGTTTTTTAAATATAAATGCTGTTTTTTAATATTACTAAGCATTTTCTTTTCATTTTTTATAGTATCGTTAATATATTTTTTTAATAATTTAACATTATAATCAAAATCTAAGGGTTTATTGCCTCTATTTTGTTCTATAGATATATAATTTTTATTTATAATATCTATATCACTCTTAATATTTTTTAAAAAAAGTTCCAGTCTATTTTCTCTATTTTTAACTTGATTCATTATATCTATTTATATAACTTAAAAAAATAAAATTACTTTTTATTTACCGCAGCAATGGTTGCTACTATTATTATCAATATCATTGGTAATGTTGATAATATTGCTACTATCCAACTCCAAATATAACATTCACCCTTTGTTAAACAAGTAATATTATAAGCAGTCAATAAAATTATTAAAATATAAAATACATATCCAAATAGGTATAATCCCGGACCCATTAAATAAATATTAACTGTTAACGCAACTATTGTGGCTATTAGACTTATTACTATATATACCCATCCTTGATTTGAAAAATAATCCATATATGTGTTTATATTCTATTAAACATATATATTTTTTTATGATATTAGGCTATTCATTATAGCAAAACACATAGATGTTCGTGGATGCATCTCATTAACTGGGTTAGAAGCAAAGAATTGAATCAATGTTTTAATATTTTTAACATCGTTACATTGACATAGATAATAATATACATTTGAAGATGTAATCATCCTTTCTTTATACGTTACTACTTGTAAATTTCTTAATTGTGCCAAATGATATTGAATAATAGGTGGGAATTGTTTATCCAAATCTTTGTTCATTTTATATCTACCATATTTTGGATAATATGTAGTCGTTGATACATAATAGCTATATAAGCTGTCTTTAATAGTAGAAATAATAGTATGGATTAAATATGTAGGATCTATTTGTCTACCATTATTATCAACTGGCAATACTAAATGTGGAACATAGTTATTAATATAGTCTTTAATAGTATAATTATGTTTATTCTTCATATATACGCTTAAAATATTAATCCATGTATTGGGATGACACGGGTCAGTCTCTTCACGATGATTAATAATATCTGTTGATACTTTATATAGTTTAATATTATTATCAATTAATTTTTTAATAATAAGACCATAACTATAGGAGTTTGTATTAATATGATTTAATGCCGAACTAATATCACTAAATTCTAATGGATAAGTAACACCTAATTCAACAAAATCATTGATTTTTACATTGCTGATATCTTCCTCTGTCATTGAATGCCTATTTTTAGTATTAACATGGACGATCTCCATATATTTTTCACCCAATACATTAGTATAATCAATAATATGAACATTTTCATGATGAATTATAATAAACTCATAAGATTTGCTTTTGTCTAAATAAGATGTGAACTTATTTCTTAGGAGTTTAGATACCTCGCTATGTGATAGAGATAGCTCATCTTGATTTAAAAGTTTTCCAAAATATTTATATAAAATTTCATCAAACATATTCCCGTGTGTTTTTGTAGGATGGGAAAATTTCGAACTATTCGCATCCGGACAACTTGATGTTCCGAAATACCAATTATCATCATGATTATAAATCGTAATCATAGTACCATCATATGCTTCATAACATTTATCTGTATTATTATACAATTTAGACATATAATTAGCAATATCTGATCTTTCCGGAATAGAATTCGCAAACGTAACTACCACATTATTATTAAAAGATTGCGTGAAATCTAATACAATACTACGGCATTGCTCATATAATTCTTTATATTCATAAATACCACCCATCTTATAATTATTATGTAGTAATACAATATCGCTGCGATTTTTAAACTTTTTAACTTTGATATTCGGCCACAGATGATATTTTTTTAATACAATAATTAGACAATTTGAGTAAGTTTTATTATCATCATCAATGCTATTATATATGTTATATGTTTCATTGATGATATCAGAAATATTTTTGGGGAAATTAATAATCTGTGGTTCCGAATTCATAATTATATATATTAATATGGTTTTAAATCTTATATCAATTTACTTTTTATAAAACTTATCGAACCATTCCTGTCCTACTTTTATAGAAGCATCTTCACTTGTCATTTTATTCTGTACTATATTTTCGCGCATTTTTAAAAAATATTCTAAACTCTGATAATCAAAGCCTTCCTCTTGAACTACCATTTTATACAGCATGGGATACCTCTTTTCAAAAAATTCAATATTATTAATAGTATTCTTTAAATTGCTAATTATTTCTTCGTGTTTCATTTTATTTTTATTCTCCTCGATATTCAAAACGATTTCCTGTACTATATCTCGTATTTCTTTTGTTTCCATACCATCTTTAATAAAAGATGGCTCGTCTTTTGTCTTTTGTTTTTTTTTATTACTACTCATTTATTTATTTGAAACATTATTATCTTTATATAAATATATATCTAAAAGAGTACATAATTGTTAAAAAACTTTTAAAAGTTTAAAAAATGAAAAAATAAAAATAAATTATAATTATGTACTCTTTTTTGGCAAAATTGATTACTAATATATTTATAATGAACTATAAGCAATGGAAAATTATACTGCCAAAGTTTATTACGATGGACGCTTTAAACTGACATCGGAACTATATAATAGTCGCGAAGAATTGATCGGCTATTTTAGTTTGAACTTTTATGACCAATATCAGTTGGAAGTTGACATATGCGAAGAATATCAAGGGCGTGGGTTATCTAAAGTATTGTTGAATAATTTTGCTATATATTTGCTAAATTGTAAAAAAGGAGATAAATATATTTTATTTGACAGCAACACACAGCGCATTTTAAATGATTATGATATATTAGCTATTGATTCGGATGCTAGTGAAAATTCAAATGGAAAATCTTGGTGGTCTAAAATAGGAATGATAGAAAATAGATATTATGATAGAAAAAATCCAAACATTTCGTATAAAGGATATGAAAAAATAATCACATTGGGAGACTTGCTTAAAAACATTAGGCAATAAGCCTAAAAAATAAATAATATGTAAATATCTGTTTTTTATATTACCAATTAATATCTATATAATAATAGAGATTATAATGAAAAATAATATAGAATACACAGAATTAGATTATAAACCTAATGTTCCAGTCCCTCCTCCTCCTAAAAATGCCGGATTATATACAGGTGACGTTTTATTTGACAAAAAACCTTGGGGTAATAGTTATAAAGCACCTTCTATAATACCCGATGCAGTAGCATATAGTTCTCAATTTTACGCAAGTCATCATATACCATCATATAATAGACCCGGAAATAATACAATAGATACACAATTATATCAAAAATATAATAAAACTGAAGATAACTATAATTTCAGTTGCTATGTTAATAAAATTTTAGGTTGAGGTTTTTTAATATTCTCCTTATGTTTTTTTAAGAAATCGCATATATATTTATATGTCTCATCAACTTGTTCAAAATTAATACCGCCAGTAATTAATATACTACCACTTTCAAATAAAGCACCAGTGACCTTTTTACAATCACCTATAGCATTACCACTTCCCTTTCCATAGCAAGTATTGGGACAACAACATATTCCATTCTTTTTTTTACTTTGCTTATTCCAAAAGTATTCTAATTTTACACCTTGATAAATACCGGGTTGAAAAGAACATTTATTATTATACTCATCGCTAATAAATATTTTATGTATTTCCTTTCTTTTCAAATCAAAACCTTTAGTCAATTCGGGATCTGTATAAACCTTGAAATCAGTATTAATCATCCTTATCTTAAAGTTTTGATATTTTAATTCATCAATGTTATTTAATGGATTTATTATATCAGATGATACGTTTTTATAGATATGCTTGATATTTTCTATAATATTATTTACAATTATTTCAGTATGTGTTACATCTTTTATACCCGTAAGCTGTATATTGCCATTCTTAAATATCTTGACATTTGGAATATAAATATTATTAAACATATAAATAATAGTAACTTGATTGTCAAATCTGTTTTTTTTTACCTTATCTTTTTTACTCTTTCTCCTTTTTTTAGGGTAAGTTCCACGCGATATATCCTCTCCATCTTTCATAAATTGAATCCATACAATACCTTCTTTATCGTCAAAACATTCCTCTTTAATTTTAATATTATTGAATAATATATTTAAATCTAAATTAATATTTATTCCTATATTCGCGTTACATGTAATAGTTGAGATTCTATATTTTGAAAAATATATTTCGGACATTATAGCAATATATATAAGAATTATAGCCCTTATATCATTTTTTATTTTCCGCTACATTAAATTTTCATTATTTACATTTTGATTCCCAAATGTTTATTGATATTGTTTAATTCATTTTTTCCATTTTGCCCTTGATTATTTATATTATCCGTTATATTTTTAATATAAGATGTATTAACAACCTCGTAATTATAATTTGTAGTTATCATTGGTGGCAAATTTATAATATGCGTTTTGTCGTTTGATAAATGACTTTTGCGAAATTCTTCAATAGATAATGGACCATTAAATAAATTTAATAAAAATCTTGAAGGGGCTGGTCTTATTGGCTTTGTAAATCCGTAATGCTTACTAAGCATTTGGATTAAGCTATTAATTTCCCATACTTTATCACTCCCACAATGAGAAGAAAAATTATAAGCATTCGCACATTCCAAAGAGCAAAAATTACCAAATAACACATACGTATCACTTTTAACATTGTATTTATAAGGCATCCCATATGTTCTATCTTCTATGGGGTGGCAACACCAATAGCAATTATTATTACATTTAAAAATATTCTTATTATATCCATATTCAAGCATATACTCGTTGTTTTCATCTATATTTTCTAAATTATTATCCTGAATATTATTATATAAATTTGAATCATTCAAATAGTAACAATCGGGTTCATAAGGTTTGGGTAATTCAACATTATCGCAAATAATTATTTCATTATTTATATCCGCGATAGGCAATTGTAAAATTATATCTTCATTATCTACCTTTGTAATATCTTTAACAATAGTGTTCATCAAAGTCTTTTTTTTTTTCAATTCTAATGATTTATCTTCGCTGTTTTTTGCTTTTCTTGCCATTTTATATTATTTTGTTATTATGTTAAGTATATAAGAAGTTATATATTTATATATATTTCTTAAAAATAATCCTTAAAGTATGCGATATTATTAATAATATCCTTACTTAATTTTTTAACAGGCATATCTGTATCATTGTCAAAAGATTTCGCCTTACCAGGACTTATACATTTATCTTTTATTTCTTTTATCTCTTTCCCCATATTTACTATAACATCAATTAAATATTTAATTATGAAACCTGCTATAACTATAATTATTAATACAAATAAATCCATTTATTATATGATATACTTATTTTAAATGAATAAAAAAATTATACAAATTTTAACTGGGCACTACCATTTATTATTGTTAAAATATTTATTTCTCTTACATAAATGTTTGCCTCATATTTAACATCGTAAAAATAATTATTTCCTAATATATTTTTAGTTACATTTTGATATAAATTAAATATATCATCATTAGTATAATCATTCAGTTTTAATAATATAGATGTTTTTATTTGTGAATTATTATATGATCCCGATGTATTTACCTTTTCTGGAAACAACGCAAATGAATATGAATATATTCCCGTTCTAGGTACATTCGTATGGTGATAATATGGTTGAATATTATTATAATATTCGGCAGTATGTTCTGCGCGAACTGTATTCGTCCAATTTATAATAGCACTTGATAATATGCCCATATTCTCTAAATAATAAGGCGAAGCAGTATAGTTTAAATAATTATTATATTTACTAACCATATCATTTCTACGCATAAACCATACTATCTCCTTAATATGATTATTGGCATTATTAATATCACATGTTGTCGTCGCATCCGCGATAGTATCAATATTTTTTTCAGTAAATTTAACAGTATCTATAACATAATCATAACTATTTGTTTCTAACAACATTTTGCTACGTTCAATAGTATCCAAAAAAACATATGTTAAATGAAGTTCATTCTTAACATCGTGGTTTTTCGTTTTAGTAAAAGTGTCTATTGAAATATTCGCATTATGTAATGTGTTATAAAAACTACTACTTACATATGAGTTTAACTTATTACTCCATATTTTATATAACCCTTCAACACCTCTATCATTCGTGTATACATCAAGAGTAATCTCGTTATTTGCCAATTTTAATAATGGCAATGCTAATGACGGGTTTCGCGTAAACCAAAAATTCAATGGTATTTGTATCTCTCTCTCTTTTATACTCGGATTTTTGCTCGTAATACTACTTATCGGATAATTGATATTATACAATTTATTATTTATTAATGTATATTTCGCTTGAAAACTAAATGGTGCTATATATTCATTTACATTCCCTATTAATTTATTATATTCTACACCATCTTTATTCGTTAATTCATTCCATATATTCAACCAATCACTATATAATGTTTCAATAGTTTTACCATCTATTAACAACTCTACCCTTTTTATATAATTAAATCCTAAATTTTCCACCCATCTAAATTTTAATTCATTATTAGAATATATATCAGGGATTCTAAATGATAAATACATATTTGACAATAAATCTCCGTGCCTCTCAATTTTATATGTCATTTTAACACTTTTATAAAATCCCCCATTCGCATTATTTATAGGGGCATTAACCCTCTTTTCTATAGAAAAATTAGTATGTTTTCTATAAACATATTTATAATAATTAATACATGGATTAATAGTTATATATTCGTCCATTTGTCCGTTCAATACCAATTGCATTAAACCTCCCCCCATTATTATCTTATAATATCAATACTTTATTATTATCTTATATTATTATATTACATATATCTAATATTTAGCTCATAGTAAAACTAAATATATATTTTTTTAAACTTTCATAGCTTCTATCACCTTGATATTCCGATATCTTATTGTCATTGTTATCAGTAGCTATTATACATGGAAAACCAGCTATATTATACCTGTTTATATCGTCTTTTTTATCGGCAATATTTATTTTTTTAAATTCAACATTACTTACGCTACCTATATCATTATCTAATTTTTCCCATACACCCGAACCACTGAATTGATCACAATATCCACAACCTTCCATATAGTAATATATAACCCTTTTTTTATTATTGGTATTTTCACTTGGCATAATGGTATCGTTAATAAAATTTTCACATAATTTCTTATTATTTATAAATAATACTATTAATATTAATATAAATATCGCAAACAATAAATATATCACCAAATTATTGCTTTTAACCTTAGTCTTAGTAAATTTTTTTATCATCCTAAATATTTACTACATTATTTTTATTACAACAGGGAGTAAATAATATATAATTATAAAAATATGAATTAACATTATTTTTAATAAAACTATTATATTTTGTATCCTTAACCATTAAAATCCTATAATCTAATTTGGAATAATCACATACTTCATCGTCTTCATCTTTCACAACATATACGCTATTATTGTTATCTCTTAAAAATTCTATATATGTATTTAAATTTTTATTGTAAACTATTATCATTCTGTAAATTAATTCAGTTTGATATAATTCTTCAATATCGCTAACGAATTCATTTATTTTACTCAATTCTCTTATTGATATCGTCATTCGTATTTTAATATATATATTATCGCCTTATGTAAATTTAATTATATAAGATTATTTATATAATTAATAATTATAATGAATGATAATATTATTAAAATTGAACTTTCATATTTTTTAGATAAGTATAAAAATGTTGAAAGTATTCCTGTAAATATTAAGAATAAGGTTGATGAATTAGAAAAAAATTATAATTGTTTTAATTCATTATATGACCCTAAAATGATATGGGTTAAAAAAAATTTTGTTAAAAAAGAAAAACATTTACAACAACGAAATAAAGTTCACGTTATTATACCGGACTTCGAGCAAAGTTCTGTATTAAAAAGAAAACTATTAGGATTATTAAATAAATTAACTATTGTTAATAAAAATAACATTTACAATAAAATTACTGAAATCATTGGTGCCGAAGACAATGATAAGACTTTTGATATAATATGGGATTATATATTATTAAATGATAATATATTATATTCTAATATATTGTCATTTTATGATAATACATTTATACAAAATAAAATAAATACCAAATGGAATAGTTATATTCAAAATAAAGAATGGAAACCACCAGCATATATATATGATAATAATATATTATTTTTAAAAGATGACTATGATATATATTGTGAATATATTAAATGGAAAAAAAATATTATGAATATAACGACAATATGGCTGAGATTTAAATTAGATAGCATAGATATTTTATTAAATGATATTTATAACTATATAATTGAAATTATAAAAGAAAACATAGTATATAAACATATTTTAGATATATTTTTAGAACAGGTATTTTTAATACTAAGTACCCATAAAAATATTAATATTATTAATAATATAAAAAATATTGATATTAATAATTTTAATAATTCTACTAAATTTATTATTTATAATATTTTGGATTTAGAAAATAAATAATTTCTATATTATAATATAGAGTAAGAAACGCAAAATATAATATGAAGGAGTCGGATAATAATTTGTCTTTCTATACAAGTTTAATTATACAAATGATATTTGTTATATTACTTATAATTATATATTCGTATTTATACAAGCTTGAAAATATCGGGTGTGAATGTTCGGAACATCCCAACAAAGAATTCATCAAAAACTTTACTATAATAGCTTTAGTCTATTTCTTTGTAACTGCCTTTATTTCGCTAAAAGGTGTCGCTAAGAGCATGGGTAACGTATTCGTACAATTAGTATCAATCGCTACATTTATATTCTTCTTATTATTCGTTGTATATATTTATTATGCTTTTGAATATGTAAGATATTTAACCAATGAAAAATGCAAATGTTCGGAGGATATGTCTAGAGATGTTATTGGCATTGGAACTATGATATCTTTATTCTTATTCCTAACCTTATTATTCACTATAATAATCATCCCTATATTACTTAGCACATTAAGCTCCCTTTTAGAAAGATTAGAGGTATTTGAAGATGAAGTTGAAAATACTATACGCAATCCTTTAAGAACCATTAAATCTACCCCTAACAGAATCGCTAATTCCGTTAATGACGTTGGTAGATTTGTTAAAAAGAACGCTACTAAAATAAGCAATTTTAGAAAAAACAAAAAGAACTAATTTATAATTGATATTTTTTTTTATATATTTAATGTACGTTTATTATCATTATTTACCTTGTTTCGTTTTGCGTTAGTCTTTTTTAATATATGTATATCCGCAGTATCTTCAATTATTGAAGTTATTTCTTCGTCACTTACAGATAATGTTTCTATGCGATTATCAAAATCATCTTCTACTGATATTTTACTATGAACATTTTTAATAATATTATCTATATCTTCTGTAGTATTATTATATGCTTGATTATTTGATATAGGCTGTTTTTGATAACTTTGTGGCTGTCTTGATGTCATATCGCTCGTAAGTGACCCAAATAAATTATTCACCATTCCAAATATTCCCATGCTGTCGCTCATTCCACTCATTCCTGTATTTTTTTGCTGTACATTTTCATATTGACTGGTATTTGTTACATTTTGAGGTATTGTATTTCCCATCATATATTGTTTTGCCGCGGCATTTTGAAATTGTTTCATTAATTCTGGATCCGATTTTAATACATTCTCAATATCGGGCAAAGGTTGGTCTTTAAACATTCTACTTGTTAAATGAAACATAAATGCGCTTCCTGATAGTGATATGAATAATCTTAATTCCGGTGCCATCTTTTTACCGGTTGATTTATATTTATAATGTAATTCTTCAAAAATATCATCGTAATCATTAATATTCTCATTAACTTGTTCGGACCATCCGTCTAATTTAATAGAAAATGGGTCATAACGAGTATTCATATATTCTGATCCCGATACAAAAGCCATTAACATTTTTTGCTGAAATCTAATACTTCCATCAAGCTCTTTCTCCTTTAAAATTCTACTATATTCTGATTTCATTTCTTCTAAATCAGAATTCATATTAAATTTAAAAGGTATTTTATAACCTTTTGATTCCAATCTATCCAATTGATAAATAATTTCTCTTTTTTCATTTAATTCATTTTTAATTATATCCTTAGGACTCATATATTTTTTTTTAATTATTCTACTATCACCGCTACTGCCTCTGCTGCTACCACTCTCGTCACTTCCACCGCTTCCACCGCTGCTACCACTGCTGCCGCTTTCATCGCTTCCATCGCTGCTGCCGCTTTCATCGCTTCCACCGCTAGCGTCACTTCCGTTACTCGCGTTACTCGCGTTACTCGCGTCACTTCCTGCTACACTGACATTATCATTTATAAAAGAACGCTTTTTATTAGAATTAATTTTATTATAACCAGTATCGCTACCACTTGTTGAACCATCTATGTCTCTATCGCGATTTAATTTATTTTTATAAATGTTTTTAATATTATTCATATATTTTGCTTTTTCATATTTACTATTTGAAGCTGTACTTATTTTTGATGAACGCGACGAACGCGATGACATAGATATAACATCATCACTTATCTTCTTTTTATTAAATAAATTATCATCTATAAATGTATTTTTATTACTCGGTATATTAAAATTAAAAGAATTTTTAAAACTTTCTTTGTTCAATTCTATTAAATCTTCATTTTTATTATTTAAATTAGATATTAATGACATATTATATATTTATTGATAATCAAATGTTTATATATTTACAATAATTTATATAATAAATATAATACGCGCATATTATTTTCTTGCTATAAATTCAAACCATTTCTTAAAAAATACCCTTCCTGTTTTATAAATATATTCGGGATGAAATTGCATCCCTAGTATTCTCCTTTTCTCATTATATATCATAACTATCTTTTCATTTAGTTTCTTTATAATTTTGTACTTTTTATTTATATTTATTACATAATCTTGATGATAATAAACATAATCCAATCTTTTAACTTTAAAAGGATATGTTATTTTAACTTTTTTAACATATTTTTTCATGCCATGTTTAAAACTATTTATATTAGCTCTTTTACTATTTTTAATAGCCAAATATTGTAGCCCATAACATATAGCGAGTATTGGTATATTATATTTAAATATTATATCGGGAACTTTTGGTGATGCTTTTTTTAATATAAAAAAATCCGAACCACTTACTATAATCCCTGATATATTTTTATTTTCCAGTATTTTTTTAATACCTCCCGTGTCATGATATCGTTTAATATATAATTTGGCATTTTTACCTATTGCTTTTTTATATAGCAAATGTTGTTTTTTCCAATTCCAATCATTGCTATACATAGAAATCAAAAGAATATTCATTTTAATATAAGCAATTATAATTTTCTAATGATTCACCTTTAATATTTGTTCTAATATAAGATACCGCCTGTAAACACGAATCGCTTAGGTCGTCTTTTTTTTTATTTTTACTAAATATATCTAATAATCTCTCACTATTTTTAATATAGTATTCGCATATCTCAATACTTAATTTTTTATTTAATATATATTTACCTCTTTTAAAATTTTTAGTATTTTTTTTTTCTTCCTCTATATTTTTATCAATATGTGATACAAAATCATGCGTTTTCATTTTTAAAGAAGCATTAACAAGTACCACATTCTCAACTATGCCATCCCAATGTTTTAATAAACTAAAATAATTATATATAATATGTTGTATAGTTTTCATAATACCATTTAAATTTGAAGGCTGATTTTCTATTAAAACATAATTCACTATATTAATATTATTCTCCTTTAAAAATCCTATTATAATATCCATCTCATTATAAATGCGTGTAGATATGTCTTCAATTCCTTTAATTTCCTTCTTAGTATCAGCTAATGTAATGATACGCCAATCTATTATTTCCAACTTATCTGTTTTTCTCAATATACAGAGTGCGAGATTTTTAACACCTATGTCAAAACTTACATATATCATATTTATTATATTATTAATATCTTCTATTTAAACCTTTATACTTTTTACCATATGCGATATTATATTTTTATTAAACTCTTTTACATTATTATATTTAATTAATATAATAATATCCCTCCAAAATGTATCATTAATATAACTGGAATTATATTTATTAATATTTTTATGTTTTTTATACAACCATTTATATATTTTCTCTTGCTTTTCTTGATTATATGTATGTGGAATATTATGCATTTTTCGCGCCTCCGTCAATTTTTTTATAAACTTTTTTAAATCACTACATTTTAAATAATTTTCAGATAGTCCATCCCATAAATTATTAAACTTAATATAGTTATATGAAGGGCATAGCAAAAAATTGTTATGATAATCTATAAATGTTGGATTATTGTCTATTATCAATAGACGCTTCGATATATCGTGATTTTTATTAACTTTCATAGTTTTTTTAATCATAGGCATTATTTTTTCAACTGATTTTTTAATGTTACCATCCTTATCTAGTATACAATTATCTCTTGTAAATATTGGTCTATTAAATTTAATATTATTTTCCTTTTCTATAATATTTATTTCTTTAATAGCCCATTCTTTTTCAGAAGCAGTATAAACAAAAATATAGCTATGTGGATATATTTTCTTTATCATAGTCATGAAAACATTAAAATAAGGTCTTATTAACAGAGATTTCTTATTATAACTATTTTTTAATATTGTCTCGCATTTTGCTTTCTCTGTTCTAAATATTTTTATTTTATTCTTCATTATATTTTGTATATTATAGATATCACATTGATAACTACAATCTCCTATTATCGTACCATCCAAATCTATTATGAATACATATGGTTCCATAAAGTCTATTATATTATATTATTAATATAATAGAAAATATATGATTAATAATAATATTTTTTTCTTTGGAGGTAAAGAATTAATTATTGATGATGAAAAATTTTATACAAATAATATAGTTATATCGGAAAATAATAAATCTCAAACATTATTTAATAATAATATAGATGATTATATAAATAACAAATATAATATTGAAAAAAGAATTTTATATTATAATTATATTTATAAAAAATTATTACATATATCTAAGAATAAATGTCTTGAAAATAAAAAGTTTGATAATAAATATAGCGGTTATACTATTGCTGACAAAATTAATTTAATTAAAGTTATAGGTACTGAAAGTTCTTATGGGGTTATATATATAACAAAAATTAAAAATGTCATAGGGACTTATCCAATAGTTTCAAAAATACTTATATCTAATAAAGCTAATTTAAATGAGATAAAATTAAATTTAGCTATTACAAAAAAACTACTATTAAAGAAACTTACTAAACATTTTCTACTAACTTACAAAGTTATTAGTTGTAATAAGATTAAAGATAATTTGCCTACTAAAATTAATAATAATAAATATCACATTATTTTAAATGAATTAGCACATGGAGATCTTAAACAATTATTTACTATTAAAAATGTTGTTGAAAATAATAAACTTGTATATAATATTTTTATTCAAGTTATGTTATCAATACTTACTTTTCATAACATAGGATATATACACAGAGATTGTCATTATGGTAATTTTTTATATCATCGCGTTAATGATGTAGGATATTATCATTACATAATATATAATAATGACTACTATTTAAAAAGTTGCGAGTATAATATATTAATATATGATTTTGGTTTATCAAAAAAACATAATTATAGTAAAAAATATAATCTAACCCTATTCAAAGACTATTATAGAATATATCACGCTTTTTTAAATAAGAGTTTTTTCATTAATCACAATGATGTATGGAATAAAAAAGAGCAGATATCAGTTGAAGTATCATTATATGCTAAAAAATTTATATCATTATTGTATAATATGCGTGAAAATATTAACTACGAAGATGTAATAAATAAATACTTTTTACCATATTTTATTGAAAATAACAGCGAAATATTTTCTAATAAAAAACCTATCAACGCAAAAATAATAAATAAAAATAACCCTTTTATAATAAATAAGCATAAAATATAATTAATTATTTTTGCTTGCTTCTATGAGTTTATTTGTATCATTAATCATTTTATTTCTTCGTTTTTCTATATATTTTGACATACTTTCAAATCCCGAATATATAAAATTATTTAGAACATCATCTGTAAGTGTCATTATTATTCCCTTATTTTTAAATTCAAAATTCATTAATTTTATATCAGGATAATTATCTGGAATATAATAATAATCTATATTATCATCATCTATATGGTCTTCCATCACTATTTTAACACGTTTTTGCTCATATATATTTATCAATTGTTTTAATAAATATAATACACTAATCTTAGGCTTAGGGATATTAATATCATCGCATTTTTTATGATAACTTTTATGTATTAAAAGTCCTAATATATTATCATAAGGTACATTTTTGAATATATTAATTGGCAAATTATTAGTTAATCCACCATCATAATAATAATCATCGCCAATTTTTGTAGGTTTAAAAAGTAGAGGTATTGACATTGATGCCGAACAAGCTTTAAAAACACAAACATCTGGTGTATCCTCTAAGCAAAAAATTTTGTTTTTACATGTATATATATTTGTCGTCGAAACATAATAGTTTACACCGAAACGTTTGGCTAAATATGTAAAAGTAATTTTTTCATCTAGATTCTTATATTTTTTTTCAATTTTGTTTTTCATATGATTAGTCAATAAATCTATATTTGTTAATCCACATTCTGTAATTATTTTTATACAATTTTTATAAGGAATATTACATAATTTGTTGTCATTAATAGAAGTCTTAACAATATCCTCTATATCTTCTATATCTAATTTAAATGCTATAGCTAATCCAATAAATGCGCCAATAGAAGTTCCTGAAATATGTGTAATGTTTTTATGTAAATTTTCTAAATATAAATATCTTAAAGCACCTATATATACAGCACCTCTCATTCCACCTCCCGATATAACTAAATGTGTAATATTTAAATCTCCCATATCAGTTATTGATATAATTAATATTATTTTACTTATATATTAGAACTATATTCATTTACATTTACATTATAATATTTTAATGCTTCGAGAGCAGAATTGTTTTCAGCTTCTTTTTTATTTTTGCCCGTTGACGTAGCTATAATAGTTCCATTCCTGTCTTTTACACAATACGTAAATAATCTATTATTATCTTTTATATTAACTGCTAATTCCTTAAATTGTGGCATATCTTGTAAATAATGCTGCATATAAGATACTAGCATATCTTTATAATTATTCTTAATTCTAATTAATTCACTAAAATCTATATAATTTTCTATAATATATATTATCCATGATTCAACTATGAAATATCCTGCTCCAGAATAAGGTGAAATTTTAATATTTTTAGGCAAAGAAACTTCATCTTCTTCCGTTTGAAAGTCTGTATAAACGGCGCCTATAAAAGCTTCAAATATATCCTCCATAATCTTATAATTAGTTCTCCCATTTGATTCTTCTACCTGTTTAGATATTATAGCATATTTTGGAAAACCTATTTTATCTGATAAATAACCTAACATTTTTCCGTTTACAATTTTAGTTCTTATTTTAGATAAGAAACCTTCACTTTGATCTGGAAATCTATTATATAAATAGCTCGCAACTATCATTCCAAGCAATGAATCTCCTAAAAATTCTAATCTTTCATAAGAAACATCTTGGAGTGGCAAGCAATCTTCGGGGCAATTAATATTACTTTTTTCAAAATCAGTATTTTTCATAGTACAATACGATTTGTGAACAAAAGCTACACGATATAAATTGATATTTTTAAACTCTATACCTTTTAATCCATTATTATCTAATAATCTTCTTAAATCATCGGGTTGAAGTAAAATGTTTTTATTATTATATGGTAAATTTTCACTATCAATATCCTTTGTTTTATTATGGATATTTTCAATTCTTTTCATGGTTTATTATATTTTATAATTATATATTATCATTTTTTCTTTTATACATTAATATTTATATATAAATATTAATAGTATATTTCTTTTAAATAGAATAACATATAAATGAGTTATAATGATACAGGAGGTATAGAACCAACTATACAACTTAACTCGGTTGGTATAGGATTTCAATTAGATAATGATGGGAACGCCATAAATCTTGATGGTCTTGATTTAAATAAGAATGAATATTTAGTTGTTGGTGAAAAAACCTATTATCCTCAAGAAACCTCGCAAAATAATACTAAATGGAACTTTATAGTAAATTCTGAAGGTGTCGCTGTTAATACTTCGCGGAGCGCAAGTTCTAATTTTTTAGATTCTCAAACTTCGCTATTTGTTGATAATAATATTTATTGTAGTGGTATTATAAAAGCAAATGGTCTAGAATTAAATAATATAGTAATTAATAATACGGATCCTTTAACAAGTAGTTTAATTAGAGAATTTATTATAAGTGCTAATAAAATATCTGCCAATCAACCCTTTCAAGCTGGTATTGACACAAGTTACGAAGATGTTTATAATTTTAATTATAATATTAAAAATGTTTATTCACCTTCCTTTTTAACTTTAGGCGGATACGTTGATACATATATAAATACTCATCCTTTAAATATTGTTTCTAATGCTAACAATAAAGCCGATAGTCTTCATATATCTATTAGAAATGATGTAAATAATGAAGACGAGCCTTGTAAGTTTTCGATGGGTATTATCGGAGGCTCCAATATATCACCCGCTATAATATCTACAACAAGCGGTATGCCATTAGAATTTCATGTCAGCAAAAATTCATCAGATATAAATAAATTATATGATCAACAATCATTGCCTCAATATATAAATAAAGAGGATTTTCCAGCATTGGCAATAGACTCTAATAATAATGTTGCCGTAGGTATCAATAAAACTACAAAAAAAACATTTACTCGCAAATCATTATATGACGGAATAATTTTTAGCGACGAAATTAATAGCGAAGAAACAAGATTAGAAGTAAATGGAATAGCATCTTTTAATGATATATTAATGTACGATTATTATACTAATACGCAAAAACATTTAGATGAAATATATATCAGAAGTTCAGGGATAAGTGTAATAAATAGTACTCAAATAAAAGAAGGGGATTTTTTAGGCAATAATTATACTTTCAATAATATTAGCATAAAAAACAAGATAAATACTAATCTTATTGATGTAACCGGTAATTTAAATGTTGCTAATATTGTAAATACTAAATCCTTGCTTGTAAATGAAAATGCCAGCTTTAGCGGACATGTAAATTTTGATAATGATGTTAATTTTAATAATGTTGAAAATATAACAATAAATAAATTAAATATTAACAATGATATTTATATTGGCAACAAGAGAATTACACCGATTGATATAAATGACCCTTTTACAGGATATGGTACATATAGTAAAAGCGAAGATGGATCTAACTATTTTTTCGTATATGTTCATAGTAATATTGCTTCTTTGGATGCGAATTGTAATATTAATTTTCCTAAAAAAATGGGTATCGGTCTCCGTCCAACTGATGGATTTGATGGTATTCTAAACATTATAAAAGATACTACAGAAACGAGCAACAATTTTGATATAACTATGAAAAATACTATAGAAAATAAAGATTATATTGCTAATATTGGAAGATTATCCAGATTAGATTATGGCGATAATAGTTTAATCATTAATACTAACAAGGTACCTGAAAAAAACAATAACATATATTTTTATCCATCAACGGATATGTCAGAAATTACAAGTAATTATTATTTGCCGAATATTAGAAATACACCTCCTACATTATCATTAAATAGTAAACGTGTTGCTATAAATAAATATGCCGCGCGCGTTGGATATGAATTAGATATTGAAGGGAAAATAGCCGCAAATAGTTATCATTTAACAATCAACAATGAAATGTATAGAACTAGCTCATTTCTTTATCAACAAAAGAATTTTTTTAACTTATATGATAGTAAAACTGACAAGTTTTGTGTCAATTACAATAATCTAACATCTTATGCTACGAATATGAAAGGTTTCAACGTTAAAGGAGGTATTAATTCTGATAAATACTACCAAAATAATAATGAAATAGAAACATTACAAAAAACTAATACAAATGAAGCTTTTTATACTAATAAAAAAATAGCATTAGGTTGGAATGGTGAAGATGTCAATGTTCCTCTACAAATAAGAAATAATACAACTAATGATAACAATTTTTCGGTAATTAGAATATATAGAGGTGTTAGAGGTGGTGGTGCTAATAATAACGCCGATTATAGCGGTATTGATATTTGTGAATATGATAGATATTTAAATAATGATAGAAATGCCGAAAGATGGTTTATTTATAAAAATCACACATATAATGATTTAAATTCAAGAAATGTTCAAAGAATTGGTCCTCTACAAATTGGTTATATTGATAAAGCCGTTAAGCCCAAGACATATGGTATGTCATTTTATTATGATGCTATTACTTCAAATTATCATATAGATGTTAACAATCCCGAAATTAACTATGATGATAAATCCGCTATGTCAATTTACGGCGATCTTAATGTTCATGGAAATATTAATATTATAGATAATTTTGGATCTAATTATAATTTTAGATTATCAAACTTATCAAATTTAACAAAAATTACTCAATATATTACTACTATTAATAATCCTGTTAATAATAATAATAATACTAACAATGATATTGAAAATAATGACATCAAATACAATGGTAATAATATATTATTAACTCCAAATAATAGTGTTATAGTAGACTCAATAGATAAGAACGCTATTCCTATTATTGTTAAACAAGATAACTCAAATTATTCGGTTGCTAAATTTATTACATATGCTGATAATAATATTACTAATAATTCTGCTAAAATAGAATTGGGAATATATAACTCAAATTTTAGTATAACAGATGATAATTATGAAATGATTAATAATGTTAATAAAATGGTGATGTTTGAACTAAGAAGTGATGACAATATAGAAACCAATTTTAGTATGAGTTATTATAATGACGGATATTATAGAAATTTTTATAATTATAAAAATTCTATTGATGATAATGGTAATTTATTAGGCTCTTCTACACATATAGGTATAGGTAATAACATTAATAATAATAGCAATGTTACATTACATATCGACGATATTAATAAATATGGTATTCAAATAACAAATAATAATTATGCTCCAGCCATTAATTTATTATATACAGGTGCGACAAATAATATGTATCATACTATATCAGGTGGCAGCTTTGATAACAATTATAAATTTAATATTTCTGTAGCCAATAATTCATATTTCAATGAATTTATTTCATCCAATGTTTTAACTATTGATGCTTTTGACGGCGTTAATATTAGAAAAGGTGCGCGCTTCGGTTTCAACGAAGATATATTAAATGAAACTATGGTTATTAAAAGCGATCATAATATATCAGGTGTGTCAATTACTAATCGCTACACAGCTAATTATTTATACGATAGTTTAGTTAATATAAAATCTACAGATATAGGTATTTTTATAAATAATAATAGCTGGACCAATGATGATAAAAAATACGAAGCTTCTTATAAATATAATATTACATCATATCCGTATCTAGATAATAGTTTAAATATAATTAATCAAGATGATGCTAATAGCGATGACTATTTATTCAATTCAATAGTTCTAGCTTCTAAAAATCTAACTTTTATAACTTATCATTCAAACATATTGACCGAATATAATTCTTCAAATATCGAGTTTTATTTTAATAACTATAATTTGAAAAATTTTGATACAAATACCTATGATGATAATATTACGAATTGTATTTTTAACTTTAATACAGATACATGTAATATAAATATAATACCTGACATAAGTTATGACAATAATATATTATACGCAAATGACTTGAAAAAAACTGACATAATTATTAGCAAGAATTTTAGCAATAACCTAGCTTTTATTGATAATATATCTTCCAATTATTCTTTTACATACAATTATAGCAATTTTCTTTATTTACCCGATGACGTTAGTTGTAATTTTGTTTATAATTATAATTATACTTCAAATATTATTAATGATAGTAATATAATAAATATTAAAAATGAATTATATATATATTTACTACCATTTGATAGTAATACTTATTATAATGAATATATGCATACAGAATATGATAATAAAAAATTAATTAATAACGGCGTATATACAAATATATATTTAAATACCTACAGCTCAAATATTATCAGAGTGAATTCAAATATTAACTATAATGGTGATTTTATTGCCGAGCGACATAATAATATATTATATACTACATCTAATTTATTACCTGATATTTTTAAAAATAGTGAGATTGAAAATAATTATATTGACTATAGCTATGATATATCATTAATTGATAATATTTCTAACATTACATTATCTACATGTAACTTTGTATTTAATAATAATGTTAATAGCATAATTCGCGATATGTCATTGGAATTAATTAATACAAATTATTCTGTCAATGATACTTTTGAAATATATAATACTGCTTTTACTAACACTTTAAATTTTGACGATTATTATTATATTCCTGCTCCTAATCAAAATGATGATTATACATTACGTATCAAAAATTATAATTATACTAATTTTAAACCACATATAATAATTGCTAACGAAATTAAAGAATTAAATAAATTATCAGGACATGAAATATATAGTTATGATGGTGTATTTGAAGTTAAATATTTAGATAGCGCAACTAATGAAAATTGGACTCCTCTTAAAATTGATAAAGATGGTAATGCTTATTTACAAGGAGGTTTAGATATGCGTGGTAATATTAGGTTTGATGGCAAAATATTTGACGCAAATGGCAACGATTTAATAGAAATTTTAAATAAGAATTATTACAAAGAATATGAAATAAATTCTAGTAATATTCATTTTAATTCTTTGGGTTCTAATGGTCTTGAAATTAATTCATATTCAAGTTGTAATTATGATAATTTTAAGTTTTTTTATGTAAAAGATTACACTTACGCCGATACAACTGATGTTATGGTATTACATAAAAATATTGATGAAAATACTATATATAAATTAGATTTATATGGGGATATTGATACTTCCAATGGTATATTAAGGGTTGAAGGTAGAGATATTATTAGAGATACTTGTAACTATATTTTAGATACAAGCAATGTAATTTCTACGAGAATTACAGACCTTGTAACTGATGTTATAACAGAGGAAGCTAATTCAAGTAATAAGTTTATAGTTAATCATAAATATGACTATAATCTAAATGTAACAGGTTCTCTTAATGTTGATACTAATTTACAAGTAGATGGCAATACTACTATTCTTAATACTGACGTGTTTATAAACGACAAGCTTGATATTACCAATGAGACGAATGGAGTAGCTGTAAGCATAACGCAAAATGATTTGAATAATAGTATCTTAAACATTTCAAATATTAACGATCAAGTATTTATTATAAAAAATAATGGTAATGTAGGAATCGGTGTAACTAACCCCAGCAGTTTTAAACTTGATATTAATGGCAATGTTAATATTGAAACCGGAGGAGAGAATTATATATATACCATTGATGGACGCGACATAATTCAAGATACTTGTAATTATGTTACGCATACAAGCAATGTTATTTCTACGAGAATTACAGACCTTGTAACTGATGTTATAACAGAGGAAGCTAATTCAAGTAATAAGTTTATAGTTAATCATAAATATGACTATAATCTAAATGTAACAGGTTCTCTTAATGTTGATACTAATTTACAAGTAGATGGCAATACTACTATTCTTAATACTGACGTGTTTATAAACGACAAGCTTGATATTACCAATGAGACGAATGGAGTAGCTGTAAGCATAACGCAAAATGATTTGAATAATAGTATCTTAAACATTTCAAATATTAACGATCAAGTATTTATTATAAAAAATAATGGTAATGTAGGAATCGGTGTAACTAACCCCAGCAGTTTTAAACTTGATATTAATGGCAATGTTAATATTGAAACCGGAGGAGAGAATTATATATATACCATTGATGGACGCGACATAATTCAAGATACTTGTAATTATGTTACGCATACAAGCAATGTTATTTCTACGAGAATTACAGACCTTGTAACTGATGTTATAACAGAGGAAGCTAATTCAAGTAATAAGTTTATAGTTAATCATAAATATGACTATAATCTAAATGTAACAGGTTCTCTAAATGTTGATACTAATTTACAAGTAGATGGTAATACTACTATTCTTAATACTGACGTGTTTATAAATGATAAGCTTGATATTACTAATACGACTGATGGCGTCGCTTTAAGCATATCACAGAATGATTTAAATAATAGTATCTTAAACATTTCTAATATTAACGATCAAGTATTTATTATAACAAATAACGGAAATGTCGGCATAGGTGTTACTAACCCCAGCAGTTTTAAACTTGATATTAATGGCAATGTTAATATTGAAACCGGAGGAGAGAATTATATATATACCATTGATGGACGCGACATAATTCAAGATACTTGTAATTATGTTACACTAGCGAGTAATCTTATTTCTACAAGAATTACTGACCTTGTAACTGATGTTATAACAGAAGAAGCTAATTCAAGTAATAAGTTTATAGTTAATCACATATATAATAATAATTTGAGTGTTTCAGGTTCTCTTGTTGTTGATACTAATTTACAAGTAGATGGTAATACTACTATTCTTAATACTGACGTGTTTATAAATGATAAGCTTGATATTACCAATACGACTGATGGTGTCGCAGTAAGCATATCACAGAATGATTTAAATAATAGTATCTTGAATATTTCTAATTTTAACGATCAAGTATTTATTATAACAAATGATGGTAATGTAGGAATTGGTGTTACTAACCCAAGCAGTTTTAAACTTGATATTAATGGCAATGTTAATATTGAAACCGGAGGAGAGAATTATATATATACTATTGATGGACGCGACATAATCCAAGATACTTGTAATTATGTTACGCATACAAGCAATGTTATTTCTACGAGAATTACAGACCTTGTAACCGATGTTATAACAGAAGAAGCTAATTCAAGTAATAAGTTTATAGTTAATCACATATATAATAATGATTTGCGCGTTTCAGGTTCATTGACTATTGATAATAATTTAATTGTTTCAGGTAGCACTACTTATCTTAATACAGATGTTTATACTACAGAGCAATTATCTATAACTAATAATGGTGGCGGTGTAGCTTTTAATTTAACACAAACAAATATTAATGATAGTATCTTAAACATTTCTAATATTAACGATCAAGTATTTATTATAACAAATAACGGAAATGTCGGCATAGGTGTTACTAACCCCAGCAGTTTTAAACTTGATATTAATGGCAATGTTAATATTGAAACAGGAGGAGAAAATTATATATATACCATTGATGGACGCGACATAATCCAAGACACTTGTAATTATGTTACACTAGCGAGTAATCTTATTTCTACAAGAATTACTGACCTTGTAACTGATGTTATAACAGAAGAAGCCAATTCAAGTAATAAGTTTATAGTTAATCACATATATAATAATAATTTGAGTGTTTCAGGTTCTCTTGTTGTTGATACTAATTTACAAGTAGATGGTAGTACTACTATTCTTAATACTGACGTGTTTATAAATGATAAGCTTGATATTACCAATACGACTGATGGCGTCGCTTTAAGCATATCACAGAATGATTTAAATAATAGTATCTTAAACATTTCTAATATTAACGATCAAGTATTTATTATAACAAATGATGGTAATGTTGGAATAGGTGTAACAAATCCGAGCAGTTTTAAACTTGATATTAATGGTAATGTTAATATTGAAACTGGTGGTGAAAATTTTATATATACTATTAATGGACGCGACATAATCCAAGATACATGTAATTATGTGGCAAATGCGAGCAATGTATTAAATATTAAAATTAATAATAATTTTGATATTGCTACAAATCATATACTTGATACATGTAACTACATAACTATTACAAGCAATATTATTACTAATATTATAAATGAAAAAATAGATAATTCGAGTAATACAATAGTTGATACTATTAATAATGTATCAAATCGTATAACACAATTATATACAGATGATATCGCTGAATTAGAAACTTCGCATAAAAAGTTTATAATCGATGATTATTATAATGGTGATTTATCTATTAATGGTTATTTAAATATTAATAATTCATTAAAAATTAAAGATAACAGAACAAATAATGAAAACTTATCTTCATTTGAATTAATCAATGGTTTAAGCAATGATTTTAAAAACAATTATTTATGTGGATGGAAAATATCTAATAGTAATAATAATTATATAATATCAAGTGGTTGTAATAATATTATTACAGAATGTTTTAAGATTGATGGTAATAATGGTAATACATCAATCGGGGGTGATATATATGAAAACTATAAAATATCAATTGATGGTTCTATATTAGCAAAAAATAGCATTCATGTTGCTAATAAAATTGGTATTAATAATTATGATCCATATTTTTCTATAGATATTAATGAAACAGATGGTATTAAAATACCTGTTGGTACACAAGTACAGAGACCTTCAAATGCCGTAAAAGGATTATTGCGATATAATACTACTACAGATCAATTTGAAGGATTTGGTACAGGTAATAAATGGGGTACTTTGGGAGGTGTTCGTGATGTAAATGGCGATACTTATATTAGTGCCGAAAATGTTCCAGGAATTAATAATGACGAACTAAAATTTTTTACAAACAGCAATATGAATATGATTATTACAAAAGAAGGAAGGATAGGTGTTAATAATCACACGCCTCTATTTACCTTTGATATTAATGAAACGGATGGTATTAAAATACCTGTTGGAACACAAGTACAGAGACCCTCAAATGCTGTAAAAGGATTATTGCGATATAATACTACTACAGATCAATTTGAAGGATTTGGTACAGGTAATAACTGGGGTACTTTGGGGGGTGTTCGTGATGTAAATGGTGATACTTATATTAGTGCCGAAAATGTTCCGGGAATTAATAATGACGAACTAAGATTTTTCACAAACAGCAATATGAATATGATTATTACAAAAGAAGGAAGGATAGGTGTTAATAATCACACGCCTCTATTTACTTTTGATATTAATAGCGCAGATGGTATTAAAATACCTGCTGGTACTGAAATACAGCGACCTTCAAATGCCGTAAAAGGATTATTGCGATATAATACTACTACAGATCAATTTGAAGGATTTGGTACGGGTAATAATTGGGGTACTTTGGGAGGTGTTCGTGATGTAAATGGCGATACTTATATTAGTGCTGAAAATGTTCCGGGAATTAATAATGACGAATTAAGATTTTTCACAAACAGCAATATGAATATGATTATTACAAAAGAAGGTGATGTCGGTATAGGTATTGGCGATCCTACATTTAAAATGGATATTAATGGTGAAATTAATGCCTCTGGTTTTAATATCAATGGAACACCTTTTAAAATTGAATTTCCAGCTGGTATGGCTTTACAAACAAAACATTTAACATATACAGAGACGCGAACAAAAAATGAAGCCGACACAGATTGGGTTGCCATTGATAACGATTTAACATCTGGATTTGTTATTAAAATTAAACCTTCTCATATTACTTCAAAAATTTTATTAAATTTAGTATGTCATATCGGTATGGATTATTTACACGATTCAAGATGGTGGGGGCTTAAATTATATAGAAAAATTGGTACAGGAAGTTGGCAAGAAATAACGGGAGCAAATGGAACGGGTAATAATAATGGAACTTCTTGCTGGATCTCTCATAATTTAGGTGCCGATTCAAGTATATATTCACATTCAATCACTAATGTTACGGGTTCTTACGAAGACAATCCAGAAACGACAGAAAATGTATATTATACGATTTATTGGAAATCACGTCTTGATGGTACTGCGGGTAAATTATATTTAAATAAATCAGCTGAATCTAATGATGATAATTATCCGAAACCCTCTTCCAGTTGGTCGGCTACAGAAATATGGAATGACGGCGTCCCTTATGTACCTCCTCCAAGTGGTTCTGTAATAGCAATAACAGGTACAAATGTTGGTATAGGATTAAAACCATCAACTGATAGCCCATATAAACTACATGTAGATGGAAATATTAAATGTAATTCACTATTTCAAACTAGTGATAAACGTTTTAAAAGAAATATAGAATTAATAGACGATACATTATATTTAATTAATAAAGTATCACCTATATCATATACAACCAATGATGATAATTATAAAAAATTCGGTTTTATAGCTCAAGAAATTGAAGAAATATTCCCCGACGTAGTTAATAAACCTGATAATAATAATGAAATGTATAGTATTGATTATGTGTCTATAATACCTTTATTAACAAAATCTATTCAAGAATTGACATCAATAGTTAATAAACAACAAAAAGAAATAAACGAATTAAAAAGTAAATTATAATTTTTTGCGAATTTTTTTTATTAAATATAAATATTAATTATATAGATAGAGGAAACTAAATAATGACTATATTAAATGTAGGTTATGGTACAACTAATCCTCAAGAGTTATTACATTTAGTTCAAAATAATGCTACTATTATATTACAAGATAATAGAAATAATGAAGAAAGTACTACAAATATTGAATTCATAAATGGTATAGGAAATTTTGGAGAGAACTCTTTAACAAATTGGAGATTATCTAATTCAAATTCTATGTTTTGTATTAAAAGGTCTTTAAATAATATTACAAGTAACGTATTAACATTAGAGGAAAATGGAAATATTAATGTTAGTAAAAATATCATATTAAGCGGAGATATAATTAAAAATAATGTTGATATTATTGGAGAGATAAATGATTATATATTAACAACAAGCAATATAATTTCAAATAATATTACAAGTAGTTTAACATATACGAGTAATATTTTATTTTTATACTCAAGTAATCTTGATGTTAATACAAGTAATTATATTAATAATTTAAATTCAACATTAACAACTCAAATTAATAATTTAGATAATGATTTAATATCTACTAATAATAATTTGAATACTTTAATTATAGATACTAATAACAGCAGTAATATTTTAGATAATAAAATAACTAATTTAAATAATAAAATATTTGATTCTTCAGATATTATTAAACCAGCTATATTACCACTTGCAACATCTACTACATTTGGAGCAATAATGGTGGATAACAATAGTATATTAATTAATGAATATGGTATAATAAGTGGTCAAAACGTGGATTTGACTAATTACGCTACTATTGATTATGCGAATGGTATTTCTTCGGGTTTAGTCTTTAAAAATTCTGTTAGAGTAGCTACAATAAGCAATATTACTTTGTCAGGTTTATTCTTAATAGATGGAGTATTAATTATTGAAAATGATAGAGTTCTTGTTAAAGATCAAAGTAATAAAATTGAAAATGGTATATACTTATCTAAAAGTGGTAGTTGGTTAAGAGCATCAGATTTTGATTCAAATACTGCTATAAAAGGTAGCTTTGTATTTGTTGAAAACGGCGATTTAAATGCTAACACAAGTTTTGTATGTAGCAATAATTCTTCTATTGTAATTGATACTACAGAAATTCTTTTTACAAAATTTACATCAGCCGGCCAAATATTTGCGGATAATGGGTTAATTAAAGATGGTAACAAAATAAGTATAAATCCCAAATTAAATGGTGGTATAGTGTTTGATAATAAGCAAGCCTTGATTAAACTTGATGCTCCATCCATTAGTGGTGTTTTACCCGAAAATAAGGGAGGTACTGGAAAAATATCATTAGATAATGCTATAATTTTAAGCAAACATACTACAGGAACATATGTTTCAACTATTACAGCTGGCAATGGTATTAACACCACCGGTTTATTAACAGAAGAGGCAAATCACACTCTATCTGTATCTACTAAAATAAATGGTGGGTTAGACTTTGAAAGTGGTAAATTAGCTCTTAGTTTATCACATAATAATATAAGTGGTGTTTTACCCGTACAAAATGGAGGTACCGGTGCGAATAGTTTAAATAAATTAATATCGTTAGTAACTCATACATCTGGAAATTTCGTGTCTTCAATAATTGTAGGTAATGGTATAACAACTACGGGAGCAGACGGAGAAGGGGCAATACATAATTTATCAATTAATGCTAAGGCAAATGGTGGTTTAATATTTGAAAATTCAAAAGTTGGTTTAAATTTAGCAGCCACTAATATTACAGGTACTCTTGGAATATCAAATGGAGGTACTGGGGGAAATACAGCACAAAGCGCGAGGTTATCTCTTGGTGTTGATCCTGCGGGTACAGATAATTCTGTTAATGTTACTTTGGAAAGCGTACCTAATAATTATTTATCTATAGTAGGACAAAAAATAACATCTGGAATAATTCCTGTTAGTTTAGGTGGTACCGGAAGTACAAGTTTAAATAATTTAATTATTTTAGGTGACCATACTACTGGCAATTTTGTATCATCTATTACAGCTGGTAATGGGATAAGCACAACTGGCTTAACTGGTGAAAAAATAAATCATACATTATCTATAAATACAAAAACAAGCGGAGGCTTAAATTTTGAAAATAATAAATTGGCTTTAAGTTTATCCGACAATAGTATCACAGGTGTTTTATCTAAAAATAATGGAGGAACCGGACATAATTATTTAAACGCTGATATAATACCCGCAGGTACAAGTAATATGTTTATTGTAAATAATACTATATCTGGTAATATTGTTGTATCGGGAAATATATTGCCGTCACAAAATGAAACTTTTAATTTAGGTTCTCCTGAGTTTAAATGGGGGTCTCTATATGTTGGTGCCAATACAATAAATATAGGTAACACAAAGATATCCGCGAGTTCTGACGGAGGTCTTGAAATGAGCATCATAAAGTTTAGTGAAAAAATTAACAATATAACTTCAAACGAATTACATTCTCTAAAAGGAGTTAGTAAAAATATTCAAAATCAAATTGATGAATTAAATTTAGATAATATAGCAAATGGAGATGTTAATAAATATATTATTAATGATCAATATAATGGTACTATAAGTGTTGCTTCAAATTTAAATGTTGGTAAATATTTTTCAACACTAAATCCTAATGGTAATCTTCATGTATATGGTGATATTACTATTGAAGGAGATATTAATACATTTAATCCATTAATAACCCAATATCATAGACATATATCAAACTATAATACTGGATATATAGATTTAACTAATATTGATGATGTTATTAATAAACCAAGTATTAAAATACAGCATAATGTAGGTTATTCAAATATTTTAGAAGTATCATGTAAAGGCGACGATGGTATTTTTACAATATCTTCCAATGGAAATATAGGTATTAATAATCTGGAACCTATTGAAAAATTAGATATAATTGGCAATGTTAAAATATCTGGAAATATTAATAATATAACTTATCAAGAATTAGATAAATTATCTGGAATAGACTATAATATAAAAGACCGCATAGATACAAACGACATTAACCATTCTAATTATATTTTAAATGAATCTAATATTTTATTCAATATTTTCAGCAATTTTAATATAGATACTTCTAATTATATATTTGATGTTAATGATAAAAATAATATACGTATAGATAATGTTAACTCTGCTTTAACAGCTGCTTCAAATGAAATTGTTGTTAATTACAAATTATTAGATGATGCATCAAGAATTTACATAGATAATGTTAATTCATCTTTGAATACTTCCATTCAAAATATTATTGATATTGATATACCAAATACATCTAATATTTTGTACAATAAATCTAAAGAGTTTAATAATGATAATAGTAATTATATTATTAGTATTTATAATGAATTAATTAATATAAATCAAAATGTTGGTGGTGATTTAATTGAAACATCAAATGTATTATATAATAAATCAAAAGACTTTTATATAATTAACAGCGATAGAATTGATGGATTAGAATTAAATTTAAATTCAAGTGTAACAACAATTAATAATAATATATCAACTACATCAAATGTATTATTTAACAAATCTAAAGATTTTTATAATCTTACTATTTCTGAAATTAGTAATGTTAATACTAATTTAACTAACTCGATAAATACATTAAATTCTATAGTAAATACAAATAATACAAATATTACAACATATGTCAACACATTAAATACTAATGTAAATTCAAGAATAGATTTGCTAAATACTGATTTAACCGATTATATTACCGCGAATGACGCGTATATACAAAATATAAATACATCAGCTAATATATTTACATTTTTTAATCCTTCACAATTCTTATACGCTGGCAACAATATTATTAATTTAAACAAAGCTGGTTATGAAAATTTAGGAGGAATTAAGTTGGGACCAAATACTACTATTGATAATAATGGCGTAATGTCTATCAATTTAGCAACCTATCTGGGAGATATTGAAATAAAAGGAGACCTAATAACTTCTAATTTAACAATATTGGGTGATAAAACAACTTTAGAAACAAATGTATTTACTACAGAAAAATTAGAAATAAATAATTCGGGGACAGATACTGCTGTTTCTATAGTTCAAAATGGTGTAAGTGATGATATATTATCTCTATCTAATAGTACAGGGGAAGTATTAATCGTTAGAAATAATGGTAATATTGGCTTAGGCGTATCAATTCCTACAAATAAACTTGATATCAATGGTAATATTAATATAGTATCCGGAGCTAATAACTTTATATTTACTATTGATGGCGAAGATGTCATTTTAAATACGAGCAATGATATTTCCAGAAACCTAAATGAAAACATTACGACTCTTAATAATTATATTAATACTACGAGCAATGTTATTAGTGAGCGCATCACTAATCTTGATACAAATCTAATTGCTGAAACAGCTAATTCAAGTAATAGATTTATTATTAATAATGTTTATGGAGATGATTTAAGTGTAATTGGAAATGTTGATATTAATGGTAATATTAATATAGTATCCGGAGCTAATAACTTTATATTTACTATTGATGGCGAAGATGTAATTTTAAATACGAGCAATGATATTTCAAGAAACCTAAATGAAAACGTTACAACTCTTAATAATTATATTAATACTACTAGCAATCTTATTAGTGAGCGCATCACTAATCTTAATACTAATGTAATTGCCGAAACAGCAAATTCAAGTAATAGATTTATTATTAATAATGTTTATGGAGATGATTTAAGTGTACTCGGTAATATTAATATAGTATCCGGAGCTAATAACTTTATATTTACTATTGATGGCGAAGATGTAATTTTAAACACGAGCAATGATATTTCCAGAAACCTAAATGAAAACGTTACGACTCTTAATAATTATATTAATACTACGAGTAATCTTATTAGCGAGCGCATCACTAATCTTGATACCACTAATATTACACAAAGTGTAGAAGCTAACGCTCAAAATATAACAAATGTTAGCAATGTTATTAGTGAGCGCATCACTAATCTTAATACGAATCTAATTGCCGAAACAGCAAATTCAAGTAATAGATTTATTATTAATAATGTTTATGGAGATGATTTATCAATTAATGGTAATTTAAATGTTACCAATAATTTAATAGTTTCTGGAAATACAACTACACTTAATACCAATTTATATAATACAGAGCAGTTAATAATAGATAATTCGGCGGCAGGCGTTGGGTTTGAATTAATACAAAGTAATTTAACACATGATATATTTAGAATATCAAATAGCACGAATCAAGTATTTTTAATTAATAATTCTGGTGATATTGGCTTAGGTATTACAAATCCATCTAATAAAATAGATTTAAATGGTAATATAAATATAACAGGGAGTTATAAAATAAATGGTAATGCTTTACAATATTCAGATTTAGGAATACTCCCAATAAGTTTAGGAGGCACAGGTGAAACTACAGCACAAAATGCCGCCAAAGCTATATTGCCAAGTAATATTAACACAGGCGATTATTTAAAATATGATGGTACTTATTGGGTAGGTTCTGCTATTGTTTCCGGAGAATGGGGTACATCATCGCCGAGCACAATAACAAATGATATATATCATAATGATAGTAGTGTTATATCAGGTGTTTATTATGCTTCAGGATCGCTGGTAAATATTACAGGAAATATAGGCACCGGTTCATTGGGTGAAAAAATGGGTATATATATAACTAATAATAGTAGAACAAATGCTGTAGGCATAGGATATAATACAATATCTCAAATTGGTTCAGATGTTGACGCAAGCTTATCAATTAAATCTAAAAACGCTGGTTTAGTATATATCGGCAATAATACTTCAACGCCTTTATCTATTTCTTCTACAAGCGTCGGTATCGGTACTTCTTCTCATTCGGCTAAATTACATATTGTAGAAACTTCAGGAACTTTACATAATCCTAATACCGGTTCTGTCATTATAGATCATGAAAACGATGGCGGGGCATCAAGTATCATATTTAGAAGTAAAATAAATAGAGGATCCGATTATGGTTTCATACAATATCAAGATACAAATGAAATAAATGCTACAGGCGAATTATCTAAATTAATAATAGGTACGCGTAATGAAACATCCGACCATTTAATATTAGATCCTTCTGGAAATGTAGGTATTGGAATATATTCTCCCGCAGATAAGGTACATATTGATGGTAATTTACTATTGTCTGGAACAATATCAACATATTATTCCGATGAAAGGCTAAAAACTATTACCGAAACATTGAATGATGTTTTACCTACATTAGAAAAAATAAATGTATTTAAATATAATTGTAATGACTTAGCTGAAAGTTTTGGATATAATAAAAACAAGGTTGAAATTGGTCTTAGTGCTCAGCAAATTAAAAACTATTATCCCGAACTTGTAGATTTAGCACCTTTTGATTCAATATATGACAATGAAACTGGCGGAAAAATTTCAAAATCTGGAGAAAATTATTTAACATTAAATTATGAAAGATTAATCCCAGTTCTATTACAAGCAATAAAAGAACTTAATATTAATAATAAAAAATTAGAGGTAAAATGTAATGATTTAGAAAAAAATATAAATCAGTTAAAAAAATATTTAATATAAATAAAATATTAATGTTATCTATATAATAGATATAATTAGTAAATATGTCTAATAATACAGCAATTAGAAAAGCCTTCAATGATTTCTTAAAAGTATTAAAAGAGAACAGCGTTGTTGCTCCTGTTAAAAAAATTACTACGGAAAAATCTAAAAAAGTTAAGCGCAAGGGTACTGCTAAATATGATGAAACTCAGATGACAACCCCTAAAACGAGATCTAAAACACCTTCTAAAAGAAGAACTAAGACACATTCTAAATAATAATATTTTTTATAATATATAAATTATATATGGATTTAGTGCGTCTATAATATAAAAATGAAAGTACTATATTCATATATTTTATATATGATGGTTTTTGTAAGTTTTGTAAATTATGCTGATTGCTACAATTTAAATAACTTTCCTATTTTAAGAAAGCTTTTTGGAAATAAAAAATGCGATAATTATAGTAAAATTGGCTATAAAAAATATAACAATAAATATTTGCATGATAAAATATCGCTTGATAAAATTGCCGAGAATATTGTCGGACCTCGCAAGAATTCAACAAAAATTAAATTTGAAAAGTAAGCTTAATATTTTATGATATAATTTATAGTACTATTTAAAAGTTTTGTCTTACAATCAGCATATTTATTTTCAATAATAGCCGCACTTGTCGCAGCGCTAACGGCAGCCACAGAACCCGCTATATATGTTAATAATGAAGATGACAAGCCTATTTGATAGTAATAATTGTCAAAATTAATAATTTTTTTAGATAGATTAATAATTGGTTCCGTAAGTCTAACAATAAATTTAGGAGGATTACTATTTGGTATTACCCGTAATAATAACATTAACGTCCCTATTAATACTGCGTTTTGTATACCTTCGACAAAAATATTTTCAAATAATTTTATATGCGTATTTTTACGCATATCAATTAATTCATTTGTATTTTGTATTACAAAACACATATTATTTTTATTATATGGTATTAATCTGCTATGGCTTAATAACATTATTTTATAATTAGATGTATTTTATTTTTATATAAAAAATGATATAGAAATATCAATATTTTATTAAACTATGGATATAAATAATATTGATATCGTATTAATAGACCATCTCTATAATTATGAAAATATTTATGACAATTCTTTAAAAATATCTCTATATTTTGAATTGAAAACCGAGATATATAATAAAACATTATTAAATAAAAACAAGCTTGAAAAAAGAGAACATATGGAGCTAACTGATAAAATTAATAGGTTCTTTGATTTATTTTACGATTTTGATTTTGAAAAAATTTATAGCCATCCGGACCCTATAAAATATATTACATATTTATCTTTTGTAAAAAACCAGTTAATAAAAATATAATTTATATTCTATATAATAGAATATTATATTAAATGGAAACGAATGATAGAGGTGTAGATGTTATTTTAAATGACGATGAAGTATACGATGAGGCTTTTCTTAGATACTTAGCAGATTATAGAAGAGAATATGGGCGTGATTTCGTTAGAAATGTTGAAAATATGCCTTTTTCTATTTTAGTATCAGTAAATGGACAATTAAACGATTTGGAAGAGTTATGGACGAGAAATAATGATACTGTATATTTCGTAACATTACTAGATAGCGACAATGATTTAATAAGATTTTTATATCAAAGAACTGTGCGAGGTGTTGAAGGTTTCAGATACGTTTTAGGATTTTTATTTATGTATAATATCACGAGAATACATAAAATAGTTGAAAGAGATCGCCAAGGAGTTATATATAGCGAAACTCCTAATCAAATATTCCGCAACATAGATAGTTACAGAGTAGTAAATACAGGACCGGCAACTAATCATGAAAGAGAATTAGTTAATATTATTAATGACGAAGCACGGCGTTTATATCCTGACGGAAGTGTTCCCGGTGACATGCATCCTTTTGACGGAAATGCCCGTAATAATTTTGAATATTTTAATGTAATTAACGGGAAATTCAATTTATTTTTAAATCGCGTTACTTTGAGGTATTATAAACAAGTTGTAAGATACCGACAAAGATAAAAATAATTAATAATTTTTTTTATTCATGAAATTAAATAATTTATTACCATTATTTCGTTTAACACCTTCTAAAAATTTTTTTTTACCTTCAATATTAGTATGTTTTGTAGCACCTATCTTAGATACCTTATATATTTTCAGATAGATATCTTTTATATCCTTCTTTTTAAAGTTTAATATAGTATCTTTCATATATAATCCTAACCATTTATTGTAAGCATTGCTTTTTGATTTACTTCCCGATGTACTATTACTACTTTTAGAGCTTTTAGAGCTTTTAGAGCTTTTAGAGCTTTTAGTGCTTTTAGAGCTTTTAGATGAAGATGTTTTATTCTTTTTTGAAGATTTCATATATCCGCCAATATTATGTTCTCCATTACTATTCATATTTATAACCTATATTCTATATTATAAACAGATAATATTTAAATATATATATGTTCTATTTTCTATAATAATTGATTAACTATTGATTTATTTTTCTATTACATTTTATTAAATGGCTTCTGTTACTCATAGTGGAAGGAAACTTTACACCGATATTAACTACACCGCAATTTATGATAGTGTTGCGGAAAAGTACCAAAAGGATATACATCTTTTGGATTATACATGGTACATGAACTATAGCCAAGATATTGTCAAGGATTATGTTGCCAACAACAAAGAGTTATCTGTTAGTATCGTAGATGACTACGGGTATATGAATGCGGTTATAGATTATGAAAATGACGGAATGGTTGATGTATATTTCTTTGATGATGAAAATGTCAGCAAGGAAGCCCTCGCTTCATATTTAATCAACCGAGTTTTTGTAAATGCTTACGCAATTATGCTTGAAATGATTGCTGACGACGAAGACGCATTAAGCGACGATGATACTATCCTAATGGATAGCGATGATGAAGACTTCTAAACAAAAAAAGAGTACATAATTATTTATTTTCTATGAAATTATATATTTTTATATTTTACTATATTTTTTTTAATTATGTACTCTTTTTTTAAATAAGATTATATGAAAACTAATATATGTATTGATAATTTAACAGATCACGAATATCTCACACATATGATAGAACATCATAATGTTGCTATAGATATTAGTATTATATTACAAAAAAAGAGTAAATCAGTAAAAATACAAGAAATTTTAAGAAAATTAATATGGACACAAAATTATGAAATTATTATGATGAAAGATTTACTAAATAATTTACCTATTAATATATCAGACGATATTAATAATAATATATATAATAAAACCTTATCGGATTTTATTAAACCTAATAAATTAGAATTAACAGGCACTTATTGTGACCCGGCTTTTTTTAATAAGAAACTTCATAAGGAACATATGGAACATATGGAGATAACTGATATATCATATATAGAACATATGATACCACATCATCAAGTTGCCGTCGATATGAGTAAAATTTTAATTAAAAATACTAATAATGATATTATGTTATGGTTAGCTTACAGAATTATTAAAAATCAACAAGAAGAGATAATATTATTACAAGATTATTTATATTCATTGAAAAATAATAATTTTGATTATCAATCACATTTATTATTACAAATAGTTTAATATTTTTACAAATATATAAAAATTATAACAATTATAATATATTTTAAATATAGAATATATAATTTATATAATTATGAATAATAACTCAGCAATTAATCCATTTATTTATACATTTAATCCATTTGTTGGCAAGATTAATCCATTTCTTATGAAATATACCGAGGCCAAGCCTGCTGATGTCGCACCAGTAGCAGCAGTACCATCAGCACAAGCAGACAATGTAGAAGGAATAGGAGTACCACCAGTATTACCATCAAATCGTATTAATACTCCTGCCGCCAATAATGATGTCACAAGTAATAATATGGGAAAATTAATATATTATTATTATGAAAAAAGACAACACATTTTAGAAGAACATAAAATATCTTCAAATATAGAATTTAAAAATATAGAATTTAAAAATATAGAAAATATTATAAATATTACCGATTCAATTTATTATTTTAATAATTCTAAATTATATTATTATAAAAATAAAAAAAAAATTGATATAGCAAATCATGCAATTAAATTAAATGGTGATGAAAAGATATATGTATATGAAGAAAAAAATAATAATGATGATGATAATATAATATTAATAGATACAGATAAAATACATAAAAATATAAAATTTAATGATTTTTATATTTCTTTTGAGAAAATATATAATTATATAATAAATTATATTAAAGAACATCCTGACACCGATACAGATGATGGGAGGCTTCAGGTACAGACACGCAGAGACGGAGAGGGAGAGGTGTCGGGAGACACACAACCACCACCATCACAACCACCATCACCACCACCATCACCACCATCACAACCACCATCACAACCACCATCACCACCATCACAACCACCATCACCACAACCACAACCACAACCACAACCACAACCACAACCACAACCACAACCACCATCACAACCACAACCACCATCACAACCACCATCACCACCACCATCACCACCATCACAACCACCATCACAACCACCATCACCACCATCACAACCACCATCACCACAATCACCACAATCATCACAACCACAACCACAACCACAACCACAACCACAACCACAACCACAACCACAACCACAACCACAACCACAACCACAACCACAACCACAACCACAACCACAACCACAACCACAACCACCATCACCACAATCATCACAACAACCACCGGTACATGAAGAGGGAGACGAAGAAGAAGAAGGAGCTCCTGACACCAAGGAGATTATAATATCATATAATCATTTTCATGATGATGAAAATAATAAAGAAAACATTTATTTTTATATATAAAGAATATTATTTCATAAATTATATATATGGATAATTTGATAGAAGTCAGAAACGAATATGTTGAACATATTCAAGATATTTTATGTGTTGTTATTTCTAAACGAATAAATAAAATATTAATAGACGAACAATACAATATCAAGAAATTTCAAAATGAGCTGGTAAATATTAGGAAGTGGAATAACAATATCATCCACGAAGAATACAAGAAGATTGTCAAATATACCAAATGTAAATATCTATATAATTTAATAAAAATAATAATTATAAATACAGTTAAAATTAAAATATATGACTATAAGAAATATTTTGATAATATTGTAATTAAAATTCCGTCTCCCGAAGATTATATACATAAATGTTTAATAAATGTAGCTTCTTTTTCTTGGAAAAATGCTTATTTATTTAATAACAAAAATCTTAAAGATTCTGAATATCAAAACAATCTAAACATAATAGAAGAAAATATTAAAATAATTATTAAAAAAACATTTAGAGACTTTATACCATTTGACGAAATATTTGAACAAATAAATGATTATATTAATTCAGATATAATTATAAAAAAATCTTCAAATGAAAAAAATAATAAACCAGATAAACCAAATAAACCAGAAATAAAAAATAAAAAAGATATTATTCAAAATAAAATTAAAAAAAAAAGAGTTTATGACATTAATGAAGACGATGAAAGCGACGACGAAGAAGAAGTAGGCAAAGATGAAGAAGACAATGAAGAAGACAACGATGAAGAAGACAACGATGAAGGAGAAGATGAAGGAGAAGATGAAGAAGACGATGATGAAGACGATGATGAAGAAGATGAAGGAGAAGATGAAGAAGACGATGATGAAGGCGATGATGAAAATGATGAAGACGATGATGAAAATGATGAAGGTGAAGATGAAGACGATGATGAAAATGATGAACACGATGATGAAAATGATGAAGACGATGATGAAAATGATGAAGACGATGATGAAGACGATGATGAACACGATGATGAACACGATGATGAAAATGATGAACACGATGATGAAAATGATGAAGACGATGATGAAAATGATGAAGACGATGATGAAGACGATGAAGACAATGATGAAGGAGAAGATGAAGACAATGATGAAAATGATGAAGGAGAAGAAAGAAAATTAAGAGAACGAAAAGAAGAAAGAAAATTAAGAGAACGAAAAGAAGAAAGAAAATTAAGAGAGCAAGAAGAACGCAAATTAAGAGAACGAGAAGAAAGAAAATTAAAAGAGCAAGAAGAAGAAAGCAAATTAAGAGAGCAAGAAGAAGAACGCAAATTAAGAGAGCAGGAAGAAGAAAGAAAATTAAGAGAGCAAGAACAAGAAAGAAAATTAAAAGAGCGAGAAGAAAGAAAATTAAGAGAGCAAGAACAAGAAGAAAGAAAATTAAGAGAGCAAGAACAAGAAGAAAGAAAATTAAGAGAGCAAGAAGAAGAACGCAAATTAAGAGAGCAAGAACAAGAAGAAAGAAAATTAAGAGAGCAAGAAGAAGAACACAAATTAAGAGAGCTAGAACAAGAAGAACGCAAAATAAGAGATAAGGAAGAAGAAAGAAAATTAAGAGACTTAAATGATGATTATTCAAAATTGTTGCCAAAAAAAATAGATAATACGGATTATAATAATGATGTAAAAGAAATAAAAATAAATAATGTTAAAAAAAAAAGTTTTTTTTAATAGAATTAATATTATTTAGCATATTTTTGAATACTTATTGTAATTATTTTTACATTTTATATTTCATAATTAATATAAAATTAATATTTTTGATTTTTTCTTACCTTTATTAGTTTGGAATTTTTCTTTTTAATAAAAACACCCGGGTCATATTCTTCGTTATCTTCTTCTTCTTCGTTTTCAATACCCATTAATTCGCGCTGATCCTGTAATGCTTGCATTTCCCATAAATCTCTAGAGCACATTTTAAAATTACTATCATTTGCTTTGTACCAAAAAACAATATCATTAATATTATTAGATTGTACTTTGTTATCTATAACCAAACATTCGTAATTTTCAGTACATTGATTCATAACTTGATTAAATACATCAAATGTAGGAAACATACCAGCATAATGATTGTATATTTTCTCTCTTTCTTTTACAATATTATTTCTAAAAATAAATACATAATCAATATTGGATCTTAAATCTGGAGGTAATCCTAATCCATGTTGCATTGTAATTAATAAAAATATTTTGTAATGACGCCCATTCATAAAAATACACCTAATATTTTTATCTGACATAATGCTTTTGTTATACATACAATCGTCTAAAATAAGAAATGAACGCGGATCAATAGTTGATGCCCCGTGCTTAGCCATTTCTTTTTTTTTACTATTAGTTATATTTATTTGCCGATTTAGATATTTGCTTATAATTTTTTCATCAAGTTCATCGTATATTAACATTTTTGGTATAAACTTTTCAAAATATCCGTTCGCTTTTTCCGTAGGAGATACCACAACACCTACAGGAATATCTCTATTGAAACTTAATATATCTTTCATACAATAACTTTTTCCCGTATTCCTTTTTCCTATAAAAACGACAACTGAATCATTTTTAATTTTAGACGGATCAAACTTTTTCAACTCTAATTTCATTTAACTTATTTTGCTTCGTTAATTAATACTAACAAAAATATAATAAGTATATCACGCATATATAAAACAATGAGGAATATATTTAATAAACAATGATACATTATTGGATTAATATTGACGATAGTATTATGAGAAGAAATTTCATGGATACGCAAATGAATATTTTTGGACTTGATAATAAAAGGGTTAGTGCTATTAAACCATGTGATTTTGACAATGTTCTAGCACATAAAAGACCTTTAACATGTAAACATCCTGGATGTAATAAATGCGAATATGAGTTCGCGTGTATTTCAAGTCATATTAAAGCTATGCGCGAGGCATTAAATAATTCAAATGATGATTATTTTGTTATTATGGAAGATGATATTATCATACCATATTTAATAGACTATGATAAATTGATTAACGATGCCCCGCGAGATTTTGATATAATACAATTGCTTGTATTATATGGACCATCTGTTAAATATTTATATAAAAATTTATTTATTGATAATAATATTAATTTTATAAAATGGAAGTATCTTCTACCATCTACGGGTATGTATATTATAACAAGAAAAGGAGCAGAAAAATTAATAGATAAATTTTATAAAAATAATAAATATGATTTCAATGATTGTGAATATCAGATAGTCGCAGATGTAGCATTGTATTCGAGTGTAAATACTTATGTAACAACATTTCCATCAGTTTATCCAAATATTAAAATGGGTTCCGAAATACATCCAGAACATTTAGAAGCACATGAAAAAACTATTAATGATATAATAGATGTGTTAAACCATATGAAGAAAAATAAGATTCCATATACATTATAATAACTATTCTTTTTCTATATTATTAAAAAAATATAATACTATTAATTGTTTGCGATGGTCTCTTAATTTATTAGTACAATATAATATATAACTATCGTTTCCATTTCCGTTGCTTATTTTGTTATTTTTAATCCATATTTTAAATAATTCATTATATAATTCTACAGACTCTTTAATAAGTGGATATTTTTCTATTTTATTTGTTGCCAACATTTGCGCTTCCTCTGCTAACCCTATAATATGTAAAAAATGCTTTGTTATACAATCTCTACATCTTTTATTTTTATTTGTTAAATGTTCTTCTAATAATATAGATTGTTTTATTATTTGCTGCATATTATATCGTGGATCACTCACGGGATCCAATGAATCGCATGTTGTAGTACATTTATTTGTTATTTTCTTATTAGAATAATTAACATCATCTATTTTATTTTTATTATAATTTATATTTAATAGCATAGGATTACCGCCAAAATCATTATCTTTATAATGTGTTATAAACCATAATACAATACCTGTATTTACAGCAATAGCTATAATAATAATAATTGTTTCAAAAGAATTTACCATATCTTGTGAACTTATCTATTATATTAAAATATAAGAATTATTTTTAAAAAAAAATAATAATTTTAATTATTATTATTAAGTAGAAAAATAATGTTTATTGAACATTTTGATAAATGCTCTGATCTTAAAAATTTCACTGACAAATATATAGATGAAAATAATATCACCGGTGTATCAGAAAGCGATTTAAAAAAATGTTCTTTATTGGCAAAATTAACTGATACGCACTATGACGAAAATTATATTAAAGAAACTCCCGCAAAATTTCCTTCTAACCTTCCTTCTAACCTTCCTTCTAACCGTCCTTCTAACATTAATAATGATTTATTTAATATAGACGAATTATTAAAGCATCAAGTTTATATATATATATTCGCATCTATTATTGTTAATATATTTTTATCATTATTTATAATTCCTATTATATTTTCAGGAGGCATTTTAACAGCCCTTTTTATAATTTTACTATCTATAATTATTTTAGGTCTAATATTAAAATTATTTAGTAAATCTTAAATCTCAATTTTTAACATATTTATTTGTTTTATTTTTAATATTTAAATATATATATATTATTATAGTATATAATAATCCACCCCATAATGTATCTAATATAGCAACTTTTATTGGATAGTCTTCATATAGTGTAATGCTCGTAAAATTATATATTCCATATATACTTAATCCAAGACATCCACCTGACATAAAAGCGTTATATAATAAATCTTTATCTGTGAAAGTATCCACCAAAGGTATTGCTACAAAATATATTGAAAATAAAACAAATATATATGCTATAATAACGTATAGCATATTTATTTTATGTATTTTATTTTGAATTTTTTTTGTTACATCCAGATACATTTTTAAATTTATATATATCCATATACCATCTATTACAATCAATAATATTGCCAATATTATATATATTATATATATATTCATTATCTATATGCTATATATATATTAAAAATTATTATTGCGCCTTCTTTCGCTCATTCCATTTATCTGCCACGAGTTTCATTAAATCTTTGTATTCTTTATCAGGATTATCTTGTCTTAATTTAGTAATTTCATCTTTCATAAAGATATTGTAAGCTGATGGCTCTCTTTTAACAACATTGAGAGATTTTTTAACAGGTTTTTTATAAACATTAGATACCAGTTTTTTAACATCATCTAAAGAATATTCTTCATCTTCTTTAATATTTGTTTTAATGCTATTTAGAATATCAACGCCTTTAATTTTCTTAGTTTTCTTAGCATCTTTAGATGTGCTTTGAGAGATATCATTTTCATTATCCATATTTATTTACTCTTTTTTATTATTAATATATAGTAGTAAAGTTTTATATATATTTGATATAATGAATTCAACTAAAATTAAAATATTCATTAAAAACAAAGATAGATTAATATACAAGAATAATAATAAATATTACTACAGATATGATAACCGATTTATTAATATAAATAAAAATAAACTAACCGATAATTTTGGTGTTATAGGAATTAAGGGAAATAAAAAGAATAAAAAAATCAAAGCTTGGCGCGGTGGTAATGATAATGATAAAGTAACAACTATTAAAAAATTAAAAAAATATATAACTCAAATTGAAGAGATAGAAAAAAAATTAGATTTTGAAAAAAATATAATTAAATACAATCATATTAACAATATCAAAAATATATTTATATTTTTAGAAAAATACCGAATTATACTAATTCAACTAATAGAAAGTAAATATGGTGATAATGAGGATAATCCCGAATTTACAAAAAGTATTATATCAAGTATTAAAATTATATTATTTGACAAAATATTTTTAAATTACTTAGTTAATATCATTAATTATTTTATTCAAGATAAAGATATAGATTCGGTAAATAATTTAATTGATATCTTAACTTTTAAAGAAAATAATGAAATTAATAATTTGCTTAGAGATGAGGATGATACAGATACTAATACTCGCGATTACTTTGACGCGGAATATGAGAAAAAGAAAAATAAAATTATTGAGACGATAAAAGAAAAAAAAGAGAATTTTGAAAGTGAGTATGAAAAATATATTAACAATATAAAAGATAAAAAAACCGAAGATATTAATAAAATTGATAATGAGGGAATAGAATTTGATGATGATGATAATGATAATGATAAATTATATGAAGCAATAAAAGACAAATTAACTACAGAATGTAATAACAATATTAAAAAATCTTTCGAAATATTAAGAGAATCTGTAGATATTAAAAAATATTGGGCTACTCTTAAAAATACTGCTATTTACGAAATAACAGATACCAATATAATCGATAGTTATGGCAATAATGATATATCAGATATTTTAATATATAAAAAAAAAGTCTTAATTATGATAAATAATATATTATATAATTGTATTTCACAAAATATTAAAATATTTATTAGCGATTATAATGATGATGTTAATGGAACTTATTATAATAATTATAAAGATAAATACTATGAATTAAATAAAATTATATCAAACATTAGCAGTGATAAAGATAAAGATAAAGATAAAGATGTTACTTTAATTGATAATAAAATTAATGAAATTAAAAAAATAAATGATGATATGATATTAAAACAATTAAAATATCAGAGTGATTTAAATAGTTATTTTGAAATTTATAATGAATTTATGGAAGTAATAGTTAAAAAATATATAATTATTATTGATAATTATGAAACAAAATCTTCTCAAATAGTTCAACCTACAAAGAAAATATTATTTATTAATTCTGTAAATATAATGACGATTTTTTTAAAAAACTTAATATTTAATATAATAGAAAAATTTAATAAAAAAATAACGGATATAGACAACTTATTTAATGAATTACAAGAAATAAATAAATTAAAAAAATCAGAGAATTAATGGTAGTTAAAAAGCATTATCATAATAGAAAACATGGATGTAATTAAAAATGAATATAGTGAATATATAAAAATGACGTTATAATAGAACTAAAAAGAAGAGAAATTTAAGTTAAAGGTTAACTTATAAAAATAAATTGTTAATTATAAAGTAGCTATTATAAATTATTGGATAATGTCAGAATCTACGAAAGATACAATAGAAATTAATAATCCTGAATATAATTTTTTGCCTAAAAATTTTTTAGAATCTGTTAAAGATGTTTTTGGAAATATTAAAATAGACATTGAATTAGATATTAATAACGAAACTATAAATTCATATATTTTTATTTTAATGACATACCCTTTTTATTATAAAATATTTAAAAAATATAATAATGACGAAAACATTTTTATAAAATTTTATAATAATAATAATATTGAAGAATACACATATGTAAATAAATATTATTACATAGATAATAGTGCAGATATTTTTACAAAAATTTTAAATTATATTAAATTGAAAGAAAACGTAGAAGAAAAAGCAAAAGAAAAAGAAAAAAAAGCAAAAGAAAAAGCAAAAGCAAAAGAAAAAGCAAAAGCAGAACAGGAATATAAAAATGCAAAAAAGCAATATGATGACGTAAAAAGTATATATGATGATGAAGAAACAACCAATACCAATAATATTAATAATGATACTAATAAGAATAACAGCTATATTTTATTTAAAAATTCAAATAATTTTATTTTAATTAATAAGTATAAATTTTTATTTATTTATCATAAAGGTTTAGCAAAATTAAATATAATTAATAATAATAATTTAAATAATAATTTAAATAATAATTATAGTAGCATATTCGCTTTTCTAGATTATAAATTTTTAAGAAAATATTTAATATATATATCGTATAATAAAAATGAATATGAAAAAAAAATAATAACTGGAGGCGGTAAAGTTGATGATGATATTCAAAAAATAATTAAAAATGAAATAGAAAAACATGGTAATGATATTAATGATATAAATTCAAGTAATTTTTTTATAAAATTAAAACATAACTATATAATGTACGTAATTTGCTTATTATTATATAATGAAAATCCTGAACTAAATCATAATATATATAAATACATTTTAGAAAAAATTAATACTGATAATAAAAAAATATTTAGAAAAAATGTTAATAAAGATATATTTAATCACAATAATAATATCAATAATATGGATTTTAAACCATATTATGATATACTTAGAAGTATTATTGAAAAAGACTTTTATTTTAAGTTATTATATGAATATGTTAGAACAAAATTTATACAAAGTAGTGGAATAATTGATAATCTTATATACGATGATGATTGGAGACAATATTTTAAAATTATTAAAAATAATATGTATTCCGAAATTATTAATAATAAAAAAATAACTAAACTTTATAAAGATTATAAAATATTTTTAAATAAGAAAATATTTTCCGATGACGATGATATATTAATAAACTTTGAATATTTATTAAATATAGACACCATTATTTCTCGTTCTCGTTCTCCTGTTGCTGATCCTGTCGCTGCTCCTGTTGCTGATCCTGTTGCTGATCCTGTTGCTGATCCTGTCGATGCTCCTGTCGCTGCTGCTCCCGCTGCTGTTCCTGTTGCTGTTGCTGATGCTGATCGTCATATAATTAATAATGATAAATTATCAAGTAGTAATTTGGTAAGATTATTTATATTATCTTATGATAAAAAAAATAAAAAATAATAGGATTATGAAGGCTGTATATTTTTAAGTAAAGGTATAATAGTGTTTGTAAAAATTATATCAAAATGTTGTGATGATATTAATTTATTTTCAAGTAAATTTTCGCGAATTTGTAATGTTGGTTTATTGATAATAATAATATCGGGGCTAATATTATTAAGGCAAGTATCCTTATAACAATGATAACATAAAAGAACGAGAATTATTTTAAATTTCAATAAAGGATATTTAAGTTTAAGGAAATCATGTAAATTAGATACATCCCGAATATCGTCAATAAAATTATATTCACCATGATGATGATATGAATGCCCTTTTTTAAGAAAAATTATCATTTCTTTATTATTAAGCAAATCTTTAAATCTCGCAATACGCCTATTGTATTTTTCAATATCACTTTCATTGAATTTATCATGAATAAACTTAACATCATATTTATTAAAGACTACTATATCATTATTTTCCCTATATACAATATTGCGAGGCAAAAAATCAGCAAAATCATTTTCAATAATATTTTTAATACCATTATAAGTTACGACCCAATCAAATGGCAAGGCAAACTTGCGAATTTTATATTTTTTTAATATATCAGCTACGCCACAATCAATCCCTATAGGTACGATAATCATTTATAATTAAATAATAAATAGTAATTACTTATATATTATAAGAAAGTATTAATAGATAGTAATAAAATAATTAAGTTACATAAACACATCAAACACATGACGAAACCCTACGCTTATCATTCGTTTTTATTTTTTTAAAAGAGTTATATGTAATATTTGATACTGAAGACACTTTATCAAAATTAATTTCAACATCTTCGTCCACATTACCTTGAATTAAATTAATATGGGAAACTATAATAATATTAGAGAAATAAGATAGTAATGATTTGAGAAATGAAGGGACTATGGATAGATTATTATCGTCAAAATTAATGAACCCTTCGTCTATAAATAATTGATTAGATTGTATTTGGTATTTACTCATAAATAAGCTCATACGCAATGCTAATGATATCGCAAAATGTTGAAATCCCGACGCTTGAGAAACCGAAATGATTTGCTTAATATCGCAATTTTGTGTAACTGCGCTACCTTCGTTATTAATTAACCAATTAATATGGATAATATCTTTAACAATAGTTATAATATAATCTAATTTAAAAGGTTTGGTTTCAGAGTGACATAATGATTTAATAATTTTATTAGTTTTTGTTGTCAATTTATTTAGAATATATTTATCATACAATTCAATTCTAAACGACTGAAAATTGTGTATAATTTTTTCTAATATATTAATAACCTTATCGATATCATTAATAGTATATACTAACTTATCGTAATTATTTTTATTGTCATTATTATAATTGTTCATAGTTGAATGTTTAATAATAATATCATTAAGCGTCTTAATCTGTTTTTTTATGTGTTTAATAGACTCTTCTAATTTTAATTTTTTTTTTATCAATGGTTTTTTATTATTATATGTATTATATTCATACCACTTATCATATATATCTAATATATACTTTAAATTCAAAAGTTCATTAGCATTAAGTATTTTCATGTATTTATCATAATTGCTCCATTTGTTATATATATCAACCAGCTCTAAATATTTATATATTCTCGGGATAATATTTTTATTATAATATAATTCTTCTTCATTTAATTTAATACTTTTTATGGTATTATTTTTTTCTATAATAATATCATCATATTTATCTTTCCAATTTACAAAGTTTTCAAATTGTTCTATAGATATTAATTCATTATATAGTTTATTAGAAACATCATTAAAGCGGTGAATAGTGTTATTTATTTCATTAATTTTTTCATAGCACATAGATACTTGTTTATTTAATTCTGTTTTATCAATAATGATTTTATTTAACTCTTTTGTTATCTTATTGTGCGCCTTCTTAGATTTCAAATATTTTCGCCATTCTAATAATAAATCGTAATTAATTTTTGTATTTTTATTATTATCAATTCTATAAATTAATGTGTTGCGATGTTCACAATTAATTAAACTTTTTTGATGTGATATATTATGGTTTAATTTATCAATAGTAATTTCTATATCCTTTATTTTAGATATCCAAGGTCTAGAGCAACATATTTTACATTTTGGATTATATTTATATTCGTCGCTTGTAGTTAATAATATTAATTCACTATTTTTAATATTTAAATCATTAGATAGTTTATCAATATTATCTGATATATTATTGTAATATATGATTTGTTCTTCATCTTCTCTTAATTGTATTAATATATTTTCAATATCAATGCTCTCAATTTCCTTAACAATATTCATTAGAGTATTAGCATTATTATGAATTAATATAGGTTCCTTTAAAGGTTTATTTATTATATTTTTAGATTGCTGTTTCTTAAAAACATTATCAAATTCTATTTCAAGTAATCTAAGATTTTCTATATCTGTATTTAAAATTGTTTCTAAACTTTGTTTTTCAACTAATAGTGTTTCATAATCACTATATTTAATATTAGTAGTCTCATATGTTTTATTATGATTTGTATCATTATAGTTAATTGCTTTGATATTATTATTATGATTTTTAAAATTTTCAATATTAATAAATACCTGAAGTATTTTTTTTATTAAATCATCCTTATTAATTAAGGGATTATTAGCATTAGGTGGTTTAATTATTACCAGCTCTTTCTCAATATTTTCAATATTAATAAGTTTTTCTTTTAATAAGGATAAAGTTTTCTCATATTCCAATATTTTTGTATTATCTATAGATTTTAGCAGCATATTATTAATATCATCTTTGGATAGTTTATTTAAATAAGGTGATAATAAAGCTTTCTCATTATCAATATATGAGATTTCGCAAGGTTTTGTTTTAATAGAGCATAACTTTAATTTGTTATTAATATCGTCTGTGTAACATTCTTTTAATTTAAGCAATTCTTTATCATCTTTAATAATATCATTTAATATAAATTTTAGTTGATTGTATCTTTCTTTATATTTAATATAATCAGAGCTTGATATTAAATCTTTTTTATTTATATTAGAAATCAATGGTTCATAATCGGTATTTAAAATAATTAAATTTTCCGGATCTTTAATATCAATATTAATCTCGTCAAATAAAGCTTCCAGCTCTTTTAATTCTCTATTTTTAATATCCAATTCTTGAATATTTTTATTGATTATTTCGCTATCAATAAAATCATTTTTAGAATTAGAAACAAGTGATTCATATACTTCTTTTTTACTATTAATGATTTTTCTAAAGTCTTTGTATTTATTAATGGCTGTTTTAAATAGGTCGTATAAATTATAGATATACTCAACATTAAAAGATCTATCAATTAATTTTAATGTATCTTTAGCATCCATTTTTAATATATCGTAATCAACATTTTGAGTAATCATGGATGATGATAAGAAGGTTTCAATATTGCCAAATATTTTTTTAATTTCTTCATTACATTTGCTATCTTTTGCTAAAAGTTTTAATTCGGTATCGTTAATAAATTCATATAACCAAGATTGGGATTTATTAATTTTATTATTATCATATTTCTTAACAAAACTTCTTTTAATTCTATATAATTTACCATTTAATTCAATGTCAATTATAGTATACCCTGTGTTTTTATTATAATTTATGATACCCGATGGGAAACTATTATGTTTAGTATTAATATTCCAGATAGATAATAATAGTATATCATAAATAGCGGATTTGCCTGTACCATTTTTTCCTTTAATTAATAATGATTTATTGTCTAAATCATGAATATTCAACCAGTTTTTATTTTCATAACATAATAATCCTTCCCATTCTAAGTATCTTATAGTGAAAGGGTTTTTATTTTCATTAACATCATTATTTTTGATACACGAGTTAATAATATTTGTTAGTTCTTTATTTCGGGTATTACATTCTTTTAAAAGTTCATCGGGATATTTATTAACATCAAATAATAATAGTTCTTTATTAATAAGTATATCGCGAAACATAAGATATTCTTCTGGTGTCAATATTTTTTCAAAGTATTCTAATATACTATTGATATCAATAATATTATCTAAATTTTGTTTATTATATAAATCCTTAGAGATATCAAATGGCTTTGATGTATGTAGTAAGTTAAAATATTTTTCATCAGTCCTTGAAATAATAGTAAATTGAATATTATATAATTTCAATAGAGTGTTAAGGTTATGAAAGTTTATTTTAGAGAATACCTTTATTTCCAAATTTTTAGGAAAATAATCGGCATTATTTTTTAATTCATTTTCCAAAGTGTTGTTATATTTGCCATTTTTGCGAATTAATATAGCTTCATTATCGTCTTGTTTTATATTAATATAACCAATATTATTATAAACGTTGATTTCTTTAATATTTTTATTAAATAGGTCCCAAATCAAATAACCATGTTCTATAATATCTTCGCCAAAGTTTTGCTGTATTAAACTACCTGAATAACCACATATAGTATTTTTTTTATAATTAAATACTTGTCTTTTATGGATATCTCCTAATAATACATAGTCAAAATCTTTAACCCATTCTAATGGGTAAGGGTTATATTCTTCACGCATTTCATCACCATTATATAGTTTAGCAAAAGCAAATGATCCATGAAATAAGGCTATTTTATATTTAACTTCACCATTAATTTTAGGGAATTGTGGTAAATTTTGAATCCTACCTGAATTTTTATAAGAATCCAATGTGCTTTCTATGCTAACATATGAAAACCCAATATCATCAATTATAAAAGATTGAGATTCATTTAATATAGTTAAATTAGGTATATCAAATGATGAAGAAAATACTAATGATGGCTGGGATATATCCGATTGTGAAAGGTCATGATTACCGGCAAATATAATAATTCTGCTAATTGAAGCTAATTTTTGAATAAAGTTTTTGAATAATAGTAGACCATAATTTGCTATATTATTTTTGTTATGAAAGATATCACCGGTAATTATAATAATAAACTCATTAAATGATAACTGATTATTTAAGATGTAAGAATTAATAGACGAGATAGTATTAGAGAATACTAAATTATATTCTTCATATCTCGAGTAATGTTTATCTCCATTTCTAATGTGTAAATCAGATAGATGAAAGATATATTTTAGGGACATATTAATAATAAACAAGTATAATTTATATCAATTTTTAAAGAAGGAGAAAAAAGGAGTACATAATTGATATTTATAAAGATATTTTTAAGTTTTTAAGATATTGAAAGATTTTAATGATTATGTACTCTTTTTTAACTACTCTATAAAGGAGTACATAATCTTTAAAATGGTTTAGAAAAATATAAAGAGAATAGAGAATTATGTAATCAAAAAGTTATAATATGAAAATAACCAAAACATATAGAGATTTTAAATTATAATATAAATATAGAGGCAGAATCGGATGATATGTATATAATAAATATAAAAGCGGGTACTAAACATACATATAAATAAATCATGAAGAGATAATATGGGTAAATAATTGATATAAAAATATTTTTTTTTTATTGTATATTATTAGATAGTAAATATGTCGCGATATGTGCCGATGAGTGAAGTTATTAAAAGTAGAACCGAGGTTGAAAAATCGATATGGTCGACACCAGGCAACGTTAATGCCGATGAAGATAAAAAAGAAGAAGCCGAACAAAAGAAAGCCGAACAAGCGAAAGCCATAAGAGAATTCGGAGAAAGAAAAAATTTCATTCGGGAGATACTCCCATATTGTAGGTATAATATTAATAAAATCCAAAATCTAGAAAAAGATATAAAAGAATTTATTGAAAAATATAAATATTTAGAAAAATATTTTATAATTAATTATAAATGTAGTAAAACTGAACTGAATGATGATGATGTGAAAAAAAAAATTAATGAGCTTGAGAAACTTATAATAGAATTGTCAATACTAATTGATTCATTTAATAATTTCATCATGCCTAATATGAATTATATAAAACAAAAAGATATTATTCCTCATACTATAACTCAAATAATAAGTTTATTAGCAAATATAATCAACCTAACAGAAATTTTAAAAAGTGAAGCGGAAAAATATAGTTTAAATATTATTTCTGTTGCGGAATTGGAATCTTTGAAAGAAACTCTTAAAGAATTAGAATCTGAACTACATGAAAAAGAAAGAAATGTTAGTGGAGGCAAGAAATCCAAAAAACAACCAAAAAAAGAAATACTTGGGGCAATGAGATGTATATACAAATTACCAGGAGACCGCAAAGAATATGTCAAACATAAAGGTAAACTAATTACAATAAAAGATTTTAAAGAATTTATGAAACCTAAAAAGCAAGCTAAACCTAAAAAACAAACTAAACCTAAAAAACAAGCTAAAGCTAAAAAGCAAACTAAAACCAAATAAACTTACATTTAAAATGTGTAATATATAATCTTGAGTATTTAATACAACATTATCATATTTATTTTTATATTTTATATACCATAATAAGAAAAAGGAGTACATAATTGATAATTATAAAGATAATTTAAAGTTTTTAAGATATTCAAAGAAAATAAAGATTATGTACTCAAATTTTAAAAGGGTATTAAGAAAGATAATTACTTAACAACGTAGGTTTTATAATTAGCGTTAATCTTATAAATTAATTTTATATACCATAATAAGAAAAGGAGTACATAATTGATATTTATAAAGATAAATTAAAGTTTTTAAGATATTGAAATAAAATAAAGATTATGTACTCTTTTTAACTACTCCATAAAGGAGTACATAATTATAAAAATATTTAATAAACTTAGATATAATAAAGATTATGTACTCAATTTTAACTACTCCATAAAGGAGTACATAATTATAAAAAAGTATAATATTTTAAAGTTTTTAAGATATTCAAAGATTTTAAAGATTATGTACTCATTTGTTAACATCCTTATAATATTAAAAAAATGATATAATGGTAAAATAATAATTCAACATAAAGTAGGAGAGTAATAAAATGAACCCAGTAGAGAAAGCGGAAAAAATGAGATTAAGAAAGAATGAATTAGCGAGACAAATGAGAATAAAACGAGGAGAAGAATTGAGAGAGAAACAACGAGAATATGTAAGAAGAAATAGAGAGAAAGTAAAGCGTGAGGCGGAAGAATATAT